GTTAATGAAAAAGGATGGGTAAACTTTCCCGATGCTCAAGGACGAATATACCGTAAAGGTATGAGTTGGTATGGTAAGGTTCACGAACGAATAATAGGTGGTCAGAAATTTTCATCATTACCTTTAGATGAAGAATATTGTATACAACACCATAAGACGATTGATCGTCAAGAAAAACAAAACAATTACTATAGTTCATTATGAGTTATCAATATCCAAAACATTTTAAGTATCCAGAAGGAGAACGTTATTTCTTTTTAAATCATGTAGATTCGTGGGAGCATTTTTTACCTAACTATGGTAATGAACCAAGAGTATGTTTAGAAATAGGTGCATTGTATGGTGGATCATCAGTTTACATTTTAGATGAATTTTGTAAAAAAGAAGGTTCACATCATTATATAATGGATATCAATACAAATGAATTTATTGAAAATAATATTAAACCATATAAAGATAAGGTAACATATATTTTAGGTGAATCGGCCGATAGTTTTAAAACATTTAACCATAATGGTGAAACTAAAGAGTTTTTAGACTTTGTTTACATAGATGGTAATCATATGTGTAAATATGTTTTAGAAGATGCTGTAAATGCATTTTACTGTTTGAAAGATTATGGTTATATTATCTTTGATGATTACGGTGGAGGACTTGAACAAGATCAATATTTACAAGTTAAAACTGGTGCTGACGCGTTTTATCATGGATATCACAAATATTTAGAAATAGTGTATAACGGTTATCAAGTCATTATGAAAAAAATAAATTATATAAATGAAAATGATTTAAAAGAAAATTATTATAAAGTATGAAAATATTAATTACAGGAGTTGCGGGATTGTTAGGTTCAAGATTATCGGATTACATTATTGAAAATCATTCAGATGTTTATATCGTTGGTATTGATGATATGAGTGGTGGATATAGGGAGAATGTTAATCCAAAGGTTGAGTTATGGGAAATGAATTTAGTTAATGGTAATATTAGTGAATGTTTTGAAAGACATCAATTTGATTATGTTTACCATTTCGCAGCATATGCCGCTGAGGGATTATCCCCATTCATTAGAACATATAACTATCAAAACAATTTAGTTGCAACGTCGCGCATTATTACACAATGTATTAAACACAATATTAAAAGATTAGTATTCACGTCTACATTGGCGGTATATGGTCACCAGGATGGTAATATATTTGACGAAATTCAAGTACCTAAGCCTATTGACCCGTACGGTGTTGCTAAATATGGTTGTGAAATGGATATACAGATTGCTGGTGAGCAACATGGACTTGATTGGTGTATTATTAGACCACACAACGTTTACGGTGTTAAACAGAACGTATGGGACAAATATAGAAACGTATTAGGTATATGGATGTATCAACATACAATCAACGAACCTATGACAATATTTGGTGACGGTACACAAACAAGAGCTTTCAGTTATATTGATGACAGTCTTGAACCATTATGGAAAGCATCACAGGATAAAAGAGCATCAAAAGAAATTATTAACTTAGGTGGTGTTAAAGAATATTCAATAAACGAAGCTAATGAAATTTTACGTGAAGTTGTTGGTGGAGGTGAGGTAAAATATTTTGAAGGTAGACATGAAGTGAAACACTCTATACCAACTTGGCAAAAGTCAATTGACTTGTTAGATTTTGAACATAAGACAGATTTAAAAGAAGGTCTAACTAAAATGTGGGAGTGGGTTAAAACACAACCAGTTAGAGAGAGATTCGTATGGCCATTCTACGAATTAGATAAAGGAATTTACTCATTTTGGAAAACAAAATAATATGAAAAAAGTATTAGTATTAGGTGCAGGTGGATTCATCGGTTCACATTTAGTAAAAAAATTAAAAGAACAAGGATGTTGGGTTAGAGGAGTTGATTTAAAATATCCCGAATATGAAACAAGTGCTGCAGATGATTTTGTTATCCGTGATTTAAGAGATCCTAAAAATGTTGAGTCTGTGGTAAGATTAGAGGCATATAAAAATTCTCCTTTAACATATAAATTTGATCTATACCCATTTTCAGAAAGATTACATTTCGATGAGGTGTATCAATTAGCTGCAGATATGGGTGGTGCTGGTTATATTTTTAGTGGTGATAATGATGCTGATGTCATGCACAATTCTGCAATGATTAATTTAAATGTTGCACATGAATGTTCAAAACAAAATGTTAAAAAAGTTTTTTATTCCTCATCAGCATGTATGTATCCTGAACATAATCAATTAGATCCCAATAACCCTAATTGTGAAGAATCTTCTGCCTATCCGGCGAATCCTGATTCAGAATACGGTTGGGAAAAATTATTTAGTGAAAGAATGTTTTTAGCATTTAATAGAAATTATAAATTAGATGTTAGAATCGCCAGATTTCATAACATTTTTGGTCCTTACGGAACTTATAAAGGAGGAAAAGAAAAGGCACCCGCAGCCATATGTAGAAAAGTTTCTGAAGTTTTAGATGGTGGTGAAATTGAAGTGTGGGGTGATGGAAATCAAACACGTTCTTTTTTATATATCGATGAATGTGTTGAGGGTGTTTTGAGATTAATGGAATCCGATTTCATGGGACCAATTAATATTGGTAGTGATGAAATGATATCAATAAATGATTTAGTTAATTATGTTATTGATATTAGTGGTAAAATGGTTAATATTAAACATATTGATGGTCCCACAGGTGTTAGAGGTAGAAATAGTGACAATACTTTAATTAAAGAAAAATTAAATTGGTCACCAAAACAACCTTTATATGATGGACTAATAAAAACATTTAATTGGATAAACAAAGAAATTATTAAATGAAAATAGAATTTATTATACCGACATACAATAGACCTCATCAATTAATGGGTGTGATAAGTTCTATATATTCACAAACATCACCTAATTGGAAAATACACGTTGTTGCAGATGCTGTTTATGATGGTTATCAAAAAGTAAAAGATTATTTTAACGGTGACGATAGAATAAGATTTACAGAATTAAATGGTCCACATAAAGATTGGGGACATACCCCAAGAAATTATGGATTACAACATGCAACGGAAGAATGGGTTGTTATGACAGGTGACGATAATTACTATATGCCAATCTTTGTCGAAGATTTTTTAAATTCTGTGGAAAAAAACACACATTTTGTTTATTGTAATATGGTTCACAATTGGGTTAATAATCAATACATTGTTTTAAATTCAATTCCTAAATTAGGTGCCATAGACATCGGTAATTTTATGTCTAAAACAGATTTGGCTAAAAATATAAAATTAGATATTACATATGAACAATCTGATGGTTTATTTGTTGAGGAGTATCTAAGAAAATATCCTCACGGAACTATTAAAAAAATAAATAAACCACTATACGTACATAATTAAATTATGAAACAACAAACAAAACAAGAATTAGAGGATTGGTATAAAAAAAATGATCCTTGGTCATATAAAACAACTAATGATGATATTATTAGAAAAGAAAAAATATTATCATTATTAGAAAACTATAATACGGCATTAGATATTGGTTGCGGTGAAGGATTTATTACGACAGATTTACCCGCAAACAAAATTTACGGAATAGAATTATCTGATAATGCGTCCTTAAGATTACCAAATAACATTATTAGATTAATGAAACCAGAGGAAAAGTATGATTTGGTAATGACAACCGGTACATTATATAGTCAATATAATAATGAACAAATAAGAAATTGGATTTTTGAGTCATCAAAAAAACACATACTGGTTGGTGGAATTAAAGATTGGATGTTGTGGTCCGACTATGGTAAAATAATAAAAGAAATAGAATTTAAGTATAGAGAATATACACAAATAATTAGATTATATGAGGTTACTACATAATATAGGAGATATAAGACATTCAAATTATCACACTCGTGATCAAATTTTAAAATCAAACGAACCATTAGGTTTTGATGGAATATATCTTAATGTTTATGAAAACAAGGATGTGTTAAAAGAGAAGATCGGAATTTTTTTTGTAATGGGTAATTACATCGGTGGAGACAATTCATTTGATTTAAAATATGTACCGAAGTTAGAAAAATATTGTACGTGGGAACAAATACATGAAATGTGTGAAGAGTTTGATTTTGAAATAGGTTGGCATACTTGGAGTCATCCAGATTTAAGGACATTATCAAAAGAAGAAATAATAAAGGAAATTACTCCCCCATTTCCTATGAGATATTTTGCATATCCATACGGACACTTTAATGATTTAGTTATCGAATGTGTTAAGGAAGTTGGTTTTGAAAAAGCATGGAGTGTTCACCAAGGTTCAAGAAATCCAAATGAAAAGGATTATAATTTTAAAATATACAGACCATACTTATGATTAATTTTGAACAACTTAAGAAAGAATATAACGAAAAAGGTATTATAGTTATGTCAAATGTTTTTACGTCAGAAGAGTGTGACGAAATTAAAAAGAATGCTTATTCTGTGAGAGATGAGGATATTAAAAAAAGTGGTTATCCACACGTACCAAGTGAAAAGAAAAATGGTAAAAGATTGTTAGTTTTTTTTCCGTCACTTGTTAACGAATATCTGAATAAAATTAGAACGGATGAAAGGATGATTAATTTGGTTAAAAATTTTATTGGTGATGATGTTAAACAAATAAATAATCAAATTTATTTTAGAGAAAGTGGTGACCAAGATCAATTTGCGTGGCATCAAGACGTTATGTTTAGAGAGGATATAAATTTCAATAACGATGTAGAGGATGATTATTTCCAAACAATAATTGCCGTTGATGAAATAACAGAGGACAATGGTGCAATTGAGTTTATTGATGGTTCACATAAGACAATGAGGATTCCGCTTCCAAATAATTTACGAGAATTTAAAAGAGGTGACTTAAGTGGTAAGAAATATACCGCAAATAAAGGTGATGTTTTGATATGGTCAGTTTTATCTGTTCATGGTAGTGAGCCAAATCAATCAAAGAAAGATAGAATGACATATATGAATGGATTCTGTAGGTCAAAATCAACAAAAACATATCCTGATTACTTGAAAAATGGTGAAATAATTCGTAATATTAATGTAAACCATATACCATGAGTACTATAACAGTTGTGATTGCTTCATATCAATATGGACATTTAGCCGCACATTGTATTGAAAGTGTTTTATGTCAATCGAGAAAACCTGATAAGATTTTATTTGTAGATGACGGTGTTGGTGATTGTGGTCACCTACCAAAAATATATCCTGAAGTTGAATATGTGTTGAGGGAAAAAAACATGGGTACTGTTGCAAATTTTCAGGATATGTTGATGAGAGTGACAACCGATAAATGTATGTTTTTAGGTGCAGATAATTGGTTAAGGGCAGATACTTTAGAAATATTAGACAAAATTGATGCTGATGTTGTTGTTTATGATATAGTAGTTACCGGCGATTCAAAAAAAGGTTTACATGATAGACACGGGAATGAAATGACATCATATCAAGGGGATTTATATTGGACTAGACATAAACATCATCATGGCTCAATGTTATATAAAACAAAATTAGCACAATCAATTGGTTACAAGGGAACCGGTGGTAAACATTCAGAAGAAGATTTATATCTTTTTAGAGAAATGAAAAATCGCGGTGCAAAAATGGAATGGGTTAAAGAAGGTCTTTTATATTACAGAAGACATAGAGAAAATTTTATAAAAACATAATATGAAAATAAGTTTAGTGCTAGCGGTTTACAATAAATTAGATTTAACAACAGAATGTTATAAAAGATTACGTCAGTTATATCCCAACGCACCATTAGTTATTAGTAGTGGTGGATCAAGTGATGGAACCAAAGAATGGTTAGAATCGTTAGAAGATGAAAACCTATCTTTCTTTCATGATGATGATCGTTTGACATTCTCAGAAACATATAACGCAGGTATTGACCTTGTTGATACTGAAAAAATTGTTCTTATCCATAACGATATGGTTATTGGTGAAGGTTTCTTAGAGGCAATAGAAAGACTATTAACTGAAAATATGATCTTATCCTACACAACAATTGAACCTCCTATTTTTAAAGGTCATTCAAGACCTGGTAAAGTATTGTTAGATTTGGGTAGTGGGTTTGATAACTTTGATCAAACTAATTTTAATAATTACATTCAAAAATGGAAAGATACTGATACACTACACGATGGTGCGGTCTTCTTTATGTCGGCATATAAGAAAACATTTATTGACTTAGGTGGTTTTGACGGATTTAGTTTTGTTCCATGTTTTTGTGAAGATGATGACTTTTTAATCCGTGCGAAACTAAAAGGGTACGAATTAAAAACTTGTGATTCTGCAATTACCTATCATTTTGTTTCGCAGACATCAAGATTCAGTGATGAAATGAAAGATGTACGTGGAGCAATTGAAGCTCATTCCATTAGAAACTTTATTAGAAAATGGGGTATTAGTATTCCAATGTTCAATGCAATGGATTATCAAACAACAGATAACTTTACATACGTTAAGAAAATTGTTGGTGTTAAATTAAGTAGTACCAAACATATTGAATTATTGGAACCATTCTTTGATAAGATTGAGATTGATGAGTTCCCAACGGAATATGTTGAAAAGGAACAAGGATCTACTCGTTACAATTTAACTAAGAAATTTGAAGATGTTAATGATGTTGATATAAAAGTATTTGTTACCGATAACTTTAATCAGGATGATTTTAACATGGTCAACGCATTGAGAGTATCTCTTGATGATTACGGACCTGGTGTTTATGAAAATGGTAATATAACAGTGTTGATAATAGATAAGGATCAAAAGGCGTAATTGCCGACGTGTTTAACCATCATACTTAAGTATGTATCAATAAACACTTCATAACCCAACTCTCTTAACTTACCTAATAAAATAAAGTCTTCACCGAAGTAATCTTCGGTGTCTTCTTTATATCTAAATTCAAAGTATGGTTTTTCTAATTTATCGAACATATCTAATTTCATTAACATACATCCCATACCTACTCCCTCCACTTTAACGAGGTCTTCCTGTATTTCCATTGGTAACCAACTATTCCAATCATTTAAATCGGTGTATGCAACCGTTTTAAGAGGTTTTGAACGTCTCATATAATTACATGCCACAATGTCCTTATTGTGTTCTAAAAGACGTAATGCTGTGGTTGGTGGGAACATCATATCACTATCTAACCAAAGGACATAATCTGAATTTACTTCCTTTGCTTTCTTAATAAGATTGTTTCTTTGATTTAATAATATTGTACTTGAATCGTAGAATAAATAAGCATCTATACCTGCCTCTCTTGTTGTATTAAATAATTGAGTTATACAATAAGAGAACTGACTATGAACAGTATCCCTCGTTGGGACTAATATTGATAACTTAAGTGGTTTTACCTCCCACATTGAGCTATTATTGATTGATTTACTCATAATCCCGGTATGTTGTCTGTTATGGTGTTATTTTGATATGTTATGTTTCTACCCGCTTCAACCATTTCTTCAACCCTTTTAGATATAAGTTGAAAGTCTTTAATTGGGAGATTACTAATCGTTGTATATGTTAATCTTGAATATGTATTTGTTAGTAAGATATCCACAGCACCAATCCTTGCCCATTTCTCAATAAAACACATTCTTAATATGTTCTCATCCCCACATAATAAACCTTCAATACGAACTTTATCGTACGTGTTTAATATCTCCGTAAGTATTTGATGTTCCCTTCTGTAATAGGGTATAAAAGATAAAAAATACGTTAATTTGAGACGTTTAACAAACTTGATGAGTCTTTCTCTATCAAAGTTAATTCCGTTCCATTTAACGTACTGTAATTCGTATTTTGAGGGGTGACACTTATAACGTAAATCCATACATTATAATATAATAAAAAAAGGTGAAAATGTAAAATTAATATGTACCTGAACCTGATAAACCACCGAAAGATGCTCCTTCAGCACTTTCAGATCCACTTGGGATACTAGCAATTCCTGAATATGACCTATTACGACCAACACCTAAAGTTGAATTTAGACCTACTTGTACTTCACCGGATGTTGCTGCTAATCCTAAAACTACACTAATTCTTCCCATACTTACTTCGGTTCCCGTTGCTGGTACTGTACCCATGATATATTTCTTTTAACTAAGTTCTTTGTTATAAATACTCACTATACTTTTTTAGAATATAGTGAGTATTGTTTAATGTAATTATTTTATTTTCGCTTCTAAAGCTTCAACACGATTTAATAATTCTTTGTTTGTTTGAATTAACAATGCAACTAATTTTTCGTATTTAACAGCCATATAACCGTTGTCTCTTGTTGTTACAATTTCAGGTAAAACTGCGTCAATTTCTTGTGCAATAACCCCTATATCGTGACCTTCGTTCTCATGAACACCTGGCATTTCCTTCCAATCGAAGTAATAACCATTTATTTGTTTTAAGATATCTAAAGAATTTTCAATTGGTGTGATGTTTTCTTTTAGTCTTTCATCAGAACCGTAGAATGCAATAACGTCATTTGTTGCTCTAATTAAACCTGTGGTTGTTGGTGTTGATGTACCCACACCTAACGCTCCTGCCACATATAGTGTTGTTCCGTTAAATGTTAAATTTGCTTCACTATTTAGGGTAACTCCACCCGCACTTGTCATTACACGGTCATCACTTGCGTTTGTAATTGTTGTTGTACCAGAAGAACCTGAAGAACCGTTAGATCCTGAAGAACCTGAAGTTCCTGAAGAACCGTTAGCTCCTGAAGAACCTGATGTTCCTGAAGAACCACTAGATCCTGATGTTCCTGAAGAACCGTTAGATCCACTAGAACCTGAAGAACCGTTAGATCCACTAGAACCTGAAGTTCCTGAAGATCCACTAGATCCTGAAGAACCTGAAGTTCCTGAAGAACCGTTAGATCCACTAGATCCTGATGTTCCTGAAGAACCTGAAGAACCGTTAGATCCTGAAGAACCTGAAGTTCCTGAAGAACCGTTAGATCCACTAGATCCTGATGTTCCTGAAGAACCTGAAGAACCGTTAGATCCTGAAGAACCTGAAGTTCCTGATGAACCGTTAGATCCACTAGAACCAGAAGAACCTGAAGTTCCTGATGAAGCGGCAGTATATGATGTTCCATTAATGAATAATGAACCAGTCACAACCATACTACCACTAACAGCCAAACTACCTGTGATAGATTGACTACCTGTAATATTTTGACTACCTACTATCGTACTTTGACTTGTTCCTATAGAACCTGTTGGAGGAAGTGCAAGACCTACTGCGGCCAAACTTGCTGAAGTTTGTACAACTTGAGCACCTACTTGTATTGTACCATCAGAGTTTGTACTGATAGCTTTAATTCCACCAATAAAGATAGATCCTGTTGATACGTAGATGTCCTTCCACCAATGTGTTGGGTCACCCAAATCGTAAGTATTAGTAACGGCAGGGATTATTGATCCACTAATTGTTTGGTTAGCGTTAAATGTGTTACTACCTGTGGTTGCAAAACGAGCGGAACCTGTTGTGTTTAGGGCCGAAGCGTTTGATGTTGTACCACTAATGGTTGCATTTATTGTTCCGTCTACGGTAAGATCTCCAAAAAAACGAGCCGAGCCCGATACATTTAGTGATCCAGAGACATTTGCGTCAAATATTTTCATAGGTTATATTGTTATACCCTTATAAATACTTTGAACTTTCAAATTGTATAAAAAATATGTTTAAATTGGTAGAAGTTTTTCGAGTTTTTCTATAACTTCTCCTCCTGTGATAGTTTTTGAACATTCAAACTGATTTTCTGTCTTCTCATGAATGGGACACCAATTCCAATTACCTGGATCAAATTCATGGTTAGACCAACAACTATTACATACATTTTTATTGATTACCCTTGTTACACCGTCTAATGGTTCTAAATCTACGTCAGTAAAACCTGAAATAATTACTGTAGGGGTTCCTGACGCCCAAGATAACCAACTTAATCCACTGCTTATACCTATAAATAATTCAGACTCTTGTAAAACTTTTATGATATCGGTCAGTTTACTCTTAGGTTGTACCGTAATTCCTTTAGGATGTTTGTTACCCATGTAACCATCTTCCTCACGAGATAAGAGTCTAACTTCATAATTCTTAGCTTTAAGATAATCTACCACCTCCTGCCAACCAGTCGGGTTATTCCAATATTTACATTGAGCTGTTGAATGAATAGCAATTGAAACCAATTTTTTCTTCTTCTTACCTAATTTCTTTAATTTAGGTTTAAGTTCCAAATAATCTAATCCAAGAATGTCGGACGCCACTTTCATTAATGGTTCCCTTTTAGGATCGTTGTAATGTTTTGTGTTATCAATTTTACGATCATTGGTATAAAATAAACCTAAACGATACAACGCATGTATATTATTTACATTTGATCCAGGTAAAACGAACTCAATATCGGGATACTGATCTTTGAATAGATCGTTATTGAATGATGAACAAATTACTTTACATTTATTATCTGTTCTAAATTTCTCAACATATGGTATCCAAGCCAAACTATCTCCTAATGATTTAGATTCAAAACATATCATTACTCTTTTATCCGTTAAATCAAAATTATACTCTTGGTAGAAATTATTATCAACGCCTTTAATTTTAATTAACCAATCTACATAGTATTTTTTAGACGACCTAACCCAATGATTACTCTTTAAATTAAACTCAAATTCTAATTTACCATTTTTCTTATCTATAAATTTAACATTATAAAGATAATCACCTTCTTCTAATACCTCAACAAATGGACCATCAACAAAATGTATGTTAGTTCTTCTATTTGTGTTAACATTATTTCTTGATAGTTTATTCTTTCTTCTAAACTCATTCATTTCATCTTTAAGTTCCTGTGTGAATATTTCCAATCCTTGATGACGTACTTCAACTACTTCATTTTGTTTATATTCACCGAGTCTTTCTAATTTGTATTCACCCTTTTTAACTGTATGGAATTTTTTATATGTTCCATAGTTAACTTCAATTAAATAATCCTTATCGGCTGGTTGTTCTGAAAATCCGGATATAAAATGAATAAACAATTGTCCCGCATCATCAACACCTAAATAAGTTTGTAAACGTGCACCATTTTTTAATATACCATTTCTGTTCCATACCGCAAACATATTAAGTTCATTATCATTAGGGATATACTTACTAACAAATATACTATTGGTAACCTTCTTAATTGATTGGTATAATTGTTTTTCTAATTGCCATCTATCGGGTTTACCCTTGAAGTATTCTTCTTTACTATTAATAAGACTAATCATCTTTAACGCAACATCGGTCTTAATTGAAAAGATATAAGCTGAACTATATGGATTACTTTCTTTTGTTGATCCTTCTGAATACTCGTAAACCACGGCATCATTACTTCTAATATATTCCATAAATGCTTGACGATACTGAATTTCATCTGGTAAGTTATCATACTCTAAGAAATGAATATATTGTTTACCTAATTGTTTAACAAGATTGAAAGCATTTTTCATTGTCAACCAAATTGCATAGTCGTGATGAAAATCTATTTTATTAGTTATCTTATATGAACCCATATCGGTCCATCTATCACTATTAATACCATACTCAGCAAAATCCTTTTCTAATAATATGTCGTTATTACCATCATATAGATAGTAATCTGCTAACACTTGTATCTCAGGTGAAACTGCATAATGTCCACATAATATAATGGGACAGTTATAAACCTTTAAACTTATAAGTAATTTCTTTAAAACATTTTCTTTATCTTTATTATCAGGCCAGCAGTCAACTACAAAAACATCATCATTAAATTGTGTATATCCCATTATCTTTTTCTTATTAAAATTATTCCATTAAGGAAGGTTATTGATTCTATATCAGTTCTACAATCAGGTTGTACTTTATTTGAATATGGTATTAGTTTATCTTCTCGTCGATCCCATACTGCGGCTTGATCATCTAAGTTCTCAACACCTCTAAAGTTAATATCATCCGTTAATTTCTTGAAGTATTCCATCATACTCTTAGGGTCATTTAAACCTCCACCGTACCAAGGGAAATAGGATGTTGCAACATCTTCAACAATGTACATGCCACCCGATTTAACGTATTGAAATAGTGTTTTAAATGAATAAATAACATGTTCATTCAAATGTGATCCGTCATCTAATATAAAATCAAATGGACCATATTCATTTGAAATTTGATTTAAAAACTTATCATCATCTTGTGAACCTATTTCAACAAAAATTCTATCTTCCTCATATTTTTTACAATCAGGATTGATGTCAATACCTAAAATATTAGAACGATAATAATAATCCTTCCAAGTTAATAGTGATTTACCATCTAAGACACCAATCTCCAATATGTTTAATTTATCATATCTGTTAAATGGTAAATACTTTTCATATTTAACACAATAATTGTGATTGTCGGAAGACTTATCAGTTCCGTATACTTTAGCCAAATTATCTAATGTACTCATTTCCAAAAATATATCATTTGTAAACTGTTATTATTACCCATAAATAATAGATATGAATTGAATCCTAATCCATTCATTTTATTTATAAAATTTGTTCTTAATTCATCATCAAAATCAAAATGACTATGATGATATTCCATTGCTATGGTTTTAACTTTTTGTAAGTTCTCATCACTGATACCCGCAAATGCTGCATGTTCTGCTCCTTCAATATCGACCTTAAGGAAATCAATATGATCCACCAAACCACTTTCAAAAAGATAGTTTAATGTATATGTTTTAACACTATATCCTTCCTGACCTTCAATACCAAAAACATTTGATCCTCCTAAGTGAGTACTCTCATATAAATTCAATTCTCCAATTTCATGTGCAGCAGCCGCATTAAATAATATTGAACGTGGGTCAGCATTAAGTGACAGTAATTTAAAATATCGTCTATCTGGTTCAAATGAAATTACTTTACTTGCACCTTGACTATACGCCCATCTATTAAAGATACCCATATTACCTCCCAAGTCAACAACAATATCACCTTCATTTATTCTTCTTTCATTACCACCCTTATAATAATCATGTAAATTGAATATCTCATGATAGATTGCTCTTGCCCATCCATATTTGTCCGCAATTTCTATTGTTCCACCCTCAACATCTTTGATGTCACCTAAGTTCTCTAACTTATATGTATTAACATCTAATGATGTATAAAATTGTTCTGATTTATAAAAACTATTATCACGTTTCATCTTAATGAAGTCCATCATAAAATCGGACATCTGTGCATTCTTATTACCGTGGAAATAAAGAATTTGATTCTTATCTTTTGGTATTGCTTGGTACCCAAATATTCTATTGAAGTTTTGTGGTCCTTCTTCATTCCAAAACTTTAAGAAATGATGTTGTGTTTCATTTGTCATTCCATCATCTCCGTCGTAAGATGATGTGTCAAAATTAGATAGTGGTAAATGTTTTTTAAAATTATATTTCCATCTCATTGCATTATCAATACCCTCATCGTTCCATAGGTATAGTCGTTTGTAATCTTTACCTCCATCTTTCATTACTTCCACATAATGATTAAGGATCTCTTCAAACCACCATTTACATTCTTTATTATAGACATACATACAAACATGCATATAAGGTTGTTGTTTTTGAACTCCCCATTCTTTTGCAACTTGTTCGTTGAATAGTTGTGAATTTTTTCCATCATCATACCAACCAAAGAATTCTTCCTGAACATGTACATCAGATATTGGATAGTTCTCAATCTCTTTGAAATAAGATTTAATATTATCTACGTTGTAGTTTACGACAACATCACCATCCATCCAAACGTAATTATCAAATCCTTCATTAATAGATTCAATACATGCCATTTGTTTCCAATACCATTTATCGTGTTCAGATATCTTTGGTGTTGTTATCGTTCTTTTGATAATATTTGGATAGTCAAATGGAACCTCACAATCAATACCATATACTATAATCTTACGTTTAGAAAATTCTAATAATGATTGAACTAACTTTTCAATAACCGGCATGTATCCGATATTACCAGTTGTGATGAAAGCAAAGTCATCAAATTTATTTTCAAGTATATCTGAAGCACCCTTTGCAACAGTACTCCAATTAAACTCTTCATGTATTTCTTTTGATTCAGCCACAGCAAATGATTTATGTCGTTTATATTCGTTAAATGCACTTAACATTTGTTCTCCCAAATTATTCCAATCAGGTTCACAATATTCACCAGGGAAATCTTTATGTTCCACATTAGCAGGTCTTAATCCATCTATCTTTACAGGAATACCTTTACCTTCCGCAAACTGTAATTGACCTCCCCAATCTGAGTAAATTGACGGTGTTCCACAAGCCATAGCTTCAATCAACGGTAAGTTCCATCCTTCACTACGTGCACATGTAACAAACACATCACCCTCTTGCAAATATTTTACATATTCTTCCTGTGGTGTGAATTTTATAAATTTAATGTTCGTTGTGTCTATATTGTGATGTTTAACCCTATCTTCAGTTGTTTTAAGTCCGTCAAATGGATAAGGGTTTTCAACTGATGCAATTAACTCCACATCATCCCTATCTTTAAATGTCTTACTAAACGCACTTAAAACCTCTGTAGTTCCCTTTCTATAATCCCATCTACCAAAATGTAAGAACCTAAATTTGTCCTTCTTTGATGTCTTAGTTAACGGTTTAAATGTATCTACATCAACTCCCTCAGGAACTATTGATATTTTATGTGATGGATAACCCTGTTCAACCAAACAATCAAATTGCCATTGTGTTGGAACCCATACCTCGTCAAAGTAATGTAATCTTTTAAAGAAATTATCGGGATAACGTGTTGATTCCCAAACATTATAAGCTATTTTATAACCATCATAGTCATCATAAAAATAACGATTGTTAGTATCAACCAAAACAATATGAACGTCAGGTTTATAACCACCATCATATCCATAGATTGGGTAATCCGACCTACTACCATCCGAATTATTAAGAGTTTGAAGAATTAACATATCCTTCATCTCATCTGTAATATAAGGTTCATTATCGTGTGGGGTATCATTCATACCCTTCCAACCCCCACCTATAGTGGAGTTTCTAACCTTTACTGTGTGGTATTTGTTCAGAGCACAAAAAAAGGACTTTGCGTGGTTAGCATATCCTGTTACTCCAATAAAACATGTATGTACAAGTATTTTCATTAATGATAATATAATGAAAATATGTGAAAAATCAAATCAAATTTTGTTTATTTTTTGGTAAATAATTTATATAACTTGGGAAATTTTTTGATATAAAATCATGTAGTTTATTTGCATAGGTCTTATTATGGTTAGGCCCTGGATGTCCATTATCCACACCTAAATCTAAATATTTCCCATAATCACCATCAAATCTGTTGAGTTCATTATGATCTATCGATGTTATTTCTCTAACATTCCAACCATTCCATACCCAATTACAATTTTTAGATTCTAAAAAATATTTTATTAATAAATGATTTTTATACCAATTTACGGTATCCTCATTATAATTTTGTAAATAAGTTAAATATTCTTGTGTTTTAATACCATCATCAGTTTCTTTTAAATAACCCCAAGAAGCCGTTGGCATGAACGGTTCAATACCACAATCTTTAGTATATATTTCTCTTCTTAAAGGTGAAGGATACATTATAAATATTAAATCAGGTTTTATTACATCATAATACGTTAATAAACATCTAACAATGAAATCATTACTTCTACCGCCAGCACCAAAATTAAAATTAACACCATTTGGTATCAATGATGTGAATTGAGCTGGCCAAGTTTCATGATCATTAACCGCAACACCTTCGGTATTTGAACATCCAAATGACATAATTTTAAACCCTTCTCTTTTAATACTATCACCTCTAAATCCTAATTCATTATATGTGTATGTACATAAACCTGTGTTGTCTGTACCTGATGTTTTAAATATTTTGTTTTTTCGTTCACCTAATTTAAACTTGTACGATGAGATTTCAAATTCATTAGGGTCCCAATATTTTAGTGGATTCATATTAATTTATTTGTTTCTATTTTTATATGTTCGTTTTCTAAAAACCATAATAAAGAATATCGTACACCTTCTAAAATTGGTGTTATTTCATGGTCTATTCTTACATCAAATAAATATGTATTCCCAATAACTTTATCTAATGTAATTTCATTTGGGTTATACAATTTAAAGTCACCTCCTTCAAAATCACCATTTAATAAAACTCCCACTGCATATAATCTATTATTTCTAATATCATTATGTTTTCCAAACCAATCACCTTTTACAAATTTATGAAAATGTATAACTTCTTTATTTTTTTTTATCCGTATGTTTGATTGTTCTTCAAAAAATGTTTTAAGTTTATCAAACAACCATTTCGTTTCCAACGAATATGTAATTGATTGTGAATTATATTTTCTATCACTCATTATCCAATTTTTAATATGGGTGTCGTTATACGATATTATAGATTCACACTCCTCTTTATTAAATAAGACTTGTTCCTTTATTAACATTTATTCTATATTTTTCTCCGTAAGGAAAATTTTTATTTTCTAATTCAACCATATTTAAATAATCTAATATTTTTTGAAAACCATTATTGTAATATAGTTCTTCATATGATATATTAAAATAATCTTTATTTAAATAATTTTCTTTTAATCCGTTTTTGATTTGATTAAAATATGATACATCTCCGTCTTTTATTAAATTTTCTTTAAATACCCATGCTTTATCCCAATTATTTGTTTTATTAGCATTTAACCAAGATTCACTTTGTTCACTTATATTTTCTCTATATAAAATAATTACCTTATCTGATATTTCTATTAATTCTGAAAAATCTGTTTTAATATCATATGTTTCTTTAATTAAAATGTGTGGTGTTTTATATTCCCACAATTTTGGTGATACACCATGTTTATACCACTTCCAATTTGGACTTGTTATGGGTTCAAATAATGTGGTAAAATTTTTATTACTAAAAAACCAATTAGTTAAGTTGGTTGATCCACTTCGTGGTTCTGCTAGTATTGTTATAACCATTATTAAAAAATTGATGTTGTTAAAGCTCTCATATTAATTTATTTTATAATTTTAATTATATGTTAAAAATTTATTACATAATAAAATTATAATAATGTATTTTTTTCTTTTACATTAGAAACATTAAATTTAAAATTACCAGCAATTACAATTCTATCTTTAGTTGAATTTGGGGAAATTTCAGGTTTGTGAAGTATTTTTGACGAAAATAAAAATAATTCGTCTTCTTCAGGTAAAACTGAAAATTCATTTTTATCAAAACTATATGAGAACATACCTTCATTACCATTTAAATTATTTGGCATTTGTACATAATAAGTGAAGGTTAAATCAGTTATAATGGAATTTTTATATTTTCCTCCCATTTTTAAATGGTCATGCCATAAAGATTGTTTTGTTTCATTTCTTGATATAAAAACCCAAGTCTCTAAACAATAATCTATAACCGTATCAATTATACCATTCTTTTTGAGATAATCAATTGCCTTTTTAGTTGCTATTTCTTTTATGAAAGTGATTTCCTTTGTGACCAATCCTAATGGAGTTTGTATACCAGGAGAATCATAATCACCTGTTTGGGATGAATATAAATTAATATTTTTTTTAAGTTGACTAATTAATATTTGTTTATCGTATGGATAATCTATTTTATATTTTTCTATTTTCATATTATACTTTTATTATTTTTAAAATCTACAATTGGTTCATCTATATTTAAAAGTTTATGTAGTTTAACATAAAAATCATGGCACCCTTTCCAACCTGGATGCCAATCTATTGGGTCACCTCCTTCATCTGCAATAGAAGTTACTTTTATTAATTCTATAAACTCTTTTGTTTTTTCATAAAACTCATCGTTCCATGTTACAAATATTGGTTGGTGGTGGTTATAAAACATTTTTATTTTCTTAAGAAATAAAATTTCATCGTCTCGTTCACCATTTAACCAACTATTTGTTTCTTTAATTCGTAATTCAAACAGTTTTTTTGCAAATAATTTATCCTTATACCATTCCCAATTTAAATATTTTGAATTATGATTTATTTCTCTTTCCCCAAAATATCTTCTTGGGAATCTTGATGGGGATGTAAAAACTATTATGATTCTATCACCATTTGTATAATTTGGTATATTTCCTGTTTGGTATAATATAGAGTGATTATCAGCTCCAAATTTTCCAAATTTAATTACGTTATAATGATTGGATAGATAGTCCGTCCAATGCATTTTAGGTACTTCCCAATCAACAAAACTATCACCACAAATATATAAATTAGATTTTTGTTTCATTACACTAATCTCATATTTTTGGTGAAGGGCTTTTCAAAAACATCCCAAACCCATTTTTTTAATTCATCATTAACTTCAATTTTATTTTTTATTTTTGATGTTCCATTCATTTTTTTAATTTTTAATACTACACCAAATTTTTCATATATTAAATTTTTGAATTTATCTATTTCGGAAATATCAAATTCATAATCACATTTTGTGTTATCTGTCCAATAATTCTTACATGCAAATATCGATAACGTATCGGGTAAGTTTTTATTTATTACATTAAAAAATTTACTATATTCTTTTTGTATTTTATATTCATTATCACAATATATTGCATCTGCTAAATTTTTATTAAAATATTCATAAATAAAGTTATTATCAATATCCGACCAATTATATTTTAATTCGTTTCTATGAAGATGATTTGATATTTCAAAAAAATATTCCAATGCACTATACCATCTGTCAAACCAATTTCTTGTGATACAACAAGTTTTTTGAAAACCAAATTCTTCTAATAAGAAGTTTTTTCTAAAATGAAAATGGTGGTTTGTATTTATATTGGGGTAGGGTTCTTTAGATGTTAGATTTATTTGTAATTGATTATTATTTTTTAATGAATCTTCTATTGAGACAGACGCACATCTTGGAATTGAAACCCAAATAAGTTGATTGTTAATAAGAATTGACATTAAATAATTTTTTCATTATTTAATTTTTTTGCAAAAAACAACTTGTCAACTTCTTCCCATTTTCCAATCGGGCATGGATTGTTATTTTTAGAATAAATTTTTTTCATTAATGGACATCCACATAAATCACAAACTATACCTAATTTAAATTTTTTTATACGTTCTTTTTTGTGTTCACAAGAATTACAAATTTCTGAACGTTTTTGTGCAAGGGACGCTTCTGCGTCAGATGGGTTTGCTGCTGTTATCCATGCGGATACTATTTCTAATAAATCTAAACTCATTGATTAAATATAACTAATTAAACGATAGGTGTAATTTTTTAAGAATTTTCGTTAATAATTAATGCACCGATTTGGGTCATTAAATTATTCATTTCTAATATTTCTTGTTCTGTTATTGTATTCATAATATAAATTTTAATAGTTTTTTAGAGTTGTAGACATCTATTTGAATAATATCCACAAGCACCTGTTGCCGAACAAACTTCATACATCTTATCACATCCACCAGACCCTACTCCAATTGAATTACATGGTGCACAATATGAATTGTGTTCTACTGCGATATATGATGATACGGTTGCAGAATCACCATCTGTTATGGTTAGGAAAATATGTTCGTCTTGTACACCTATTATATATCCACTTAATACTTCGGTTTCGTCTTGTATAGATATCACAGTTTTTTCATTAAATGAAATAGTATCATAATTACCAACATTTATTAATAATAATATATCCCCTATTTGTAAATTTGATGTAGTTTGTGTGTTTATATCTTCCCCAATTGTTGCCCACATAACATTGTTATTTCTTTTTATTAAATAAACAGAATTTGATGTATCTTTCCAATTTGTTTCGTCACTAAAGTTTAGTGTTGTTAATTTAACTGAAACATCAATTCTTTTTTTAAATGTTATTACATTGGTACTAAATGATGAATTTGAAAGAAGTTCATTATAATCAACGTTATATGTCCTCAATTCGTTGGCCTCAGTTATGTTAGGTTGATTTTCATATAGTCTAATTGTTTTAACAGTATCACCAACCTGTAAATCTTGCCCTGTTTTAAAACTACCATCTGCCATTACAACTAAATCCGTATCAAGTAATTTAGGTTTCACCAACCTTTGTGTCCCTGTTAAGTATCCGTTTCTATCTACATTAGAAATTTGATGTGTTAGACTATCATATGAGTTGTCATTTAATTCTTGCATAACCTTTAAATTACCATATTTTTTGTATGCACAGATAGGAATCGATTCTAATGTTGGTGGGTATAAGATATTTAAGGAACGAATAATTGTAATACGTCCTTCGTTTAATTTTTCCTCATTAAACAAATATTCCATTAAGAAATAATCTTCATTTACATTATTTGTAATAACTTCATTTAATTCTTCAATATTTGAAACTTTAAAAAATTTTGGGTATACTTCCCTATCATATATTGGAAATCTTGCTTTTAAAATAAAGTTTGGGTGTATACCATTATTAGGTATGGTCGTTATATTTGATATAACTTGTGAAGTTTCATCCATATATGCAAACTTAAACCCAAAATTTTCATTCTGAAACAGTTTTAAAAAATTTACTTTATCTTTGCAGTAAGTTTCGTCAACGATTGCTGAAACATCGTAGGCACTTCTTACAATTAAGTGATTATCACTATCTTCAATATATGGAATTGTAATACCCCCTAAAGTTTCAATAAATTCATATTCTACCCCCAAATTAACACAAGCCTCATTAAATTTTTCACTTACTTGTGGAATTCCACCGATAAATGTGACCTTTACAAAATTGTTGTTTGATACAAAGCTTATAAATTGTGTCAAATTTATGGCCCCCTCAGTCTCAGCCGCTAATCTCACATCCCAACCAATATTGGTGTTTATCTCAATTGGTCTTAAATCACCATTTGAATTGTATGCAAAATCTGTCCCTAATAGCAATGTTCTCATATGTTTTGTTTATACTTTTTTATAAATGATATATCGATTATTTTTATTTAAATATACAAATAATTATTCAATTTATCAAATCTATTTTACTTTATCTATAAATAGTTAATTTTTCTCTTTTAGTTCATATTTTATTCATTTATACCAAATTATCTCATATATATAGTATTAAGTGGGGTTTACATACTAATTTCACAACCTTTTTTTGGGGGGGTCTCAATCTTAATAGATCCACTTTATCCACCATATTGTTAAGAATTAGGTTAAAATACTTATAAGACGATATAAAATAGTTTTGAATATATGTCTATTTTTTATACCGTCATAATAATCTTTTATTCTTTGTGATCCAAATGGCCATAATTTCTCTACAACCCGATGTTATTTCTTTAACCTCATGTTGTTCGGTTTGACCATTAAAGTTAACTAAATCTCCCTTTTTAAAATTTACCAATTCATTATTAACATATAATTCACCTCCTTCAAAACTATCGTTTAACATAATCAAATACGTTTTACTTGACTTTACATCTATATGATTTCTAGCATAATAACCTGTCTCATATTTAATATAATGTAATGAATATATAACCTCATCTTCCTCCAATTTTATATATTTTATTATAGTACTAACTAATATTTGATTACTTAAATCACAATAAAATATTTCTTTTAAATGAACTATTTTCTCAAAAGACTTACCATGATATGATATTACATCATTATTTTGATTACCAAAATTATAATATTTTAATATTATATCAATATCGTCTTGACTTATATAATTTTTAAAAATATTCATTTATTAAATTAAATTTAATTTTTGAATTATTTGACTTTTTTCAATTGGCATCACAATAGACCATCTTTCCCCATTTGTAATTTCTTTTATTTCGTGCCATATTCTACAATGATATCCCAACGCCGTACCAGGTTCTTTATTTATTATAATCTCGTTACCGGAATCATCCCACGTAATGTATTCACCACCATCATAGTCATCATTCAATTGTATCCCTAAATTATATCTTCTTTCTTCGTATCCTTTAATTAAATCTATATGCTTTGTAAAATGGTCGCCAATTGTATATCTATGCAAAGTACATATAAGTGTTTTAAAAGTTTTGTCAATTTTAACTTCACTAACTTCACTAAACCAATTAATTAATTTATCATAAAACCAATTGGTTTCATTATTATTTAATATGGTGTACACTTCATATGACATTAAATTTTGATTACTTTTTATTCTCTGTCCATCGATAAGTTTTGACGGAAACCAACCTTCTAATTCTGTATATTTTTTGTGGTATTGTATTATAGTTTGACATTCCTCTTTTGTAAATATTTTTTCTTGGTAAATCATACATACTACTTTAATTTAAATATACAATAATTTTTTGTAATTACCAATTCTTTCCATTATAATGTGGTTCTATCATTAGTTTAAGCCACTTCTCCTCTTCACTAATCAATTTTTCTAATTGAATAGAGTGTTCGTGTGGTAAGGTACTTAATGCCGTTTCTATGGAATTGTATTTAGTTGGTAGTTTAAATTCATATTGGGTCGGTGACCATTGTAATTTGGAATCAGTTGGAGTAAGTTGAGACAGATCTCGAAGTTTATAAAATGAAAATCCTAACTTTTTATGTAATGGATAAAGTTTTTTATATAGATACGGATACCAATGTACGGAACCACCTTCTATCATATTGGTTACAATATCAATTACGTCCAATTGAGGTTTGAATGATAAATCAGTTACTGTACCAGATAGAAAATGTTCCATTATAGGTCTATATATAAAAGTAGTACCACTATGTATATGTTTCTCTAAATCAGTTATGTCAAATCCAAAAGTATCTATACGATTTTTCACATCTAACCCCTCTAACCAACGGGTACCACATTTTAAAGGTGCGATTATATCTAATCCGTTTTTATATATACAACGTTTAAGTCTAATTTTCATTATAGGTTAGTTACAGTATAATACTTTTATTTGTAATTCCCCCCACCATTTCTTTATACCATTATAACTATGTTTTGGATTTTTTGAAATCTTTTAATCCAAATTTTATCCATTTATACCAAATTCTTTCGTGAATATAGTATTGGATGGGTTTATATATTAATTCTACTACCCCAAAAGCCGTTCCAATCTTAATTGATCCACTTACCCACCATATTATTAAGAACCCAATAAGGGTACTTATAATACGATATGATATGGTTTTAGCGATGTGTCTCTTCCTTTCTACTATCATAATAATGTTTTAGATTTTTTGGAATTGTTTTTATCAATAACTTTCCAATCAATTAATAAATGAATTCTATCAGTTTCTCCATTATTGATAACCGAATGTGGTTTATCACTATTATTTATTTCCCAAATCTCACCTTGTTTCATATTAATCTCTTCACCATCAACTTCAAATATGCACATATCGTTGGTTACAATTGGAATGTGTATTCTGTTTCTAGAATCAAAATATATATGTGCATCGGTATGTGGTTTTATTTTTTTAGATTTTGGTAAATTTATTAGAATTGCAGTTTCAATATGACCTTCTCCTATTTTTGTTGTTAAAATATCACCGATACTATCCAAATCATTTTTAAAAATATTATAATCTTTCCAATATTTTAATTGTGTTTTTTCGTTATCCCATAAAATCGGAATTGTAAATGTTTCCGCGTGGACATGATACGATTCTTGTCTAAATGTAAATTCATTCCAATCTAAATCTTTTAGATGATTTGATATATTGCTAACATCATATCTTTCGTAATATTTAAAATTAAAATCTATCATTTATCATTCATATTAGGATATTCGATAATATCTCCGTTAGAGTCAATATACCCGTTTCTGATACTTGTACCACTAATTTTAGCAACATCTTCAGGTGGTTCGTGGTAAATAACATCATACCCAACCCCTCTACCATAATTGATACTTTCAATATCGGGAATAATAGATATATTAATTTTATGTGAATTTTCCTTAAAAAACGGTTCGTCCGCCAAATCCATCATAACCTGTTGAGCGGTTTTTGGGTTATTCTCATCTGTCTCCACATTTCTAATGGCTACCCACACATTCTTTCCTTTCTCTAATTGTTGATTAAGTAACCACTCGTGACCCTTGTGCCAATTCTGCCATCTGCCCACATACATCGCATATTTTTTATTCATAGTGTTAATTTTTTTAATATTTCATAATAAGAATCTACTTCGGTTTTACCTGTTGTATCCAAATCTATAAAGTTTTCGGTCGGTGGTTCGTAGTTCTCCACATGAAACTGATTTCTACCTCTATCCTCTGTCGTGTGTACATAAACCTCAATAACGTCTTCTCTATTCTTAAAGTCCTCCCTTTGGTCTTTATATGGTGAAACTAAGGATACCAAGACCGTAAACCCCTTTTTATTCAAAAATTGAGCAATGTCTTGTGCTCTTTCAATATTTTTTCTCCTTCCCACCTCAGAATAGTCCTTATTTTGGAAGATATCCCTCAAATCGTCACCATCTATAATAATAGTGTTCTCCTTACCAAAATGGGTTAGGAGGTTGTTTACTAACGTAGTCTTACCTGATGCGGGTTGTCCGGTGAACCAATATATTGACATAATACTATAATATAAAGAAAGTTTTTTAAAAAACCAAATTAATGGTTATAGATAAATGGATCTCTTTTACGTAATTCTTCTAATTTCTTTTTAAATTCCTTCTTTCTCTTTTTGTCGGCAAAGTATTTCTTTACCCAATTGATTAGTTTTTTCATATTTTAATTTTTATACATAACATAATTACCCATTACTAATATATCCATATCAGTATCAAAGAAAGTATCGACAGCATCTTTTGGCGTTAATACCATTGTTTTATCTTTAACATTGAATGAGGTATTCAGTAAAATTGGATAACCACTTAATTTTTCAAATTCCCTTAATAAATCATGAATTACGGTGTATTTGTAAACTGTTTGAACTCTTGCACTACCATCTACGTGTGTAACCGCCAGTAGTTTATCACGATATTCTTCCTTTACTTTAACAACTTGATTCATATATGGAACATCGTCTGTCATCTCAAAGAATTGATCTTGTTTCTCTTTGGTTACCATTGGGGCAAATGGTCTAAAACCTTCTCTTTTCTTAATCACCTTATTAATTCTATCTTTCATATTAGGTAATGTTGGATTTGCTAATATTGATCTATTACCTAACGCCCTTGATCCAAATTCTATATGACCATTAAACCATCCAACAACTTTACCTTCAAATAATTTTTGTGCAATATGTGTTCTTAATTTATTTTCAGATTCAAACTTTTTAAAGTTCTTGGTACCAATTGCATGTCTAATATCATCTAAATAATATTCGGGACCTAAAAATGGATTTCTTGTAATTTTACTTCTTACTTTACGTTCTTTAACCAAATAATGAACCACAGCACCTATTGCCGACCCTGCGTCAGATGGTGCAGGTGGAATCCAAAGGTGTGTAAAATGTGATTTGTCTATAATCTTGCCATTCGCCGTTCCATTATATGCACATCCACCACTTAATGTTAAGTTTGAACTTTTACTTACGTGTCTAATTGATTTGATAATTTCAAATAATACCTCTTCGTATCTTAATTGAACCGCTGCCGCCAAATCTTTGTGTGTTTGTTCCAATGTTTCTTCCGGTAATCTTTGTGGGACGCTTAATAGTTCCGCAAGTTTTTCGTTGAACATGGATTTATCGGTCTTATTCCAACAAAATACATCCATATTACACACCAACTTACCACTTTTAAATGAAATCAAATCACGTACCTCTTTAATATACTTTTGAGGGTCACCATAGGACGCCAATCCCATTACCTTATACTCACCTTCGTTCGGTCTAAACCCTAAATAAGAGGTTAATGCGGAGTAATAAAGACCCATTGAATGTGGATACTTTGCAACTGAACTGTACTTAATTCCATTGTAATCGGCAACCCCTAACGACACCGTATCAATTTCACCTACACCGTCAACGGATAAACAAGTAGATTCCTCAAAATGAGACGTATAATGTGCATAATACTGATGAGCCTCGTGATGTGTTGAATAAAATACCGTGGGACAAATCTCTTTTAATTTCTTATCAATTTCTTTTATGTTATTACGTATTTTCAAATACGACTTTAACGAATATATGGGATTCTTAAACCATTGAGGTTTGATGTTTTTCATTACTCTTTGATACTTTAATTGGGGATCTTCGTAATAACAAACCGCCTGTAAGTTCTTAGGTGTAATCTTATATTGTTTATAGATATATTCCAACGCTTTGGTTGGAAACGAATCATCATGTTTAATACCTGTGAATTTTTCTTCCTCGCAAGCAAATATTAATTGGTTATCTCTGAATAAACAAACAGAGGAGTCATGATAAAATGCTGAAATTCCTATAATATACATTCTCTACTTTTTAAATAAAACCTTTTTTAATAATTCTGGTTCAATATATTTTATTGGGTAATGGACACCTAATGGGTTTGGTGAATAAACGTCTTCCATACTAAACCGTTTAGCGGTTTCAATATCTGCAACACCTCGACCTTTAAGATACTTCACAAAATAAATATCTTCCCAAATAACTTCTTTAATTTTATTCGTTACAGATATTTCTAACATTACATTTCGAGTTCTTAATGATAATCCACCGTTACCCACATACGACCCTTCTTTGGGTTTTCTCCAAGGTGCTCCGATGTAATCATAATCTAAAAACTCGTCAATTCCACTCCTTAATAATATAGAATCCAGTTGAAAAGTAAAGACCTTGTCACCTTTTACTGTTTTCCAAAATTCAACATCTCTAAACAAGACATTATATTCTATTTTTGTTAGACTCGGCATTTCTAAATTAATAACAATTACCTCTCCCCAATCTTTTACCATATCTTTAATGTGCTCGTGATTATCACACCCACAAAAAATCTGTAATCCCCATTTAATATTGGAATCTGTCTCATTAAGATAATACATACAAGTTTTCATAGTGATATATAAATCTTCATGATGTCTCGGTTCAAGTGTCATTGCGTAATGAGTTGTCCCGCTTTTTATATTTGGGGTATACCACTCCAATTCCTTTTCCATATTTCTAAGATGCTCATTCCATATGGGAATGTTTATCTCGTTATATTTTTTTTCTAAGTTTTCCATATATGTAATTAGCAATCACTTTATACCCATCTAAATTTGGGTGGTAGTCTCCTTCATAAAAATTCTTCTCATCGTTCCATACACTTCTACTCCCGTACTCCCAAACACCGACATCGTTCTTTATTTCATATTCTCGTAATATATCTGAAACGCATCCATCTGGATTTATAAAATACTCTGGTAATTTTTTTGTATCAACATCCTCTTCTCTAAACGACGGATAAAAAGAATTAAAGTAAAAATGTTTATATCCCTCCAATAATTCTTCCATTAATAGATATATTTCAACCACATTGTGAATGTCTTTTGATTTATAACGATATGGATAAGATAACATTATTATAACAACATCATCTTTATCGATAAATCCGTTTTCAATCGTTTCTCTCAAATCTCTTAAAATATATTCATTACCATAACCACAAACACCTAAATTAATATATTCACATTTTAATTTATCTGAAACCCATCTTGGCCATGAGTTCATGTCTCTTAATTTTTGTATGAACATGTGGGGAAATGGTTCTTCTTTATATTTTACGTCAGTTTCAACCCCGTGTCCGGCAGTCCAACTGTCACCAAATGTTATTAATCTCATTGTATATATTTTAAAAATAAATTTGCCAAGACCTCATGTCCTGAAGATGCCATATGATCGTCAATAATAACCTCATTAGTTTCGTCTATTATTCGTAAACCACCATTTTCTTTTACGATTTCTTGATATGGTTTATCATATTTTAAAGTATTGGATAATAACCATCTATTATTAATATCGTTAATTTCATCTATTTTATACTCAATAATTTTTTTATCTATCGTCCAATAATAAACACGTAATCCTATACTATCGGCAAGTTTATTGATTAAAATTTGATACTTAAATAATTCTTCAATCCATAAAACATATGTTCTATTAACAAAAATAGATTCAATAACATTTTTATCATATTCAATTGGTATTTGATTAGGTGTTATTGTTGTTATCCTATTAGTTTTATGATCCGCCCATTTAAATCTTTCCATGTGTGTCCATTCAATGATGACAATATCTCCCCTTTGGAAATCTTTACTTGCCATACATATATTATTAAAAATTGAAAAGTTACAGTTTCCTTCCATTCCAGTTTTACCGGTTATACCATCTATTCCACCGTGATTTCTCAATTTCATGTTTAATTGTTCAGACATAATCTGTGGCCAACTTTTTGGTATAATACCGTTATGATAATTCATGATATAATCGTAACGTGTTGTACCTGGATATTTTATAAATGGATCAAAATTTTCAGTAAAACTACATCCAAACGTATATAATGTATTCATTATTTATTTAATATTTTTGAGTGTCTTTTTATGTGTTTATAAAAATATTCCATTTGATTAATATGTCCATATTCTCCCATATGATCATCAATAACTTCGCCGTTTGTTTCTTCCACAATTCTCGCTTTTAAAAGTCCATCAAAAAATTTTGGTAAGTTTAAATAACCCATTAAACTTGTTTTAATGCTTTCAGGATCATCAATAACGATAAATCTTTCATCAATAAATTTACTATGTTGATTAAATAAAGTGTCATCACTACACCAATGGTACACTTCAGCACCTTTTTCCTTAACGACCATGTTAATTAATTTAATCCAATCTAAAACTTCATTAATCCATAATGGATGAGATCTGTTAACAATAATTTCTTCCAATGTAGTTTTAGAATAACCCGTGTCACTATAATTTGTGGCATTTGGTAATAGTTCAATGACTATATTCTCATTTAAATTAATTACAGGAAATCTAAGCATACTAGTCCAACCAAATATTAATATATCACCTTTTTTTATTAAGTCACACACATTAATATATTGTCTAAAAATACTATAATTTGATGATCCTCCGACACCACAATTCATGGTTTGATATTCAATTTTTTTACCCAATAATTCAGACCAAACTAACGGAAGTTTTCCACCCTTAAATTTCTTATACCGATCGTATTGATTTTCAAATGGATGATAAACACCTTCAATTGGATTATATTCAGCGGTAAAACTACATCCAAACGTCCAAAGTCTATTCATTATTAATATAATTTAAAAATACGTCAACCGCTTTATTGTGTCCATTTATACCTAAATGTGTGTCGGGAATTTTTCCCTCTGTTTCATCATACATCGATAAACAATTATTTTGTTTTAATGTTTGATTGTTTAATTTATGATTTAATCTAAACTCTTCTCCTGACCAAAAATATACATTAAAATTTTTAGATTTGGAAAATGTTTTAATTAAATTTTCCCAACTATATATTTCCTCAACCCATTTATCTTGATTTCTATCAGATATAATTTCATTATCAACACCATTTAAGTTAGGGTATACATTTTGAAACTCATTGTTTTTAACTTTTCTAAATTTAGAAACCAATCCCCAACCAATTATAACAATATCTTTTTCGTTAATTAAATGCGACACATCACAAAAATCTTGAAATATTTGATAATTGGAACTACCTGCAATTGCTAAATTTTTAATGTTTGAATTTAATTTTTCCGCCAATAGGTTTGGCCACGATACAATTTCTAATTGTTCCACCATATTAAGATATTGTCTATGATTATCACTTAAATCTTTTATATTGGCAGTAAAGCTATCTCCAAATGTCCAAAGTGTTCTCATTTACATAAATTTTCAAAAAAAAGATAATCATCATCAACTATCGTTAAAAGATCTAAAACTTTTTGTTTATTACTTTCAAATCGTTCCTTGTTGTTTTTATAAAAATTTATTAGTTCTTCTTTTATATTTGATAACCTTACAATTTCATCTACAAACATACCCAAACGTTTTCTTTGGTCTGGTTCCTCATCATAACTATGATTCAAAATATCATCGTAGAAATCTAATTTATATTTTTCCTTTACCATCTTAATGTGGTTATGTGTTGATAAAATAACAGGCATTTGGTAATAGTAAAATGGTTTAAATGATTTTTCAGATATGTGTATATTATTGTTTGAATCTAAAAACATTGATTCCGTTATAATATTAACATATGTGTTCTCATAATTTTTAGGATATTCAGGTGTATGCATCCATATCGGAAAATCTTTATTATTAACCTCACTAAATTCGTGAAACCAATCTTTTTCAACCTCGTAATCACTTTTCTTAAAGTGTAATTCATTGAAGTATTTCATCTCCTCTTCCAACATAACTCTATCCTCTTTTGAAAATAATGGGTAGTAATAACTTTCTATTGGTCTACAGTCATATCCGGGTACTAATGACCAATTAATATCATCCAATAAATTATATTTTTTTAAGAAACACAATAAACCATATCTGTGAATTTTAGGGGATTTGTTAAATAATTGAAAGAACTTACCCTCTTTTATCGGTTCAAAATCACAACCGCCCACTTTTTTCAAGACCTTTGTGGATGAATGTGGAACAAATCTTATTGTGTGTACATTTATTTGTGATTGATGTTTTTCTTTGTATTCGGGTAATTTATAATTGTTATTTACGATGTAAATTTGTTTCTCGTTTATACCTATTCCTCGAACAAAATCTAAAATTTTCTTAAAACTTTCTTCACAATCAGGTTCGTGTTCGGTTAGGAACATAACAAAGAAATTTGTACATTTTTTTAAACAATCAACGACACCGTCATTAAAAGGTGTTATACCATTCTCAAAAAAATCACTAATAAATTCTCCCCCATGATTTATAATATAATAGTAATTTTGTGTTGGGTTATTACTCACTTCAGACATTGTACAGGTTCTTTGTATAAATTTATCACCATATGATGTATCATCTATAAAATGTTTGATTAAATTCCTTGAATCACAAACTCCTCTTTTTGGATAACGAAATATTATATTGGGAATTGGTTCTTCGGTGTATTCATCAAAATTATCATAAACCAAATTTAAAACTTTCTGCATTATATTAAATTTTCAAAAAACGAATAATCTTTTTGGATGTACTCCAATAAATTTATAATTATTTTTTTATTATTTTCGAATCTATCTTGATTATTTCTATAGAATTCAGTAAATAAATCTTTATTGTCATTTATTCTTTTTATTTCATCAATAATCATTATGAGTCTTTTTTTGTGGTCAGATTCACCATCGTAACTATGATCTATAATATCATCAAAAAAATCTAATCCATATTCTTCTTTCATTTGTTTTACATGTCCTTTAGAGGCAACAAATATTGGAAACTGATAATAAAAAAATGGTTTAAAGGATTTTTCTGAGATATGAACGGTATTTGGTAATCTATTGAATACAGATTCTGTTGTAATATTAACGTATGAGTTTATATATGTATCCACAATTTCAATCTCAGTTAATTTTTGTGATAAATTACGCTTTTCATTATCATCATCTTTATTATAAGTAAACATATTATTTTCATAATCACTTAATTTATAATTAACTTCTAAAAGATATTTAAATAAATTTTCTAATTCTTTATCTTCATTTATAACGTCTTCCATAAAATCAGGATGAATTGTTTCGTTCTTATTTGGAATAAATGACCAATTAACATGATCTATTAAATTATATTTCATTAATAAACACAATAACGCCGTTCTATGTGGTTTAATTGATTTATTAAATGTCATAAAAAATTTACCTTGTTTATTTGTCGTAAATTCACATCCACCTCCGTCTCTCATATCCCTAATTTTACAAAAAAGTAAAAAATTAATCTTATAAACATTAATATCACTATTATATTTCTTTTTATATTCTTCTAATTTTGAATTGTTATTGATACAATATATTTGAGACAAATTTACATTTTTTTTAATGAAGTAATTGTTGATTAAAACAAATACATTTTCATCAATAGGTTCATGTTCAGTGATTAATAATAACTTAAAATTTTTATATTGCTTTAATTTTTCAATTACCTCATTAGTTATTACAAAATCTTCATTTTCTTTAGTTATAAAAGTGGGGTTAATGTGATGATTAATTATGTAAAAAAAATTACCATATTCATTAATTTCATTTAATTTATATTTTTTTATTAAAAATTCTCCCTTTTTTACATTTACTAAAGTATGATTTAATAAACTATCTCCATCGTTAAAGGCCCATTTATTATCGTAGTATATTGAACCATTTGAAATTGGGTTATTGTTTTGCCAAACATCGTATACCAAATTAAATGATTTTATATTAAGGTCCTTCCAAACATTGTTGATCAAATTTGATATTTCTTTATTAATATTGTTTGATCCATATTTTAATCCATAAAGTCTTATAAAATTTTGTTGGTTATGGTTACAAACTTCTTTCATTTCTTCTCTAATTGAAGATAATTCTTCTTTAGATTTTTGGCTATAATCAATTAATATTTTAATAATTTTATTAATTCTAATAGTTTCATCATTGTCGTTGTCATAATCTTCGTTAAACCATTTATCAAAGGTTTTATACCCAATTGATTTAAGAAATTTTAACGTTCCTTTATTTCCTAATATTATAAATGGATGACCAACCATAATTGGTTTCCAAGTTTTTTCTGATATGAATAAAGTGTCTTCATATGTTAACGTTTCAGATATTACAGAAATAAATGTTTTATCATAATCTTCCGTTGTTATATTACATGCCAAATTATAATGTAAATTTGGTGCCGATTCAATGTGAATTGGTGAATTATCTTTTAAAAAATTAAAATGATTAATATCATTCTCAGATATTAAATAAATTTCAGGATCGTACATATTAACATCCCCTAAACTCACAAATCCTCTATTAAAAATATTATTTTTTAGTAATTCAATTAAAAATCTAACTCTGTGTGGTCTTGGGTTTCTATTATACATTAAAAATAAATTTCTATCATCAATAGTTTTATACTCAACAATTTTCTCATATGAAAATTTATTCCACGCCTCAAAATCTAAAATAGGTTCAACATTTATATGTAATTCTTTATTTCTTACAATTTCTTTACTCAACAAATTACCACACGCATAATAGACCGAAAATGAAGGTAAATTAGATTCCTTTCTCCATTTTTCTATTATTTCAAAATCATCGTTTCCTTTAGAACCTGAATATCCTTCATATGTTAAAAATAATAATATTTTACATTTACCATTTCTAACGTCCTCCAAATATTTCTCAGATACACATTTAAACCCAATATCATAATTATCCCTAAAAAAAGACATATTATAAATATTTATTATGTATATGTGTTTATTGTTACCTATTTTATCTATTGTCAGATATGTAATATTATGGTTATATATTGAGGGGCACACTTTACCTTTGAAGAAATCCGAACTAAACATTTCACCATTTTCAGAAAAAATATCCCAATCTCCCCACATAAGGGGTCTTGATATTCTTTTTAATTCTTTGATGTACCAACTTTTAGAAGATCCATTAGGTCTATAAAAATCTAATATACTATCCCATTCTTCTAAACTACATATAATTTTGTCCATAATATTATATAATAATATAAATAAAAAAAATCGTAATAACAATTTGTAATTAGAGATTTTTTTAGTATATTTTATATATGAAAATATTAATTACGGGAGGTGCTGGTTATCTTGGTTCCGTTATAACGGGTAAGATGTTATCTGAAGGTCACGAGGTGGTAGTTCTTGATAAGTTAATCTTTAATCAAGTATCTTTATTATCTTATACTTCAAACCCAAATTTTAAGTTTATACATGGTGATGTTCGTAATGAAGTATTATTAGAGAGATTATGTAATGAGGTTGATGTTATTATACCATTAGCTGCAATTGTGGGATTTCCCGCATGTGCATCTGAACCTGAATTGGCTAAAGAAATTAATTTTAGTCAAATTGTTAATATCGTAAAATACTGTAACGGTAAAGGTAAAAAAATATTATATCCAAATACAAATAGTGGTTACGGTTTAGGAACAGGTCAACTTGAATGTGATGAGGAATCACCATTAACACCAATATCTGTTTATGGTCAAACTAAATGTGAGGCTGAAAATTTCTTAAGGACCTCCACTGACGCCATTGTTTTTAGATTAGCCACCGTATTTGGTGTGTCTCCTCGTATGAGGACTGATTTATTAGTAAATGATTTTACATATAAAGCAATAACAGACAAATATATTGTTGTGTTTGAAAAATCATTCAAACGTAATTTTATTCATATTCAAGACGTTGCAAATGTATTCTTGTTTATGTTGACTAACTATGAACAATATAAGGGTGAAGTCTTTAATGTTGGTTTAAGTGATGCTAATTTAAGTAAACAAGAATTATTAGAAAAAATTCAATCTCACGTTAAAAACTTTGCGGTATCATATAATGACTATTACGAAGATCCCGACAAAAGGGATTACATAGTATCAAACACTAAAATAGAGTCGACTGGATGGTACCCAAAATGGACTATAGATATGGGTATTAAAGAATTAATAATGGCCTACCAAATGATAGTACCAAGAATGGGTGCTGAATTTAGAAATGGTTTTCCTTTAGGATACGCAAATCAAACATAATATGAGTAATAAATGGGATGAGTTCATAGAAACTCCGTCAAAAAAATTCGGGTATCAAGTACCCATATTTACACCTTCAATTTATAGAGAATATAGAGGTGAGATATTCACGACATTTCATAGTGAGGAACATCCTGTAATGAAACACATTCATTATGAGAAATCTGAAATTAGTATTCACGGTAGATTCTCAAAATCATATAAAGGTGTATTAAGAGGATTACATTATGATAATAAAACTTGGAAATTGGTACAAGCTGCAGTCGGTGATATATATTTAATAGTGTTAGATATGAGACCAACGTCGGACACCTTCGGTGAATGGGAATCTTTTATGATAACTGAAAAAGATAGGAACCAGGTATTGGTACCACCAGGATTTGCGAATGGACATTACGCACTAACCGATTGTATGTTTCATTATAACTTATTTTACAAAGATGGTTATGTTGATGCTAACGAACAAGGTGTTGTTAAATGGAATGATCCTGAATATCAAATGGAATGGCCAACAGATAAACCAACATTACAAAAAAGAGACAGATGATTAAAAATTTAGTAGATGAATTACCAATGGTCAATAATCCGTTATGGGATAAAGCTGGTTTAATTCAATTTGAAAGAAAAATGGCGGATCATTGGGAATCCGGTAAGGTAAAAGGTCCAATACACTTAAGTGGTGGTAATGAAGATGAATTAATTGAAATATTTAAATACATTAAGAAAACAGATTGGGTATTCTCAACTTGGAGATCTCATTATCATGCACTACTTAAAGGTATTCCATCTGAATGGTTAGAAGAAGAGATACTTGCTGGTCGTTCTATTACTATAGTTAGTAAAGAACATAAGTTTTATTCATCAGCAATAGTTGGTGCGATTATTCCAATTGCAACAGGTGTTGCACTCGCAAATAAGAGAGATGGTAAGGATGATAAAGTTTGGTGTTTTATTGGTGATATGGCATTTGAAACTGGTGGTTTTTATGAAATGCACAAATACGCTCAACGTTATGATTTACCAATACGTTTTGTTGTTGAGGATAACGGTGTATCTACAAATACACCTACGGAAGAAACTTGGAATGGAATAAAAAGAGAAGTACCTAATGATGTTATTTGGTATAATTATAAAAAAGAGTGGCCGCACTACGGAACAGGAAAATGGGTGATTTTTTAAATGTAGTTTACGATAATTGGGATGAGAATGTTAATCCCAAACCAAATTTAGAAAATATGTTTGGTCAAAATAAATTCAAAGTTGTAAATGGACTTTTTCGTTATTATGAAATGATGTTTAAAGTAAGATTATGGAACATATTAGATGTTTATAATAATCCAAATGAAAATTTTTATTATTTTATTAATCCAATAGGTAATAGTTTATACCTATTTCATGAATATGGTGATATACCATTACCAGATGACGTTAAAGAATGTTTTTTAAAATGTAAAAATTTTAACATAGTTTTCTTAAACGAACATGAATATGAAGAATTTGAATATTTGGAATTTATACATAATAAATCATTAAAACACGGATTTGACCACTCTAGAATTTTTGTTTTAAATAATAATTCAAAATTAAAATTATATAAAGAACAAATAGGTACATCAATTAATGTTTATACTTTAGAATTCTTACTTAATTTTATTTCAGGTCATATGTTAGAATATATTAGTGAACATAAACCTATAAAAGAAGGTAAATTTTTTCTTTGCCACAATAGATCGCCTAAACCACATAGATATTCTCTTTTGGTTTTACTAAGAAATAATAATTTATTGGATCAAGTAGATTGGTCATTAATAATGGGGTGGAATAGAAAACAAAATTTAGTAGGTGGTGATGTTTCCAAAAATTTCTTTTCTCGATTTTTTAATTTTATCGAATATGAAAATCTTAAAGACGATATAGATTTTTTTGAAAATATAGGTATTAAAAAAAGTATATATGAGAATGAAACAAATTGGTTTAGTGAAGGTGACTTATCCCCTAATTTTAATTGGAAAGATATTTATGAATTACGATCTTTTCATGAGAGTTATGTAAATGTTGTAACAGAGTCTAATTTTTTTAGTGATAGTGTTCATATAACTGAAAAATCAATAAAACCATTTTATTTTTATCAGCTACCCATTTTTCTATCGGGGGTTGATCATGTGAAATTTTTAAAAAATAAATATGATTTTGACTTTTTTGATGAAATTATAGATCATAGTTATGATAATATTAAAGATAACAAAAAAAGATTATTTGCTGTTTTTAATGAAATAAAAAGGCTTTTTAGTAATAAAGAAGAAATTATTAATTTTTATATAAATAATAAAGATAGATTTGAAGAAAATAAAAATAAAGTGATTAAAATTAAAAAGGTCAATTCTGATGTAGATTATTTTAACTCATTAATAAATAAAACATTTTAAAATGAAAAACGTGTTGATAACCGGTTGTTCTGGTTTATTAGGAACATATTTAATAAAAAAATTCTTAACAATTCAAAATTCGTATAAAGTAATTGGAGTTGATATTGTTGACACTAAATTAAATTTTAAACAGCCTAATTTTGTTTTTGAGAAATTAGATTTAACTGATGAAAAAAATATAAAATATCTTTTTGATAAGTATAAACCTGATTTAGTAATCAATTCTTTTGGAATTAAAGGATCTCCATTGAAGGCTAAAAATCAACCTGTTGACTTTTTATACCCATCATTAAAAATTAATACTGAAATAATTAATCAATCATATAAAAATAATAGTTGGTTAATATTTGTTAGTTCGGTTGGGGTTTACTCTCCTGCTGAGAAATTTGTCGAAGATGATGTATGGAAAACTTTACCTTCTGAGAACGATTGGTACCCTTCTTGGTCAAAAAGGGTTGGTGAACTTTTATTAGAGTCATATAAAGTGCAATATGGTTATGATAAATGGTCCATCATAAGACCCGCAAACATATTTGGTGATTATGATGATTTTAGTGGTAATGGTACCGTAATATCAACTACAATTAAGAAAATATGGGAATCTGAAGGGACAATGGAATGTTGGGGAGATGGTAGTCCAACTAGAGACTTTGTATTTGGTGATGACGTTGCGGACGCAATATATAAAATGTATGAAAATAAAATTAATGATATTGTAAATTTTGGTTCAGGAGAAGAAATTACTATTAAATCGATGATAGAAGATTTAATATCCATTAGTAAAAAGAATATTTCGATTACTTGGGATTCTTCAAAACCTAATGGTGATTTAAGAAGACAAATGGATACCACAAAACAAGAAAAATACGATTTATTACCAACAACTTCATTTAAAAGAGCGTTAGAAAGGACATATTATTACTACATTTCCCAATTTAAAACCGAAGAATTATCTTTTTTAAAAAGAGATTTGTTTGATAATGGATTTTATGTTGGTAAATTAGACGAAATTTTTACTGATATAAATACATTAAATGGTAAAATAGAAGAATTAAAATCATTATCAAAAACTAAAGAATACTATAGTGCTAGATTTGATTACAATTTAAGTGATAACGAACCTAGATATAAAATTAGTTTAAATGAAGAAGAATATGAAGAAAGGAAAAAATTTGTAAAAGAAAATAATAAAAAAGTGGTTCAAAAATGGTGGGAAAGCACAAGTCCTGTTTTTAACGAATTAAAAAATTATTTTAATGATGAAGTAGTAAAATGTTTAAAGAAAATTTATCCTGAATCAATTGGTAATGAATTACATAATTCTAATTTTACATTATATGAAAATGGAGATTTTATCACCCCACATAGAGATGGATTTAATATATCAAGATATTGTGTTATATTAATTTACTTATCAGATGAAAAAGACTACAATAATGGTGGTGGTGAATTAGTTATAATTGAAAATGGAGTAGAAGTTGTGGTCCCTCCTATAAAAGGTAACTTCGCAATATTAGACTTTACAAGAAATAACGCAAATCACGCAGTTAATCCAGTTAAAAATGATTTCGTAAGATATACGTATATTAATTTTTATCAAAATGAAAAAATACATTTAGAAGAAATGGAAAAAAATACAAAATATAAATAAAATGATAAATAAAAATTCAAGAATATTAATTACCGGTGGTTCGGGATTAGTAGGTCAAAACTTAACCGAAAGATTACTTAAAGAAGGTTACACTAATTTAAGAATAAATTTACACAAAAGAGGTGTTAGAAAAATTCATGATGGTGTTCATTACACATATCACGATTTACAAACTTACGAAGGTTGTTTAACTGCAACTAAAGATGTGGATGTAGTATTTCACGCCGCAGCGTCAACATCTAATGCGGTAGATACTGTTGTTGATCCGTTAGCTCACGTTACACCTAACGTCGCAATGAATAACTTCTTAATTGACTCCAGTTGGAGAAATAAGGTTCAACATTACATCTTCTTATCATCTAACACAGTTTATCCACCAAAAGGAGATGAACCCGTTGTTGAGACTGATTTCTTATTTAATGAACCATATCCTGTTTACTTCCCTGTGGGTTGGATGAAAAGATATGCTGAGATTCAATGTGAATTGTATGGTAAGTATTTACCTGTTAAAATGAAATGTACCGTTGTTAGACCAGCCAATTTATTTGGTCCTCACGATAAGTATGATTTCAATAAATGTCACGTAACTCCAGCAACTATTCGTAAAGTGGCCGATAAAATGGATCCAATTCCAGTATGGGGTGATGGTAGTGAATTGAGAGATTTATTATACATTGAAGATTTTGTTGAGGCATTACAAGTTATTATGGAAAATGAGACTGAAATGTTTGAAGTTTATAATGTTGGGTCTAATAAAGTTTATTCCGTATTAGAAGTATTAGAAATGATGAAAGTAATTGCTAACCATGACGCTCCAACTGAATTTATTAGTGGAAAACCTTCCATGATACCAACTCGTAAAATTGATTCAAATAAAATTAAAGAAAAATTAGGGTGGGAATCTAAAACATCATTAACAACAGGTTTATCCTTAGCTTACAATTGGTATACTGAAAATAAAAACGAATTTAATTAATATGAAAGGATTATTATTTGGTGGTTGTTCATTTACATGGGGTCAAGGTCTATATTTCTATTCGGACTTACCTAAACAAAAATACCCATTAAATGAATTCACATATCGACGTGAAGAATTAACCGACGCACATCTAAGATTTAAAGATACATTAAGATTTCCTCGTTTAGTTGCAAATCACTTTAATACTTTTGAATTAGTTAAAGGTCAGAATGGTGGGAGTGAAGATGAAACATTTGATTTTTTACGTACAGTTTTTAAACATAAAATTAATGAAAAGCACGACCATTATGTAAGTGATAACATAGAATATGGGGATATTGAATATATAATTATTCAAACATCTCAAATTTGGCGTAATAAATTCTATTTTACATTAAATGGTAAAGAAGATTATGCTATGATTTCATTGAATAATAATCATCACGGTTATAATTGGGATAACCTTTATAAATGGTTGATTGAAAATAATGAAACAATTGAAAATGTTGTAAAATCTCATTTAAAAATACAATTAGATAGATTTGAAAATGAAGTGAAGTTTTATGAGGATAAGGGTATAAAAGTAAGATTTCTATGTTGGGAACCTGATTTCTATTATGAATTGGATAAATACCCATATCTTAGAGAGAGATTCGTACCAATTTTTTACAATGATGTAAGATATAATACAATACGTAAAATGCACGATGAGAATCCACATTTAAAGATCAAGGGTGATGTTGTATTTTTCGGTGATAATATTCCCGATGATCATCATCCATCAAAAGAATGTCATAAGGTGATTGCTGAAAGTATAATTAGAAGACTTGAATCTGAAATAAAATAATGAAAGGTATAATATTCGCCGGTTGTTCGTTTACTTGGGGTCAGGGATTGTATTATTATTCCACTATGAAAAATGTGGTTAATCAAGGAAATCAATTTAAACCTAATTTATTAACAGATGCACACATTCGTTATAAAAATATATTTAGATTTCCAAGATTGGTGGCTAATCATTTTAATGGATTTGAAATTGTTAGAGAACCGAATGGTGGTAATGATATAACGTCAATCGATTTTGTTAACAACTTATTCGATAAATATAAATTTAATGATGGAGGTAAATATGATTATTCGGAAATTGATTATATTATATTACAAACATCTCAAATTGTTAGGAACCATTTTGATGTTGGGGTGGGTGGTAAATTAAAAACATTATCCTGTAGTCAAAACGATTCTAAGTTAACAAAATATTTAGTAGAAAATAACATAACATTTAATGAATGGTTTAATATATTTACAGGACAAGTATTTCAAAAAATAAAAGATTTTATTATATTCTACGAAAATAAAGGTATTAAAACTAAGATATGGTGTTGGCAAGATGATTTATTAAAATATATTAAAACAGATTCTTATTTTTCAGATAAATTTATTAAATTTGAATATGAAGGACAAACATATGATTGTTTAGATTATATGATAAATTTGAATGAAAATTTACTTATATCAAATGATAAAATTAATTTTACAGAATTGATACCGGATCAACATCCATCTAAATTATGTCATGAAATAATTGCCAAAAATATAATAAAAAATATAGAAAATAAATAATTATGAGTTCACCAGAATATACCCCATATAAGGACGCACTAACAAATTCAATGACTTACCTTGGTCAACAGGAAGATACTGTATTTATAGGTCAACAGGTTCTTTGGCACGGTAATCCAATGAGTACGACCATTGGTGATGTTCCTAAAGAAAAACTAATTGAACTTCCCGTTATGGAAGAATCTCAAATGGGTATGTCATTAGGAATGGCTATGGCTGGTAAGTTTGTCGTTACATTCTACCCTCGTTGGGATTTTGTAATATGTTCAACAAATCAATTAGTTAACCATGTTGATAAAATTGGATTAATGAGTCAAGGTAAATGGCAACCTAATATGATTATTCGTTTAGGTAAGGGTTCTGATAAACCGTTAGATCCAGGTCATCAACACAGAGGTAATTACTTTGAGGAATTCAAATCCATGTGTCCTAATATTAATTTTATTGATTTAAAGGATTGGAACGATATTGAATTACATTATAAAAACGCATACGAAAAAGGTGGTATTCATGTAATTGTGGAATATCCTGAATTATATTATATTTAATTTTTTATTAACTAAATGATGGAAATTATGTGTAACAATTTTCTTTTTATTTATATAATATAATTCATTCATGAATGAATTAAAAAATGGATGATCTTCTTTAAAAACTTGTATTTTTTTAACTTCTTCTTCGGTGTATGCACCATCTCCCCAATGTACATGTTGTGTATAATTAATATGTAATTTAAAACTACTACTTTTAAAAATATCTGTCATTATATTATAAAACATTCCCATTTCTAAATAATTTTTCTCACTTACAACAAAAGACAATGTTAAATAATTAATAGTATCAATTGTACTTATAAATTTGAGATTACCTAATAACATATCCCAATCACCATTTAATCTGGTAATATTTTCGTAAGTATATTTAGTTCCCGCATCTATACTAATTTCAATAGATCCTATATATTTTTTCGCTTGTAATGAATTCCACATTTTTTCATTTAACATTTTACCGTTAGTAATAATGTTTATATATTGTAAATTTGGATATTTTTTAATATCAAAATTAATTAAATAGTTTCTATAAATTTTAGAATAAAATGGATCTCCACTACCAGTTATTAATATTGTTTTTATATGACTGGCAAATTTAGTCTCAATTTCATAAAGAGTTTTTAATTTATCTTGATGTTTTTTAGAATTTTCATCATCATTTGAAACTAAGTCCAATCTACAAGATGGACATTTAAAATTACAACTTCTATCAAAACCAAATAAAACGTTCTCAGGATGGGTTTCTATTTTTTCAACATCTTCGATTGAGTTAATTTTATGATAGTTTAGAAATTTTTCTTTTTCTATGAAATTAATTGGTATTTCGTTTGTGTTTAATAATCTATTTAAACTAGGACACACATTATGATCACAATGTCTATATGTTCCATCTAATACTGATTTCCGTATATCAATTGCCGTATTAGTATCCCACTCTATTTCTTCTTTGCCGTCTCTAATACTTGTTGGACACCATGAGGGGCAACAAACATACACTTGATATGGTTGTAAGTCCATATAACTAAACGGGTTAGTACAAACATATTTATTTAACTTATCCTTCATTTTCTTCTTTTGTTGGCCAACTAACTTCCCAATCTTTAAAATCAGCCGCAATACAATCAATTTTATAATCTTTTCTTCCACCAACAACTTCTTGTATTTTATTCTTGGCGGTATTTCTTATACCATTTAATCCGTGAGTTAACGATAACATACTTGGTCCTTCTTTTCCACTTCTTACATTAGATTCGTTATGCCAAATGTGTAAATTCATTTGTGCACATACAATAACCGCTCTCAACATCTCACCAGTTATAACAACATCTTTCTCACTTAAAATAAGTTGTATGTCGTGTGTGATATCAGCAATTTCTTTAGCGTATTCTTCTTTATGTTCAGTTATAAACACTTCTTTTAATTGTACAATCGAAAGTCTATCAATTAACTCCGATAATGTTGGTAAAAATCTTCTTTGTTCCATTATATTAATTTGTTTTGTTTTTTTATTTCTGATAAATAATCATTTTTTATTATAAAATCATACATAGTTTTTGCAATCTCAGTATGAGCTTTTATTGACGGGTGTGCACAGGGTGTTATATATCCACCTTTTGACATTTTTTTATTTGAGTACGCGTAATCGTAATATTTTGCCGATGATTCTACACCTATTAAATCGTCTCTATTCTCTAAATGACATAACATGTCAGCAACACAAGAAAAACCTCCTGGTTTGAGGTAACTATCCCAATTAACCATAGTCATCAATTCATTAAGATAATGAATATTACCATAAAGATAGTTTTCCTTTGTTTTTTCTCCTCTTATTTTTTTATAAAATGATTCATTGTTATAATCTGTTGAGAAAGCACTTGTTAATATTAATTTTGCATTATTTGCTTTACACCATGTTTGAGCTTCATGAATGTTCAATATTAATTCTATTGTTGCGGATCTATCTGAATAGATATGAGTAAGATACTCATTCCATAAACCTCTTTCATCTCCGACATGTGAATCGGTTGGCCACATTGTTTTAAAATGAATATGTTGATTTAAATTTTTATGTACAAAATCAAATCTCTCCATACCTGTTAACATGAAAATAACTATTTTTTCTTTTATATTTTCAAATTTAAACGCGGGGTGCATTGATAATTGTTTAACAGATGCTCGATTACCTCTACCTACCATACCTAAATTAATCGACATATAATCTGTTAAATGGTTTTTACATAATTGATTTACCCATGAGTTTTCATAAAAGATTGTATCCACGATTTTTTCGTCGGATTCAGGAACATTTTTCATATCCCAATTATATTTTTTCCATATATCTTCACTACAAGCACCTTGTCCTTGTGTAAAACTATCTCCAATACCAATTATAACTTTAGAATCTGTAGTTAATTTTCTAATTAAATCGTATTTATACCAATCAAACATTAAATTAAATTTTTAATTTTATTTGTATGATTACAATAATTTTTTAAATTGGTATACGCTTCAGGTAATTTAAATAATTTACCAACCAATACTGATTGATTATATTTTATAATTTCTTCCATAGAAGAAAACCATTTTAATTTATCTTGAATATCATCAACTTTTTTAATTGACTCAATAATATATTGTAACCTTTCATGTGTCGGTAAATGATCATATCCCTCATCTATAAAACCATCAAATGTTTTATATCCAATTTTTTTCATCATTTCCATACTATCCTTATTCCCCATTATAATAAATGGACTATTACATGCAATAACTTTAAATGTTTTTTCACTTAAAAACATGGTTTCGTCACTATCACCACAATGAGCTTCACTAATAACCGTCATAAATGTATCTAATGAAATTTGATTATTGAATCTTCTAATATAGAAATTATCATCAAATTCATCGTTACTTTTTTCATGTACTAAAAGTGGTAATCCAACTAATATTTCGTCTATACGTTCTTTACTTATTTCTTGTCCTTCAAATATATAACCATGTTTATCGAATGAGTTCATACTAACTAATCCCTTGTTAATTAATCCCGCTTGATGTAAGTAATTATAAAACCAAACTCTTTGTAATCTAATTCTTTTATTTAAACAAGCGAAAGTTTTAATATGAGATATATTTTCTGTTTTATGTGTGATGTGATCTTCAAATGTTGGTAATGGGTGGTTATCTCTGATTTTTTCATAACACATCATCCCCATATCTAATTCAAAATGTGAATATGGTATAACTTTAATCTTTTCAATTACATCATTGTCTTTTGTCCATTTTTCATATGTTTCATCGGCAATCATATTACCAGTAACATAAATGATACGTGTTGGTGAAACATTCCATTCTTTACATTCTTTATGAAACCACTCCCATAACCAAGGTGTTTGATACCCCTCTAAACTTTGATCCAACATAACATAAGCTTTATTATTTCTTAAGTCAGTTAGATATTTTTCATTAAGATAAAAGAAAAAACTTTTAACCCTAGGGTCATACCCTGTCCAATCATCGGGACTATGGTTTACTGATGTTGGGATTATATACTCTTCATCAATTATTTCATCTACCGAATAATAATTTAACTCTCCATTAATATTTGATAATTGGCAATTAATGTTTGTTGCGGTTAATAATGGTGATATACCAAACCTATTAATCCCTGATCTATTAATATCTTTACAGGAAGTAAAATTAGCCAGATTAAACTTATCTTCAAAAACAAAATTCATTATTTATTGTAATTTTCTTTATCTGACACATAAACTCCAGGTTCATAGTGTGTTATTCTACCATCAGTAATTTTTACATCTTGTATTGTGTTGTCAATCACTAATGAATTATACCAATCTTCTAACTCAGGGAATGTCTCCACGAAATTCTTGTTTCTACGAATATCATATTGAACATAGAAGCTTTTAAAGTCATGATATTGTATTGACATGTCCATTTCACTTGTATTATGACCTCTATTAACAACTTCAATATAATCAATCAATCTTTGAATTTGAGCACCTTCATGCATATTGATTAACGGATTCTTTTTATGTTTTCTCCACCACATTGATAACTTACCGTGTAAATCGTGTTTAATATCGTCCGGTAATGTAAGTGGTGACATAAACGCCGGCCATCTTAAAATGTTAAAGTCAACAATTGGTTTATGTGTTCCGTATTTCTCTTTTAATTTCAACATATCATCTAAAAATTCAGTAATACTAAATAAACACAAACTATTAATTGTCATCATAATAACAACTTGTCTAATTTTAGCACTCTCAATTACTTTAACTAAATTACTTCTCCATAGTTCATAATTTAAACCATCCCTAATATATTCCGCTTGCTCACCATAAGCTTCACAACTTGTATACAAATCGAATTCTTTGATGTCTAATTCGTGAGATATACTAATTAACCTATTCACCGTCGTTTCGTTAAGACCTAGGTTAGAATTGACTGCAAGTCGTAAATTAGGGGACGGATATTGTTTCATTGTATCCATGAACTGCCAAAAATTACGAGATTGTGATGGTTCTCCACCAGTTACACGTATTTCCATTAATTTTTGTGACAATTCAGGCCACCATTTTAAGAAAGCATCAACATATGGATTGTTCTCATTGTATTTACCGTAAATCTCAGACCAAGATCCGTCAGCATAATATGCCCCCGCACTTGTTGTTTTAAATTTCTGATATGGACCATTATCTTTAATGTCTTTACCCCATGTTGTTGAGTATCCTGAATTACAATATGAACAAGCAAAATTACATGTTCTATCAAAAGATACCTCGATAGTCTGTGGTACAATATCCGCATCCCAAGGTAGTTCTTTTAATGCCGCAATATCTTCAGAACTATAAATTTGACTTTTATATATACGATCCGAAATATTATTTCTACCGATATCTTCAATCTTCCAACAGTAAGAACATTCCGCCGGTTTAACACCTTCTAACATCATTTTACGAATTTCTTTCTTAAAATCAGTATTATGTAATGCTGCTGGATTTGTTTTTATTGCTTCAACATCAATGGGATGTGGTAATGGTAAATGACACGAGTTTGTAAATCCATGACCTAAGTGTAAACTAACATTTAACCATTTAGCCGCACAAAAACTACAACTTACTTTATTTAAATGTTCATCTCTCCAGTTTGCTAATTGTTCTGACATTTTTATATTTTTATTAATGTAATTAAAATTATTGTTATTTCATATATTGTATTGGTACTTTTTCTAAAAAGTTACAATTTTTTGATTCATCATAAATTATATCTAAATTGTTAATAATCTCAAAATCGTATAAACAAATAAGATCTTCATAATAATATTTTTCTACTAAACCTACTAATTCAGATTGATATAAATCTTTTGCATCATTTATATCTGACGACTTCATTAAAATAGAAAAATGATTTAAGTCCATTTCCCCATAATATCTTTGTTCTTTCAACCCGCAATCAGGACTCGAACACCCTAAATATAAACCGTCCGACCTATAATCTTCAATTAATTGTCCTTCAAATGTTAGTTCATTTACTTCGACAAAGTTTTTATATAATATAAATTTATTTAATTTTCTAATAACAGATAGTGTTACACCATTTTCAACGTCCTTCTTATCCACATCTTTAAAATGTATATATTTAAATTCATCTTCTCCATTGTCTTTTCTTACCCAAAATTCCCAAGCAACATCGTTAGTTTCACTATTATATGATAATCCCATATTTTTTCCAGGTTTACCGTATATCATACAAATTTTATCAATTTTATATTTTTCTTTAATTGTAAAATTACAGGTAATTATAAATTTTTCTTTATGTTGAAAATCATACACATTATAATTTTTTTCTTTATCAAAAATAGTAACGTATTGATTATCGTGATGTTCACTTAAATCCCAATTATATTTAATCCAATAAGGGTGTTTATATTTTATTCTCATATTCAATTTTCTTTATAAATTTAATCAATTCTGGAAAATATTCTTCGCAAACATAACCTCTTCTAATTTCATATTCTCTAATAAATTTTACAAAATCTAATTTGTCTTTATTAAATGAATTAGAATCAAGTTCTGAATCACTAATAAAAATATCTCTCAATCTAGATATTTTTTCAATTTCTTGTAATGAAAAACCAACATCTTTAATTTCTTGCATTTTATGAAAATTTAAACTTCTAAAACTTGTGTTAAATTTCATAAATTTTATACATCTATCAAAATAATCAATTTTAACATAATCTTTTAATATCCTAAAACTTAAAAACGGTGGATGTCTTAAATATGATGTGTCCAAAATAATTGCCGAATTCCAATATCTTTCATCATTAAAATGTTTAATTTTCATTTTATATATTCTTTTTATTAATCTCTCATAAGAAAATACACTAAATATATTAAATGTTGCCATAACGACAATAGTTACTTTCGGTAATAAAGTTAGAATTTTATCTATATTTTTAAATAACATATTAAAATCTAAACCATACCTAGTGTATTCGGCTTGTTTTCCGTCAGCTTCACAAGATGTAAAAATAATTATTTCTTTTACTCTTTTTTCGTCAATTATAATTGTTAACTTTTCAATTAATTTATCAACTAAATCATCAGGTATACCTAAATTACTATTAATTGATAATTTTAAATTTTTATTTGGTTCCTCAGTTTCAATAATGTAATCTAGTACTTTCCAAGTATCTTTAGATAGCAATGGTTCTCCTCCGGTAATTCTAAACGTATCTAAACTACTATATAATTCGGGAAACCACGTCCAAAAAGCTTGGACGTATGGATTTTCTTCAGAATGTTTATATGGTACCGTATTTCGTTCTTCCATTCTTTTTGTACCATTATAATCATATGAAAGTCTATATGGTCCATATTGATTAATTTCTTCCATCCATTTAGATGAATATTCAGGTCCACAATATGCACATTTAAAATTACAAGTATTGGAAAAACTAACTTCAGCATACTTTGGGTTAAAATCATCTCTCCAATTTGATTTAGATATATCATGAAAATATGGTTCTGACCAAGGTTCCGATGATTTAAAAATTCTATCTGAAAATGATTTTACAGTTGTGTCTTCAACATTCCAACAATATTGACATTCGGATGGTCGTTCTCCTTCCAACATTTCTTTTCTAGCTTGTTTTTTTATTAGACTATTATGTAATGCCGTTGGATTTCTTTTAATTTCATTTAAATTTACTTTATGTGGTTCTGGATGGTGACAACTATGTGTTGTTCCATTATGTAAATGCATGGTTACTTGAGTCCATTTAGCCAAACAAAATCCGCAACCAACACCATCTAATTTTTCCTTCATTAATTCGAATCCAACGTTAGACATTTTATTTTTTTTCTTTAAAAATGTCTTATCTTTTAACTCGTCCATTATTAAAAACTCGTCATTTTTATCCTCCAAATCATAATAACAATATAATGTATCAAAATCATATGAATTTTTTAATTCAGTACTATCTGTTGAATATTTTTCTAACTTTTCAATATCAATATCCTCAGAATATATACTTAAATGTTTTAACTCCATTTCGGTTAAACATTTATGTCTAATATTTGTACTATCAATATTATGACATCCAATATATATTGGTTCATTAATATAATCACTAACCAATTCACCTTCACTTTCTATTGTGTCGATTAATTTAAAATCTTTATATAATTTAAATGTTTTTTTATTGTAGGTAATTGACAATGTTAATCCACTCGATAAAGTGGAGTTATTTAAGATGTCATAAGTATAACAATTAAATTTTTCTTCTCCGTTTTCTTGTACTGTCCAAAATTCAAATACAAACAAATCAACTTCATAATCATAACTAATACCAAAATTTTTACCAGGTACACCTAAAAATCCAATTTTGTAGTCTTTTTCAAAGTCTTTACCTATTTTAAATGAAATATTAATACTAAAACTACCTTGAGTAATTATATTACTTTGTATTTCATGTAATTTTGGTTTTAGGAACCACGGTTTCTGATATTCTATTCTCATTTCATTTTAACATTTATAAATTTTGTATTAGGGTATAATGTATCATCAACATTATCAACATCTAACACTTCTAATATTTTATTAAGTCCATCTTTTTTATAATCTATCTTTTTTTGTTGCATTTCAGTAACAAATCTTTTCTCATTTCTTGCGGTCGTTTCTCCCTTTTTCCATTCACCATTAATAAATCCTTCGTCTTCATGAAACATACAATTAAAATTACCTTCTCTTCTTATTGGAATTATATTATCGATAACTTCAATATCTTCTTTAGTAATTTCAGTATTAAGATTTTCACATATTATATTATTTACCTTATCTAAATAACCATTCTCAAAATCCATATGTAAAACCAAACTTTTTTCTTTACTAACCGACATTTTTATATTTTTATAACACTTGTCATATATTTTAACTTCAGCAATTTGGCCTTTAAAATATGTTTTTTGGTTGCTACAAAACCCTAATATAAATGGATTGGTGTTATCGTGTTTTTTAAGGTTTTCTCCAATCATAAATGATTTATTCTCTTTAACATCGTTTACGTTAGTGACTAATTCATTATTAACAAAGAAATACATTTCTTTTGTTTTATTATCAAATGAAACTGTTACCCACGTCCATTCATTTTCAAATTTCTTAACCCAATTATTATGATAATTTTCGTTTTTATCAAAAACTGTCATGTTAACCGTCCTTGAATTATTAAAGGATAACCCCCATGTCCAAGATTCGTGTTTTCTTAATATTGGGTATTCAATAAATTTCTTTTCTTTGTCACCAACCAACCAAATAGGCACTTTCTCTTGTTGTTGTTCTGCTTTAAATAATACAGAAATAGTATGATTACCAGATAAACATTTACTTATCTTTTCGTTTGTTGGTATAACCACTAATGAATCATCTCCATTAAAATTTACAACCGATTTTTCTTTATGTGATTTAAAAATCTTACCATCTTTATAACCCTCAAAATAACACCTCCAAAAAAGATCATCATCTTCTTGACCCCAATCCCAATATTCGTTTGAATAACCATTGGTTTGATACGCTTGTTCTTTGGTAAATAAAACAACACCTCCAAAGTATTGATCATACCCTAATGTGTAATTATACTTTGATAATTTGGTTGCAATATGAACTGGTGATTTTTCAGGATAGGAGTAATCACAAATTAAATTATCTTTATCGATTGCTAACATATCCACGTCGTGCCAAGCTACATAATCACAACCATCTTCAAACGCATAATGTGCTGCAATGTTTTTTGTTGCACCTCTATTAAATAATTTATCATCAACTTGATGTCCAACATAAAATTTATGTTCTATTCCTTTTTCATTTAAATATTTTGATAAATGTGGTATCAAATTCTCAATGTGTTCCTTTCTATTTCTGTACGGTATACAAATACCTAATTTATGACTCATATTCCAACTGTTACAAATGTTATGTTATTTTCGTTTGTTATTCCGTGTTCTACAAAATTTAAATCTGATAATCCATCGTTATATAATAATTCGTGATTTGTAGATACTTCATTTATAAATCGTAGTTGATTCCATCTAGTAGATTGATCTTTCCATTTGTTATCTAAAAATCCATTTTCTTCGTGAGGTAAACTTTCAAATAGAGATTTTCTCCTATGTGGAACATATAATTCGTATATACTATCTACTATTAAGTCTGTAATTTCACAATTAATGATTTCACCATCATTATTATTTCCTGATAAATCTTTTAATTTATAACCTTTTATTATCTTAGTGTCATAATATAATTTAAGGGAATCCGCAGATTTGTAATCACCAAAATTTTGTGTTAAACCCTTAAATTTATTTTTTGATATTTCCATTATTTCATTATCATCTAAAACGATATCATAAACGGCAAAAGCATCAAAATATCCTTTAAAATATTTTGGTTCATATTCATTGTTAAGGTCACCTGTTCCAATATAAAAAAATGGTTGTTTTTGGTATTGATGTAGTTTTCCTGAAAATTCTACTTTACCAATAATATCCCCGTCTTGGTATACTTTAATAATCTTATCTGTGTCGTTAATTGTAATGGAAATATTTGTCTTATAATTTTTCTTTATTTTAGAATTAACATAAAGTACATTATGTTTATTATCAAAAGTACAAATATTATATCTGGAAAATGAGTTGAATGATATTGAAAAATCATATCCTGGTATTGTAAATATATTAAATTGATCCACTTCTTTTGTATGGTCACATATTATATCATCAGGATAAAAGGAAATAAATAATGTAATATCCTTATTAAAGTTAAGATTATTTATACCTTTTACGTAAGCATCTTTTCCATTAAATTTTAATACAGAACCTGATGTTCCCATATTATCTAAGTAAAGTGTATTTAAATCTAAATCATTCACAACACACCTTAAAAGTAAATCAGTATCTTCATAACCCCATCCCCAATACTTGTTAGAATACCCGTTTATTTTTTTAAAATCTTTAACATTAAACATGGTCACTCCTCCAAAATATGTGTCAAATATTTCTCTATCTTGGTTTGAAAAATTGGTAGCTAAGTGTGTGGGTGTAATAGAATAACTGTAGTCTACGTCGATCGGTAACATATCTATATCATGAAAAACAACATACTTACATTTAAGTTTCTCAGCATAAGTAAATCCTATATTTAATAACATTCCTCTATTGAACAATTTAGCATCATCTTGTTCAACTATGATAATCTCATACGGAATATTCTTTTCACTAAGATATTTTGTAATTCTCTCTTTAAAAATATCAAGCTGTTCGTATCTATTTCTAAATGGAACTATTATACCTACTTTTCTATTGTGCATTTTTCTTTACTTTCTTATCGTCAGTTTTAATTTCTTCTTCTACATCATCACCCTTTACTATTTTATTATGAAATTCGGCAAGATAATATTGGACTCTTTGTCCCCACTCATCTTTATCGATTTCTTCAAACCACACAGTTAATGCGTCTAATGAATTGGCAATTTTTTCTAATGCTTTTATTTTTCTCGTTTCGAGAGCTAATTGCTCATCTTTTTCTGTTTTTACACTCATATTGATATGATTTTTTTAATTAATTTATTCCAATTTTTATAATGGTTATATTCTGGTTTATTTAATCCTAATTCAAACATAAAATCAGGATTTAATAAATTTATTTTAAAATTTGTCTTTTTTAATTCTTTATACATTTGAAAATATTCACTTGAAAACGCATAATCTTCATTTAGGTTTGCAACATTCGATACTCTATCTATTGATGTTGAGTCCCATTTAAAGTGATGAACTTGTACTGAGTGTGTATCCACTGGTGCAATTAATGGATGACTCCACCCTTGCCATCTCCATGTTGTGTGGTCGTCAATTTTAGCATAATGTTGTCCTGCCGTTACATCAACATATCCTTTCATAATACAAATCTTATTTGGACATGCGTTACTCATTGGATATCTAAAAAAACCAGCATTAGGAAATTGTTCCCATATAGATACGTCATTAACTAACTCAGTAAATTCGCCCCCTGTACCAATTCTATCAATAAAACCACCTCTTACAATATCCCAATTATTTTCTTGACAATCATATATTATTTTACGTAAATCATCATTAGGATATAAATGAAATTCATCAATATCAGCAATAACATACCAACTATCTTTTCGTTTTGATTTAACAAAATTATAAAGTTGCGTTACTTTTTCCCAATCAAATACTCTTTCTTGTATAGTTATAACAACATTAACTTTTTCGTAGTTTTTAATTACTTGATTAATTTCTTCGGTTAAATTTGGATGTAATTCGGTTTCGTATACGGCAATATTAATTTCATCAACATGTTTTTGATAATGTTCAATGAAATGTGGAAGTAAGTTAATTCCGTGACCTATAACTGTTAATAATTTAACCATTTTTCTTATTAATTACCGTAATACCACTAGATGACGGTTTATTAGGTAATATACCAAAATTAAATAGATTAATCAAATTAAAAGATGGGTTTTTTTCTAATTCTTTAATAAACTTTGATGGTCCATCGAATCTATGATGATCTTTTTTTGCATCTTCAGAAACTATAAGTTTTTCCTCATAATCTGAATCCGTATCGTGGATAACGATAATACCTTTATCTGTTAATAGTGTTGAATATAACTCAAAATCTTTCTTGACTCCTTCATATGAATGGTCACCATCTATAAAGATAAAATCTAATTTAATATCTTGTAAAACAAAGAAATTATAATATGCGTCTTCTGATGTTGATTTAATCAATCTGGGATGAAATTTATAACGGAAATATGAATTCTCATCCTCTAAGTCGTTAGGTCCTCCTACCCCATTACAAGCGTCAACCAGGTAGGTTACTCCAATGTCTCCCCAACTTAAATTATCATCTCCCTCAAATATTCCTTGTTTGTGTAAATCAATTCTTGCTTGTGTCATAATACGGGGTATAAACCCACCTCCAGACCCGATACAGACACAGGTTTTTGCTCTCATATGTTGTATCAGTGAATAAACAACAAGACCGTCACCCATATGTTCTGTCGTTGCACCATGTGTCCATCTATAAGGGACTGGATCACCTCCATTTGTTGTGATATTTCCTGTTATGAAATCTTGATTGGTAATCATTAAGATAATATAAGAAAAATATTTCTATAAACCAAACCTTCCCTTTTGTATGTTGTAATTTAATAATACTTCCGTAGATGATAGTGTTCTATCATATAGTTGTACATTTCCTAAATACGCATTATGATATGTAGTATCTATTGCATATGAACAAAGTCTAGCTACCGTTGTTGCATTAATAGTACCTGTATTACCTGCACTTGACGCCCAAGATGTACCATTTCTATATATTACCATTGCCCCCGTAGATGTATTTTTAGTAAAACACCAATAATTCCATCCTAAATAAGTTGAACCAGCTGCTTGAGACAATCTATCACCACCGCAATCAAAATAAATAGTTCCATCTGCCCATGGTAAATGTATATTTAATGTTCTAGCACCTGCTATATCTCTAGATTCAACAACCGATGATTGTTGTGTAGTAATTCCGTAATTCCAAACACAAAAACTTATTTGATTTCCAAATGGAATTGATGATGGTGAAACTGTAACATTCTGATTACTACCATTAAATATTAAATACCCACCATTGAATCCGCTAAATGTTGGGCTATTATTTAAAGTTGTAGTGATTCCGTTATAACTTAGATCATACCAACTGGTTCCTGAACCTGGGTAAGATGAAATATTAGCGGTATCCAAATGTAATACTAATCCATTTAATATAATATCATTAGTTGCAAATAATTTTGCACTTGAAGAATTTATTTCATATCCGCCAACATTTACACCCATAATTATTTATTATTTAATCGTAATATACTTCTTTTATTGTTAATGTAACACCAGAATAAATAGAATATCCATTCATTTGATTTATTTTATTTTCACATTCTTCTACAGTATTAAATTCATATATTCCATCACCTATTATTGGTGGATGTAATATTAATGGGTCTCCAACATGTTCTATTTTTTTCTTTAATATTTGATATTTTATTGTCATATAATATTATTTTATAAACCACATATGATAATGTTGTCCACTACCACCTGCACATTCTACTTTATATTTTAAGTCGGGATTAGTTCCACTTCCTAATAATACCCAATATAATTTTAATACACTCATATCAGGTTGTGCACTACAACATGCATTTACAAAATTACCATCTCCCCAAGTACACATTCCACTACTTGTAAAAGAACCAGCGTAAACAGGACCACTATAATATCCAGAATCCGTTCCACCCCAAATAGCTGAACACTGTCCTATTGTAGATATTCTATGCATTAACATCATTGTATTAGTATATGAGTATCCATAATCATTTGGATTTTTTAATGTATATTGACTCGTCGTCCAACCACCACCACATCCCACTTCCACTACATTTACATTTAATATTTGTGGATTATTTTTTTGTAATCTACCAGAACTATTCGTTTCCCAAGTTGCAGATGTATTTGAATTTGATGATTGTGGGCATAGGTCAGAAGTTACTCCCATCCAACCTCCACCATTAATTCCTGTATCCATTATACAATAAACTCTTTTAACTCCAAATGTTCCAAATTTAATGTAATAATAACCATCAGCAACTCCTGGATTTGCAGACATAATTGCTGAAGCACTAGACGCTGCCAATGATGGTATTGTTCCCAATTTTTTATTTAATTCGGACGATACTATTGTACCACTATACACATAACCACCTATATTAAATCCCATAATTTTTTATTTTTATAAACCAAATCTTGATTTTTGTATATTATAATTTATTAAAACTTCATCCTCCGATAATTGTCTATTATATGCTCTAACTACTGCAATTTTTCCATTTAAAGGTACTATATAATTTGGGGTGTCAAAGTCTATACCAATTATAAGTGGTCTACTACTATTACATACCTCATTTATATGACTACCATATAAATAATTAGTATAAGATTGTGAAACTCCATTTTTATATAATTTCATTTGGGTATATCCACCAGAACCTTTTGAAAAAATTAAATGATTCCAAACTCCAGTTGTTACTACGCCGGTTGATGATAATGCTCCTTCTAAACAACTTCCGTAACTTTGTGATGAGTAATATCCAACAAATTTTCCAGTATTATCAACATACATTGATATTGCCGGCCAATAATCATTTTCGGTATTTTTTTTCATAATACAATTATTAGAATTAAATGCTGTAAAATATACCCAAGTTTCTAAAGTAAATTCTGCTGTACTACCAAAGTCAACATCTCCCGTCGTAACATAATCATTAGTTCCGTCAAATACAATACAACCACTATTTACACTACTGTAGGTTGGTCCATTTGTTAATGTACCATTATAGAGATTTCCTGTTAAATCATACCAACCCGTTCCACTACCCACATATGAACCTGTAGATGAAGCGTCTAAATGTAATTTTAATCCTCTATTTATAATATGTGTAGTTTGTATTGATTTTACTAATGTACTATCAACAACACTACCACTTATATTTAATGGCATATCTTATTATTTTCCATATTATTGTTTATCCCATTTTAATTCTTCTTCATTCCAAATATAAAGATTATTTGTATCAGGATATGATATTGGTGGTTCCCATAAACATGTTTCTTCATTTAATATCCAACTATTAAATGGTTTTGGTGCAATAAATGCATCTCTAATAACATCATATGTATATCCAATTCCTGCAAAGTTTTTTCTAAAAGGACTTCCACCATTTATATGTGTTCCTCCTAATGTATTAAATGATGTTCGTTTACATAATTGAGCACGAAAATCACCATAATGTCTTTCCCAATCAAAGTTAGTTTCATCTTTACCTACTATTACTTCCGTAACAATATAATTTTCATCTAAAAAAGCATAATGTGCCATAATTTTTTTTTAAGTAAATGTTACTGTTCCAGTACCTGCTGTTATTTGATATATTTTATTTAATCCAGATGTAATAGTTGTAACGGTTAAACCATTACTAAATGTTCCGATATAAGAATTAGGTACACTAATAATTACTACACCACTTCCACCTGCGCCACCTGCACTAGTACCTCCACTAGTAGTTGATGCACCACCACCTCCACCACCTGTGTTAGCCGTGCCGGCAACACCGGGATTGTTTAAATTCGGAGTACCACCTGCACCACCACCTCCCAAACCACCTGTACTTGCTGTACCAGGAGGGTTATGACTACCACCACCGCCACCGCCACCAATATAATAATTACCTCCTGAATTTTGACCTATAGTACTTCCTGATATTGTGTTTTGAATACCAGCACCACCATTACCACATGCATCTTGTGTTCCGGTTCCGCCAACGGCTCCTGCACCGCCACCTCCACCATGATTGTACGCCGCTGTACTGGTACATGGTCCACCATCATAACCTTGTCTAGTTGCACTTATATAAGATGATCCGGGGTATATTCCATATCCATTTGTTTTTGATTCAGCGGCACCACCACCACTACCACCATTACCACCATTACCACCATCAAAACTAGAACCACCACCACCACCAACTGCGGTAGATGATCTAAATATTGTGTCTGATCCATTACCACCAACATTTGGATTTCCTCCTGCACCACCTGCACCTACCGTAATACTATAAGTATTGTTTATACTTAGGGTATCTGTTCCACTTATATACCCACCGGCACCACCACCCGCACCATGTCTATATCCACCACCACCACCTCCAGCAACAAGTAGAAATTGAGCATTAAAATTTGGTGATTTAACAGTTTGCCAAATTGCACCGGTACTATCATACCACTCAGGTTCTCCTATTGTACTATTAAATCTAAACATACCCGCACTTGGTGATGCTGGTCTTTGTGCTGTTGTTCCACTAGGAAGTTTTAATGATCCAGTTCCCGACATTATAATATCACCTAATGTATTTATTCCCATATTGATAAATATTTGTTTTATTGTGTTTTAACAATGTGTACAACTTGGATCATAATTATAAAGTGCACATCCACTACCGCAATCAAACCATTGCTCAAACTTTTCTCTTGTTGCTTGATAATTTTGTATAATTTCAGTTGAGGTTAATGGTCTATTATATATCATAACAATAGATAAGTTACCGTCTAAATATTCTGCAGTTCCTGGTGAAACCCCTATAATTGTACTACCTGTCTTTGTTTTTAATTGACCTCCTGAGGAATGTGCAGAACTAGTGAATAATGCACCGTCGAGATAAGTTTTTAATGTTGTATTGTCATATGTTCCACTATAAAAATGCCATTGAGAGAGTGGAGCATTTGTTACAATTCCTGTTGTAGCGCTAGATGAATTTGTAATGTTAAAATATAAACTAGTACCATTATTTGTACCACCGGCATAATTTTCTCTTCCATATCTAAATTCAAAACCACCAATTCTATCATCACTAACACCATTGGTTACAACACCTCTATATGGACCTGTTCCACCACCATTCTTATGCCAAACACAAAGAGTTATACCATTAGTATATGAATAGTTTTCCATACCAGTTGTTGTAACATAGTTATTTGAATAATTGAAAGCAAAATTACTAACATATGAATTACTAAAAGTTGGACTATTAATTAATGTTCCATTATAGGCGTTACCACTTAAATCAGTCCATGCAGTTCCAGTGCCAGAATATGAATTACCATCAGTAGCATTTAAATATAAAAGTAAACCGTTGGTGACTACATTACTTGATGATACAATATTTGCACCTAACGTACTGAATAACTCACCATTTATATTAAATGCCATAATTAATTTTTTATACTCCCAATCTATTTCTAAAAACTTGATAATTTTGTAAAATTTCCGCCGCTGTTAATTCTCTATTATAAACTAATAAAAATGAAACATTACCATCAGAAAATTCACTAGAACCTAAATGACCACCTAATGAAAACCCATTAGGTCCTGCGGTTCCGGTAGTATTAGTTGTGTTTAATGCACCATTAATATACAATTTATATGTTCCTCCAATTACACCCGTTCCAGCATATATTCTCCAATTTGTATCGGAACCACCTTGTGCTTCATTAGTTATCCATCCCGCAGAATAATATGCCGCCACGCTATTACCCCAATGACCTAATAACCAATTATTATTTAACGCAGATATTATTCTTCCAGAACCATTCGCATATCTTGATGCTCCAATAACAGTAAAATTAGATGAAGTTAAATTTATACTACTATTTCTAAAATGTGCACCAGCCGCGGTAGTTACCATCCTTCCTCCTGTTGTTAAACTCCAAGTTGGACTACTATTAAATGTAAAATTATTACCATTACCACTTAAATCGTACCATGTTGTTCCGGTACCAGGATATGAATTTGAATTAGCGGCATCTATATAACAAATCAAATTAGTTGTAACTATATTTTTATAATTAAAGTATTTTGTCCCGTTTGATGTTAATATATTTCCGTTTACGTTTAATGGCATTTCTTAATATTTTTGTATTATATTTTCAATCCAATTTATCACATCACTCTCTAACCATTCATCACCAACTAATGGCCCAAATGGTGTTAAATTATGTATCATTATTGCCCTATTTTTTATATCATCCACAGTCACTTCAATTAAACTATCTGGAATAAAATAATTTCTATCTTCCTCATTTGGTATAAAGGCAATATTTGTACCATTATCCATATCTAATGGAAGTGGAAATTCAATAAAATCAGGTTTTAAACTATCTTTTCCTATTCTGTGATTTTTATATTCGTAAAATGGCATAATTTAATTTTTAAAATATAATGATGCTGCAGTTGATGATGATCCCCATTGTACGCTACCAGCAGACGCTGCGGAGTTACCCGTCCACGGATGTAAATTTGTATACCAAGATGACGCACCTACCGTCCAACATATTGGATATCCAGCACTTGATGTTTTAGTTCCCAACAATAAAGTGCTACCTGAACCAACTGGTGAATTGTGATCACTTATCCATATTGAAGTTGTATGAGCACATCTACTTTGTTCTGTTGGGACATACCGATATCCATAATCCCATGTACCGTCATTTGCGGCATCAACATAAATGTCATATGGTTGTGATGTAGTTGGTAGTGCATCTGTACCCCAATTAGGTAATGATGAAAAGATTATTTTTAATGCACCCGCACCATAGTTCATAAGTGGATCCGCACTACCGGTAACTCTCCATAATGTTGTAAGTGAACTTTTTAAAATATTAATATCTGTACTTGGTATTTTTCCTGCAGATAAACCAATTTGACTTGACGTCCAAGAACCACCAGCATTTACACCTCCAGCACCTGATAAATCAGTTGTATTATACCATTGAACTGCTTTAACCCATGGACCATCTGGTTTATCAAAGATAATATACGCTTGAAATGCTGTGTTAGAACCTGATACAAATTTTAACCAATAAACACCATTTGGTGCCGCCGGATTAAGTGCTTTTATCACACTTGCAGAAGGTGCCGCAGTTTCAGCAGATGAACCATTTAATGCTGACATATAAATCCAATCGGTTCCTGTATAAACTTCAGCTAACCCAACACTTGTGTTAAATCTAACCATACCTGACAATGGTGATGATGGTCTTTGACCTGTTGTTCCTTTTGGTAACGTTAATGATCCCGTACCAGATAAAATCATATCTCCATTAAAATTAGAACTACCGTCAGAATGGCAAAGATTTATTTTAGCTAGTCCTCCTCCAATAAATGCGGTGGAATTGGCTTTCACATCAACTGCACCTGCAACTGTTAATGTTGTATCAATATTTCTATTATAAATTCCCCAAATTGCAGCATCACCCCAATTCATTAACCAACAATCATTATTATTATCATTTGATTTAATAATTGCATTATCAACTGATGTGTTTCCAACATAAGTTTGAACGTTTGCCCCTGAACCTAAATGTGATGAGTTTACTCCCATCTCTTATGATTTTTTAGGTGTTGCAATATTAGGGTTAACTTCAGTTAAAGCAAACTTATATACTTTACCCTTCTTATTATTATATAAGAATAAATCATCTTCACCTTCCACTATTGTCCAATCACCAATTCCGTTGTTTAAGGATAAATCCGACGTATAAACTGTACTCCAACGATATGTTGCCGAACCTAAATCTCTTGTTCCATTTGCTTCAGGTAAAACGTTACCTGCTACCGTTAATGTTGAACCGTCAAATGTTAAATTGGCTTCAGCATTTAATGTAACTCCACCGGCACTTGTCATTATTCTATTGTCAACAGCATTTGTAATTGTTGTTGTACCACTGGAACCTGAAGAACCGTTACTACCACTAGAACCTGATGTTCCTGAACTACCGTTAGAACCTGAAGAACCACTAGTTCCTGATGACCCTGAACTACCCGATGTTCCACTAGAACCTGATGAACCGTTAGATCCACTAGAACCTGATGTACCACTAGACCCTGAAGAACCATTTGAACCTGATGTTCCTGAAGATCCACTAGTACCTGATGTTGCTGCAGTATATGATGTTCCGTTTATTGATAATGAACCAGTTATACTTAAACTACCTGTAACTTGATGTGTGTCATCTAATGTATCACCAAATTTTGTTGATCCTGAAGAATACATAACAGATGATGTAACATATGTCATGAAAAGTTCGTCAGCCGTAATTGCCCCTTTAACTTTTAATGAACCTGTAATCTCAACATTTTTAGTTGCCGACCATATAGACCCTGTTTGTGCGAATATTGAATCTCCCGATGAACCACTTGAACCATTGGAACCTGAACTACCTGATGTTCCACTTGATCCTGAAGTACCTGAAGTACCGCCTGATCCAGATGATCCTGATCCACCGCTAGAACCTGATGTACCTGATGTTGCGGACGTATATGATAGACCACCAATTGTAACTCCATTTGTAAAATTAGCTGAACCCGATACGATAATATCGTCACCAAAAACAACACTATTACCACCTGAACTTAATATTTTAGATCCGTCTTGTAGTACAATATTTCCTCTAACATCAACCGAACCCGTCGTTGGGTCAATTAATATATTACCTCCACCCGATGACTTTAATTGAATATCTCCATCCACAGTTTGGAATGTGATTGTATCTGTACCTTGTTCTAAAATCTTAATTGATTGACCGTTGTCGGTTGTAATCTGTAATTCTTGGTTTGTACTACCTAAAACTTTTTGTCCGTCAATGTATAATGATGCACTTGATAAGTATAAGTGTCTAAATGGATTTGACTCACTACCCAAATCAAATGAACCACTACCTACAGGTACAATTGACCCACTGAATGTTTGAGTTCCTTTAAACGTATTTGAACCTGTGATTGCAAAACCTAAATTTGTTCCTTGAACACTTGAACTTACAATATTACTACTTAATAGAGCTGAAGATAAATCCACCGCTCCACTAACCATATGTCCACCTCTAACTACATTCACACTACCTGAAACTGCAAGTGGGAAATAAACATTAAGATTATTATTATCAACAGATTCTATTCTACTTGGTATGATTATACTTCTACTATCGTCCCAAACCGTAACAACAGGGAAATCAATACCTAAATTGTGGAATACCGACCATGTTGCTAATGATGCGAATGTTTGTGTTGCTCCACCTATTCCATCTCTACCACTTGTTCCTGATGTACCTGAAGTACCACCTGAACCTGATGAACCCGAACCACCACTGGTTCCTGAAGAACCATTAATACCACTTGTTCCTGAAGAACCATTAATACCACTAGTTCCTGATGAACCACTAGTTCCAGATGAACCACTTGTACCTGATGTACCCGCAGTTCCCGCTCCACCTACAGTTACACTTATTGTTCCCTCTTGTGCAAATGGGAAATATACACTTATATTATTTGTGTCTGTTGAAATTATTTCACTTGGGATTACAATACGTCCGTCATTATCAAATACTTGAACTGATGGATATCTAACACCCATTTGGTGATTAAATGACCATGTGGCTGCTGCAACACTAACGTTTTGTGTTTTTGTTTGTCCATTTAATACAACGGCGTTTAAAGCATGTGATGCCGTTAATGCGTATGATGAACTTGCAATTGTTGTTGTTGAACTTGATACGTATGAATTAAACCATGACTCATCTAACTTACCTGTTCCAACAACTGCACCATTAACGTATAATGATCCAGTAATCTTTACAGATCCAGTAAAATTATGATTATCGTCAAATGTATTACCAAATGCTGTTGAACCTGATTCAAATAATACTGAAGACGTAACTAATGCCGTATGAATTTCTTTTGCTGTAAGTGTTCCTGTAATTGTTAAATCACCATTTACTTTAGCATTATTTGTGGTTTCCCAAACCGAACCTGTTAAAGCAAATAAACTATCTCCTGATGAACCTGATGAACCACTTGTTCCTGTTGTACCACTTGATCCTGCAGTACCTGAAGAACCTGCAGTTCCTGAAGAACCACTAGATCCTGATGTACCTGATGAACCGTTACTTCCACTAGTTCCTGATGAACCTGAAGTTCCTGTGGATCCACTAGACCCTGATGTTCCACTTGTTCCATTACTACCTGATGTTCCTGAAGAACCATTACTACCGCTAGATCCTGATGTTCCACTGCTACCTGATGAACCATTAGATCCACTAGAACCTGACGTACCTGAAGTACCTGATGATCCATTACTACCGCTAGATCCTGATGTTCCTGAACTACCTGAAGAACCACTAGTTCCTGTAGAACCGCTAGATCCTGATGTTCCTGAACTACCTGAAGAACCTGACGTTCCAGAAGAACCATTACTACCCGATGTTCCTGATGAACCATTAGATCCTGAAGTTCCACTAGAACCACTTGTACCACTCGTTCCCGATGTTGTGGACGTATATTCGGTTCCATTTATATTAAATGAACCTGTTAAATTAATTGAACCTGATAAAATTAAATTATTGTTTTCATCAAGTAACATTTGTCTGTTACCATTTCTACTGAAAACTAAACCATCAATATCAGTTGTTGCACCTCTTGCAGCACCTATCGTCCAATTCTCTCCACTCCAATTAAAACGAACACCCGATGCAACTCTATTTGGTGTGTTAAATCCTGCTGCATTATAAATTGAACTATCAGGAACAAATGCTTGAACATTTGCAACGGGGTCCGAACCTGATACTACTAATGATGTTAATGATGTATTCCCTAAAACTCTTAAAGAACCTGACGTATTTAAAGATCCTGTAATATTTTCTGTTCCAATTAAATTGAAACTACCACTAAGATTTAATGAACCTGTGTTCTGAGCATTTGTAGTAACTATTTCCTCAATAGAGGTAGAAGCCGATCCTGATTTGGCAAAGTATAATTTACCGTCGGTTGTGTTTATTGCTATTTCCCCTAATTGTAATTGGGAGTTAGTAGGTCTATTCCCACCAGTGGAACTTCTACGTAGTTTTACTATTTGACTCATATATATGTGTTCTAAATCCTTGTGATATATATCACGGTTAAAGACCTATGTAGGTCTTATGATAAATACTTATAATAAATAAAAAAGGAGACTTTTTATGGTCTCCTTTGATGTTTTTATTATACATTTTCGATTGAAAGGACCGTTCCTTCCTGTCTTCCAACATATTTGTTTACTTCTATTGTTGTAATGTTTAGTGCCTCTTCTATTGAATTACCGATAGCACTACAATTAAATGTTATTTTTTCTTCACCTACTTGATATTCTACTTTAAATTTATGTCTCATTTTAGTTTATTTTGTTTTATTTTATTAAGGTGCTTCTGCACAGAATGATTTATTGGATACTATTCCGGTATACGAAATGTTTCCTGAATATGGTGTGGCCCCTACACTATTTAAAGAAAACGCATGAGTTTCATTTTCACCGGTATATACTGTTACTAAATTAGGATCTAAAAAGAATTGTTCTACATTAAATGGTTGATCTGCTGTTGCATATACTGTAGTGTAGAAATCCTGACCGTAATTTTGACAAGCCAAACTCGATGATGTGTAAGATGGTCCTAATTGATAAGCATATGATGTTGCAGGTATTGGTGTTGCGGTTGGTTCTGCTGTTGGTTCTGCCGTTGGTGGGAATGGTGTTGGTGTTGGTGATTGTGTTGGTACGTTAGTTGGTACGTTTGTTGGTACTACTGTTGGTTCTGGCGTATTAGTTGGTACTGCTGTTGGTTCTGGTGTATTAGTTGGTACTGCTGTTGGTACTGCTGTTGGTACAGGTGTTGATGTTGCAGGTAATGGTGTTGGTGTTGCTGTAGGTGCCGCCGGACAAGCTGTACAAGCTGTTTGTGCTGTTCCGGTTTCTGCGGAACCATTTCTAATAAACTCTCTTTCATCTGTACCATTAGAAACCCAGAATGTGGTGTTATTAGTCATATCACCATACACGTTACCATACAATGTGGATGATAAACCTTTTATTTGAGTTAAGTTACATAATGATGTACCCTGTACGGTAATATTAACATTACCATATTCACCACCAGCACATGCTGTTGGTCCGTTAACTAAACTAACAAATCCACTAAACGTAGTTTCAAATGGTGTTGGTTGTGGTGTTGGTGTTGCAGTTGCTGGTACAGGTGTATTTGTTGGTACTGCTGTTGGTACTGCTGTTGGTACGTTAGTTGGTACTGCGGTTGGTACTACTGTTGGTTCTGGTGTAACTGTTGGTGTTGCTGTTGGTACTACTGTTGGTACTACTGTTGGTTCTGGTGTAACTGTTGGTGTTGCTGTTGGTACTACTGTTGGTTCTGGTGTTGCCGTTGGTCCTGGAATAGCAAGACAATTTGTTAAGCTAATTATCGATCCTAAGTTGTCTGTATCTATTACATATTTATTTTCTTCATATTCAATTATAAAGTAATTTCCAATTCCAGTAAAATATATACTTGATAATTCCACATCTGTATATAATACATCACCAACATTTAATGTTGAATTTATACTGTAAAATGTAGAATCAACTGTTTGATTTTGACACGCCGTATATGGATCTAAATATGTCCCACCTAAATGTACTCCGTAACTATATAAAGGTATTGGTGTTGGTGTTGGTGTTTCAGTTGGTGTTGGGGTTGGTGTTGGTGATTCTGCCGCTGAACAACTTACACAAGCATTGGTAAATGTAAATATTCCACTTGTTAATACCCCCTCTCTACTGTTTGTTCCATCGGAAAACCATCCTGGTGCATCTCCAGAAAATATATCGGCATCGTATGTTGATAATTCAAATCCTGTTGAGTTACATAATGTTGATCCACTAATGAAATTTCCACCTCCTAATATGTTTATATATGTGTTTAAATTATTACATGTTTCGTATGCACCACTGAATCCCATAGATAACGTTGGTGGTGTTGGTGTTGGTGTTGGTGTTGACGTTGCTGGTAATGGTGTTGGGGTTGGTGATTCTGTGGGTGCGTTTGTTGGTATTTGTGTACTAGTTGGTTCTGGTGTTGGTGTTTCAGTTGCTGGTAATGGTGTTGGCGTATCTGTTGGATTTGATGTTGATGTTGGTGTTGGTGTTGGTGTAACATCTGGAGGTAATCCACTGTTAAAACCAAAACTTTCCCAACTAACTGTATAATTATTTAAACCTGTTCCACTTACTGGCGAAAGTACCTCAATTGTTCCCAAGGTTGTTCCAGATTGAATTACATCATTATAGTTAATATCTGGATCAGTATAAAAATTACTAGTGAAAGTATTATTAGATGTTAGTAAATTACTTTGGAAAAATCCACCATCCGGTATGTTTATTGTTCCTGTGGTGGTTTGTATTGTCAAAGACCATTGAATGATAACATCGTCCGTCACATTATAATCCGAATTTGGTGTAAAATATCCTCGTAATTTTCCCGCTGCGGTTTGATAAAAAACAACATTCGCCATAATATTATTTACCGGTAATGGTGTTGATGTTGCGGTAGGTGTTGGTGTTGGTGTGCTAGTTGGTATTGTTGTACCTGTTATTGTTGGTGTAGGAGTTGGTCCACTTACATTTGTACAATTAACTAAACTATTTATTTCTGCATTTGGTCCTACATTTACAACGTATTTATTTACCCCATCTTCAATAATGTTATAATCTTGTCCTGATAAACCAAATATTAAAGTAAGTTCAGAATCACTATATAAGATATGTCCCGTATTTAACGATGGATATTCTGTGTAAACAGTAGTATTAACTAATCCATTTTGACACGCAATATAAGGTTCAAAATATCCATTGAGATCTATTTGATAAGAATATGACACAATTGTTGGTGTAGGTGTTGGAGTACTTGTTGCTGGTATTGGTGTTTCTGTTGGTGTTTCAGTTGGTACTTCTGTTGGTACTCCACTTGGTAGTGGTGTACTTGTTGCCGGTACTGGTGTTGGTGTTGCCGTTGCAACAATTACCGTTGGTGTTGGTGTTGCAGTTGCACATGGAATACTAAAAGTACAAGTTTGACTAAAACCAGTAAATAATAATGAATAATCTCCCATGTAATTTTCACTTACATAGTCGTAAGGGACAACATGTGACCCTAAGTCAATCGTTCCACCACTACAAGGTGAAAATGTGATAGTGGCAGTTTGTCCACTATAATTTGTTGTTAATATTCTAATCGATGTTGCCATATCAATATAAATAGTTTATTTAAACAAAAAAGGAGAACTTTTTATGATCTCCTTTTATTATTTTTATTTGTTGTTTTACGCACATTGACCATCAGTTCCATTTATGAATACACCACCTGTGATGTCCATTACTTGTGAGAATGTTTGTCCACCTGAAGCCGCAATACTTTGTGGTCCGTTAAATGCGGTAGATACTGTTAAACATCCATCAGGAGCAACATCGGCTATATGTACAACGACCGTTTGTGAACCTGTTAACGGAACTGTTCCTGAGAACCCATCTCCAGGACTTCTTGGAAACACATCATTTGTTGTAAGTGATAAACCTCCAATTATAACACTTGTTATTGCACCACCAAAAAATCCATTACTACCTGTGACTTCAGTTGAAACTGCAGGTTCAGGTGTTGCAGTTGGTGGGAATGGTGTTGGTGTTGGTGATTGTGTTGGTACGTTAGTTGGTACTTGTGTTGGTTCTGGTGTTGGTGGGAATGGTGTTGGTGTTGGTGATTGTGTTGGTACGTTAGTTGGTACTTGTGTTGGTTCTGGTGTATTAGTTGGAACTGCTGTTGGTATTGCTGTTGGAACCGCCGTTGGTATTGCTGTTGGTATTGCTGTTGGTATTGCTGTTGGTATTGCTGTTGGTTGTGGTGTATTAGTTGGTATTGCTGTTGGTTGTGGTGTATTAGTTGGTACTGCTGTTGGTTGTGGTGTATTAGTTGGTACTGCTGTTGGTTGTGGTGTATTAGTTGGTACTGCTGTTGGTATTGCTGTTGGTATTGCTGTTGGTATTGCTGTTGGTATTGCTGTTGGTATTGCTGTTGGAACTGCTGTTGGAACTGCTGTCGGTGGTGGCGTTGGAGGTAACGGTGTACTAGTTGGTACTTGTGTCGGAACTGCTGTTGGTACTACTGTTGGTACTACTGTTGGTACCGGTGTTGCTGGTAATGGTGTATCAGTTGGTACCGCTGTTGGTATTGCTGTTGGTATTGCTGTTGGTAAAGGTGTATCAGTTGGTACGTTAGTAGGTAAAGGTGTATCAGTTGGTACGTTTGTTGGTACGTTAGTAGGTAAAGGTGTATCAGTTGGTACGTTAGTAGGTAAAGGTGTATCAGTTGGTACGTTAGTAGGTAAAGGTGTATCAGTTGGTACGTTAGTAGGTAAAGGTGTATCAGTTGGTACGTTAGTAGGTAAAGGTGTATCAGTTGGTACGTTAGTAGGTAAAGGTGTTGCCGGTAAAGGTGTTACTGTTGGTGTTGCTGTAGGTTCTGCTGTTGGTTCCGCTGTAGCTGGTAATGGTGTTGCTGTAGGTTCCGCTGTTGGTATATTTGTTGGTAATGGTGTATCTGTTGGTACCGGTGTTGCCGGTATTGGTGTACTAGTTGGAATATTAGTCGGCTCTATTGTTGGTTCTGGTGTACTAGTTGGTACATCTGTTGGTACCGGTGTTGCCGGTATTGGTGTACTAGTTGGTACGTTAGTTGGTAATGGTGTATCAGTTGGTACCGCTGTTGGTATATTTGTTGGTTCCGGTGTTGCTGTAGGTACTTGTGTTGGAATATCTGTCGGTGTTGGTGTATCTGTTGGTACAGGTGTTGGTATATCTGTAGGTAATGGTGTATCTGTTGGTACAGGTGTTGGTATATCTGTAGGTAATGGTGTTGGTGTGGCGGTTGCAACAATTACCGTTGGTGTCGGTGTTGCGGTTGCACAAGGTATACTGAAAGTACATGTTTGACTAAAACCAGTAAAGTATAATGAGTAATCTCCCAAATAGTTATCACTAATATAATTGTATGGAATAACATGTGAACCTAAATTGATCGTTCCTCCACTACAGGGTGAAAATGTAATTGTAGCAGTTTCACCACTATAATTTGTTGTTAATATCTGAACCGTTATTGACATTTTATTTTTATATTAAATTGTTGTTATTTCGTAATTTATATCACATGTTGTATCAAATGGTATTATAATATATGTAATGTCACAAGTCATATCAAATGGTACTACATTATATGTAATATCACAAGATGGTACGGATGGTGTTGGTGTTGGTGTACTAGTTGATACTGATGTTGGTTGTGGTGTACTTGTTGCCGGTAATGGTGTAGTGGTACTAGTTGGTTGTGGTGTAGGAGTACTTGTTGCCGGTAATGGTGTTTCTGTACTAGTAGGTTGTGGTGTTGGGGTATCGGTTGGATTAGGAGTTGGTGTACTTGTTGCCGGTAATGGTGTTTCTGTATTTGTTGGTGTAGGTGTTGGTGTTTCTGTTGCCGGTAATGGTGTAGGAGTAGGTGTATTTGTTACAACATTAGTTGGTGCGGGTGTTGGAGTTGGTGTAAACGTTCCATTGTGAATATTTGGGACTATTTTTAGTCCTCCTGTAAATTGTATTCCCATAGTACTCTATAAATAGTTTAATTTCTTAATAAGATAAAAAAAAAGGAAGATTTTTTAGGTCTTCCTTTTAATTTTTGTTACGTTTTTTTAGAACGTTCCACCGTCTATTGTATTTGTGAATGTTAAACTACCATCTGAGGTTTTATAACCTAATATTGTAGTCACCACATCACTTGTATCTGTTGTCGGTACTTCACCAAATATGTCGTTAGCATTTTTAAATGTAACATTTGATCTTGTACTACTTATCAAGTCATTACCGTTAGTTGATACTTTTAATGTACCTGCTACCACTGTGTTTCCTGATACCGATTCAACTGTGAATTTATCTGTATTGAATTGTAATGTTGTTCCACTATATTTCAATAAACTATCACCGATTGTGTTGTCAGAAGATGCAATTGGGAATGTTCCACTTGTTAAACTTGTTTCACTTCCTAATGTTCCTGCGGTCGTTCCAATTACTTTACTTGAATTGTTAGAACCATCAACTGTTAACCAATCATTATTTACTGAGTCCCATAGTAAAGAACCTGATTGTCCTATTGAACCTGAATCATATCCACTAATACCTGCGTATCTTTGGAATGGTGAGTAAGCATTTACTAAGATAATATTATCACCTAATTCAACTGTATTTGATTGAATACTTACGTTTGTTGATGAACCTAATACTTGTAAGTTTCCTGATACAAATAAATTACCACCTAACATTGTTGCTGAACCTGAACTTACTGTTAATGAACCTGTAATTGATGTGTTAGCATTTACTTGTAGACCTGCTGCAGTTACCGATGCTGTTACCGCACCACTTGCAATCTTATCTAATTGTAATCCTGTTACACCACTTGCTGGTATATTATAAAGTCCCGCACCATCACCAATGAACGAACCTGTGAATACAGAAGAAGTTACTGGTTGGTTAAATTTAACACTTAAGTTTGTTTCCCAAACTGATCCTGTTAAAGCGAATATACTGTCTCCTGAAGATCCTGATGTTCCTGATGAACCTGAAGAACCTGAAGAACCTGCTGATCCTGATGAACCACTAGATCCTGAAGTTCCTGCTGTTCCTGAACTACCTGATGTACCGCTTGAACCACTTGTACCTGATGAACCATTACTACCTGAAGAACCTGATGTTCCCGCTGTTCCTGAAGAACCGCTAGATCCTGAAGTTCCTGATGAACCTGAAGAACCACTAGTTCCTGATGAACCATTACTACCTGATGTTCCGTCAGATCCTGAAGATCCTGAAGTTCCTGATGAACCACTAGATCCTGAAGATCCTGAAGAACCACTAGATCCTGAAGTTCCTGCAGTTCCTGATGTACCACTAGATCCTGATGAACCTGAAGTTCCTGAAGATCCTGATGAACCTGAAGAACCGCTAGAACCACTTGTTCCTGCTGTTCCTGAAGAACCGCTAGATCCTGAAGTTCCTGATGAACCTGAAGATCCACTTGTTCCTGATGAACCATTACTACCTGATGTTCCGTCAGATCCTGAAGATCCTGAAGTTCCTGATGAACCTGCTGTACCTGAAGAACCGCTAGATCCTGATGAACCATTACTACCTGATGTTCCTGATGTACCTGAAGAACCATTACTACCACTTGTTCCTGATGTTCCGTCTGATCCTGAAGAACCTGATGTACCTGAAGTACCTGCTGTTCCTGAAGAACCTGATGTACCTGCTGAACCTGATGAACCTGATGAACCTGATGTACCCGCTGATCCTGAAGATCCTGAAGTTCCACCTGATCCACTTGTTCCTGATGAACCATTACCACCAATAGTAGCAATTACTGTACCTGTTTGTGCTTCATTAAAGTATACTTTTAAGTTATTACTATCAATAACTTCAATTTCTGTTGGTATAACAACTTTATCTGAACCGTCAAACACATTAATTGCAGGATATTTGTATCCTAAATTGTGGTTGAATGACCATGTTGTCGATGCTGAACCAATTACTAACGTTTTAGTTTGACCTGAAACAATAACCGCGTTTTCAGCGTATATTGCGTAAGACGATGTTCCTGCGAATTGAGAATTAGAACCTGAAACATATGTGTTGAACGCTGTTTCATCTAATTTACCCGTTCCAACTGTTACACCGTTCAACATTAATGAACCTGTGATGTTAACGGAACCTGTGAATGAATGTACATCGTCTTGTGTGTCACCAAATTTGGTTGAACCTGATTGATAAAGAACTGAAGATGATACTAATGTAATGTTTAATTCTTTCGCTGTAAGTGTACCATCAATAAATGTATCTCCATTTACTCTGAATGTTCCGTCAGATGCGATAGATGCACTTACTGAACCACTTACAATTTTATTTAATTCTAATCCTGTTACACCCGAAGCTGGAATGTTATATAAACCTGCACCGTTTCCAACAAATGAAGACGATACCACTGAAGCGGTTACCGCTCCAACAACTCTTACTGGATTTGTTGTTGACCATATTGAACCTGTTAATGCAAATAAACTATCTCCTGAAGTACCATCACTACCTGAAGAACCACTTGTTCCTGAAGAACCACTAGATCCTGAAGTACCTGCCGTTCCTGATGAACCACTAGATCCTGAAGTTCCTGAAGATCCTGAAGTACCACTAGATCCGTTAGATCCTGATGAACCACTTGTTCCTGCAGTTCCCGATGTACCCGCCGATCCTGATGATCCTGATGAACCATCACTACCACTAGATCCTGATGTACCTGCTGTTCCTGAAGATCCTGAAGATCCTGAAGTACCACTAGATCCGTTAGAACCTGAAGAACCACTTGTTCCTGCTGTTCCTGATGAACCACTAGATCCTGATGTTCCTGATGAACCACTAGATCCTGATGTTCCTGTTGATCCTGAAGAACCATCACTACCACTAGATCCTGATGTACCTGCTGTTCCTGAAGATCCTGAAGATCCTGAAGTACCACTAGATCCGTTAGACCCACTAGAACCTGATGAACCATCACTACCACTTGTTCCTGATGTACCTGCAGTTCCTGAAGATCCTGAAGATCCTGAAGTTCCTGATGAACCGTTAGACCCACTAGAACCTGATGAACCTGAAGTTCCCGCAGTTCCTGAAGAACCACTAGATCCTGATGTACCCGCAGATCCTGATGAACCTGAAGAACCACTAGATCCTGAAGTACCAGCTGTTCCTGATGAACCACTAGATCCTGATGAACCTGAAGTTCCTGAACTATTTGATGTATATTCAGAACCGTTTATAAATAAACTTCCTGTAACATTAATTGAACCACTAACGTTAACTTGACTACCAAACGTTGCTGTTGTACCTGTTAAATTAGTAATTGTAACACCACTGATAGTATTACCTTCAATGTTACCAACCAAATTCATGGTTGTATTACCAGCAATACCGGTGTCTAATATATATAATTTCTTTTCGGCAGTAGCGTAGAATGGTACACCATCTAAACCTGAACCATATGTACCAGCAGCAATTGATGGTGCGTTTGCTCCTTGATAAATCTTGGATGCTGCCCTAAATGCTCCTGCAACTCCTTCATCCGATAATTCCGGAGAACCAATAAATATAAAAGGTCCTTGTAAATTACCAATCGAACCGGTTGCGATGATTAATTCACCGTTTCTTGCCGTTGTGTTTTTGAGGGTTGATATCGAACCCCTCCTGTGTTTAATGATTTGTGCCATCTACTTTGTGTTTGTTTAGTTTATAAATACTTAATTTTTACCAATCTTCGAGTTATTTCTATCTATTTGTAATATATTTTTATTATTAATTTGTTTTTTTAAAAACCACCTAAATCCAATACAATATTATTTTGTTCTTGTGTTATTACGTTTTGTCCTCCCATTGATATTGAAGCAGAGATAATTTGTGATTGAATTTGAGCTTGCATCATTGCCATTGCACCTGATATAATAAGTGATTCTCTTAATGGATCAGTTGATGTTAATGTTGTTGTTCCACGTACTGTTAAATCTCCATCAATAATAACTGAACCTGTTGTACGTAATGAACCTGTAAAATCATGTTTATCATCTAATGTATCACCGAACTTTGTTGACCCTGATTGATAAAGTATTGAAGATGTTACATAATCAATACGTAATTCTTTTGCTGTGATTGTACCATCAATTACTACATCTGTATTAACTTTTAATTTTCCATCAGCTAATGATGCACTTACACTACCACTAACAATTCTATCTAAGTTAAGTCCTGTAATTCCTGATGATGGGATATTATATAATCCTGCACCATCACCTGTAAATGAACCGCTAATTGTTCCGTTATTTACAGTTAAATCACCTGTGTTAATTTCTAAATCACTATTTGTTAAATCAACAAGACCATTGAAAACATGTAAATTAGATCCACTTGTTAAATACAATGATGAACTGTCGGTCATTATTGTATTACTATCGGTAATTCCTAATTGAGATGTAATATTTAACGATCCCGTTATTTCTACATCATTTGTTGTCGTCCATGTGCCAGGTGTTGTTTCGGCAAATAAACTATCTCCGCTAGATCCTGATGTTCCACTTGTTCCCGATGTTCCACTTGTTCCTGATGTACCTGCAGTTCCTGATGAACCTGAAGTTCCGCTTGTTCCAGCCGAACCCGATGAACCACTAGTACCTGATGAACCATTACCACCGACAGTAGCAATTACTGTACCTGTTTGAGCCTCGTTAAAATATACTTTTAAGTTATTACTATCAATAACTTCAATCTCTGTTGGGATTACTACTTTATCACTTGCATCAAATACGTTAATTGCAGGATATTTGTATCCTAAATTGTGATTGAATGACCATGTTGTTGAAGCTGAGGATACATTTAATGTTTTAGTTTGACCTGAAACAATAACTGCGTTTTCTGCATATATCGCGTATGATGATGTTCCTGCAAATTGTGATGTATTTGAACCTGTATATGTGTTAAACGCCGATTCATCTAATTTACCGGTACCAATTGCTTGTCCGTTTAATGTTATTGAACCTGTTATATTAACTGAACCCGTAAAATTATGTGTATCGTCTAAAGTATCTCCGAATTTGGTGGAACCTGATGTATATAAAACTGAAGAGGTTACATAATCAATGTGTAATTCTTTCGCGGTCAAAATACCATCAACATATAATGATCCTGTAATTGATGTATTGGTGTTAATATGTAAACCATCTAAATCAATAGATGCTGTATTACTACCACTACTAATTAAATTTAATTGTAAACCTGTAACTCCTGATGCTGGTATGTTAATTAAATTACTACCATCACCATAAATGTAAGCTCCACTTATTATTCCACCGTCAACATATATGTTTGAACCACTCGTCATGTATAATGACGAACTATCTGTCATTATAATATTAGCATCAACAACTCCTAATTGGGAAGTTATTGATAATGATCCAGTAATTTCTACGTCATTTGTTGTTGCCCAAACGCTACCCGTTAGAGCAAATAAACTATCCCCTGAAGTACCATCCGAACCTGAAGAACCCGATGTACCTGAAGTACCACTTGTACCTGAAGTTCCGTCTGAACCACTAGTTCCTGAAGTACCACTTGTACCATCAGAACCACTAGATCCTGAAGTACCACTTGTACCATCGCTACCTGAAGAACCTGATGTACCCGCACTACCACTTGTACCTGACGTACCATCACTACCTGAAGTACCCGCAGTTCCTGAAGAACCATCTGAACCCGATGTACCCGCAGTTCCTGAAGAACCACTAGTTCCTGATGAACCGTCTGAACCTGAAGTACCACTAGATCCGTTTGATCCTGATGAACCACTAGTTCCTGATGAACCATCTGTACCGTCAACACCTGATATACCCGAAGTACCATCACTACCTGAAGAACCGCTAGTACCACTAGATCCGTTCGAACCTGAAGAACCACTAGTTCCTGATGTACCATCAGAACCACTAGATCCTGAAGTACCTGAAGATCCTGATGTACCATCACTACCACTAGAACCTGAAGATCCATCTGAACCACTTGAACCTGAAGATCCTGAAGAACCTGAAGAACCATCCGATCCACTAGATCCTGAAGAACCTGAAGATCCTGATGTACCATCACTACCACTAGATCCTGATGAACCTGATGTACCATCACTACCACTTGTTCCGGATGTCATTGCTGAGAAAGAAACTCCGTCTATTGAAAGACTACCACTTACAATATTAACTGATCCTGATATAAAAACCGAACCCGTAAACTCGTGTGTGTCGTCCGATGTATTACCAAATTTATTTGAACCTGATGTGTAAAGAACTGATGACGTTACATAATTAATATTTAATTGTTTTGCGGTTAATATACCATCAATATACGTGTCTCCATTAACCCTGAATGTTCCATCGGATTGAATAGACGCACTTACCGAACCACTTACTATTTGATTTAGTGCTAAATTTGTTACACCACTTGCCGGTATATTATATAATCCCGCACCATCACCAAAGAAAGCTGCAGTAACAAAACCACCATTTTCAACAATGATATTACTACCACTTGTTAATATAAGTGATGAACTGTCAGTTAAAAATAAACTTGAATCAAATACACCTGAACCGTTGGATACTATTAATGAACCCGTAATAGATGTGTTGGTGTTAATATTAAATCCATCTAAACTAACCGAAGCCGTATTACTACCACTTGTAATTTTATTTAATTCTAATCCTGTTACACCTGAAGCTGGAATATTATATAATCCCGCACCATCACCAAAGAAGGCGGCAGTAATGTAACCACCATTTTCTATAATGATATTACTACCACTATTTAAAACCATTGAACTACTATCAGTCAAATACAAGAAAGAATTAACCGCATTAGTACCTTGACTAACAGTTAATGAACCTGTAATAGATGTATCAGTATTAATATTAAATCCATCTAAATTAATTGAAGCAGTATTACTACCACTTGTGATTTGATTTAACTGTAAACCTGTTACTCCTGATGCTGGAATATTAATTAAGTTTGAACCGTCTCCGTAGATATAGGCTCCACTTATTATTCCTCCATCTACATATATGTTTGAACCACTAGTAAGATAAAGCGATGAACTATCCGTCATTATGATATTACTATCTGTAATACCTAATTGAGAAGTTATACTTAAACTACCTGTAATTTCAATATCATTTGTTGTTGCCCATACTGAACCAGTAAGTGCAAATAAACTATCCCCTGAAGAACCATCTGATCCACTTGAACCTGAAGATCCTGATGTACCATCACTACCACTAGAACCTGAAGAACCATCCGATCCACTAGAACCTGAAGATCCTGAAGAACCTGAAGAACCATCTGAACCAGAAGAACCTGATGTACCATCACTACCACTAGAACCTGAAGAACCATCTGATCCACTTGAACCTGAAGATCCTGATGTACCATCACTACCACTTGAACCTGAAGAACCATCTGTTCCGTCAATTCCTGATATTCCTGAAGAACCTGAAGAACCATCTGAACCACTTGTACCGCTAGATCCGTTAGAACCTGATGTACCATCTGAACCACTTGTTCCTGAACTACCATTACTACCACTTGTACCATCGGAACCTGATGTTCCTGAAGTCATCGCTGAGAATGAAACTCCGTCTATTATTAAACTACCACTTGAAATATTAACTGAACCACTGATAAACAATGAACCCGTAAACTCGTGCGTATCATCCGATGTATTACCAAATTTATTTGAACCTGATGTATAAAGAATTGAGGAACTTACATAATCAATATTTAATTGTTTTGCGGTAATAATACCATCAACATTTAACGAACCTGTAATCTGTACGTCATTTGTTGTTGCCCAAAAAGATCCTGTTTGTGCAAATAAACTATCTCCTGATGTACCATCAGAACCACTTGTACCGCTAGATCCGTTAGAACCTGATGTACCATCAGAACCACTTGTACCTGATGTACCATCTGTTCCGTCAACTCCACTTATACCACTAGAACCTGAAGAACCGTCTGATCCGTTAGAACCTGATGTACCATCTGAACCACTTGTACCATCAGAACCTGATGTACCATCTGAACCACTAGTTCCACTTGTTCCTGCGGTTCCCGCTGAACCTGAACCTCCACCACTTGTTTGACCACCAATTAATGAACCTGTGGTATCACTAATCTTAATGTAAATTGGTAGTGGATTTGTTGCCGGTTTTACATTCGTTACATAAGATGTATTTGATGCAGTTGCATCGTAATATAATATATCACCAATTGAAAATCCTGTTAATGTTAATCCCCCTTTGATTTCACCAAATGGTTTAACTGCCATGTTTCCATCTTCAGGTTCATTTACTGACGTAACAATACCAAAAGATTTTTCAACTTGAGTTGCGTTTGTTGTGTCAACTAATTGAAATGTTCCTGTTGAATCTAAATAAACTATTTGATTAACACTATAACCTGTATTATAAACTAAATTAGTATCGTTATTGTTGTAATATGTTGTTGTTAAATTTCTATATTGAAATTTTGCATACATGTCATTAACAAAATAGTTAATGTCAGGTAAATAAGGTTGTAACAATTGTAATCCACTTAATATTGGATCTCCGTCATCGGATAAATAAAATAATAATCCGTTATTACCTTCGCTAGGGGTATTAAAACCACTAAATGAAGTGTCGGATAATATATTATATAAACCAACATCTTTTAAAACAACATCAATTTCCGTTGCACTTGTTGGTGTTGATGTACTTATAATTTTATAAGATGCGCCGTTACTACTTTGACCAAACCACATTCCTTCATTTACAAAATATGCATCATACATAAATTGATTTGGTGTAATTCTATCGTCAGAAGTGAGTGTTGCGGTTACTTGTAATGTACAATTAAATGTATATCCATATCCATGGTAAGTACTTCCAGTATTATTATAAAATGTACTAGTAGTAATACTACCAGGTTTTATATTAGCAACTAATGTAATTGGTAATGATTCTAATCTTGCCATTTTTATATATAAATATTATTTGTAGGTACTTGCCATGTTATGTATTGTACTACCGCACCCGTACCATATATACCAGTAAATCCTGTTCCTAATGCCTTAAATGTCATTAAGGTTTTTGCTGCGTTTTGTACACAGACTGATTGGCCAGTTGATGTTCCTCCCATATTTCTACTTAAGAAATCTCCACCAATAAGTTGTGAATGTGTCATAAAATTTATTCCCCATAGTCCTAATGGATGTGTTACACTTATTTCAGTTGCACTAACTCTTGTAAATGTCCAACCACCAGTACCTGATGTTATAGTATTACCTAGTGGGTCGGTTGCCGCAGCAAAAGGACTCGCATCTAAACTACCTGCCGAATATGTTAATTTTAAAACATACACACCTCCACCACCCGCCGCCGATGTACCTGAAGAACCTGATGTACCCGATGTTCCCGTTGCACCACTTGTACCTGATGAACCCGCAGCACCTGAAGTACCACTAGAACCATCAACACCTGATGTTCCCGATGATCCAGCAATACCTGAAGATCCACTAGATCCTGAAGTTCCCGAAGAACCTGTCGTTCCTGAACTACCATCTGAACCACTTGTTCCTGAGGTACCCGATGAAAAACCTAAAGGTGATGTACCCGATGAACCTGAAGTTCCCGCACTACCTGATGTACCGTGTGAACCAGTTGCACCCGTTGTACCCGATGTTCCACTTGAACCTGACGTTCCTGAAGTACCACTAGTTCCTGAAGTTCCGTCTGAACCTGATGTTCCACCACTTCCCGCAATACCTGATGTTCCACTTGATCCTGAAGAACCTGATGTACCACTTGTACCATTTGTACCTCCACCACCGCCACCAACTATAGTCACTCTAACATTACCCGCACCAATATCTGTAACGGTTGCACCACTAAATATGATTTTATCTACTCCATTAATTAATGTTGATCCGTCACCGACTTTAAGTGTTGATGTTCCTCCTCCTTCTCCTCCACTTATTGAACTATATAAATTAATGGACCAACTATTGTGATCACTACCTCCTACATGTTCTAAAATTCTTATTATTAATTGTGTACCTGAATAACTTACAACACGTCCTATTAAATAATTTAATATATTACTTGCAGCAATTACAAGTTGACCCGTGGTATAAGATAAATTACTATCAACTGTGAAAGTAAGGTCTTCCCCATCGTGTTCGTCAATATCTGTAATGTATGTTGTTGATGATGTTTGATAAACATTTCCTGAAGTGCCTGATGTACCTGAAGTACCTCTTGCTCCCGATGTACCCGAAGAACCACTTGTACCGTGATTACCCGCAATACCGCTTGTTCCTGAAGAACCACTAGATCCGTTTGATCCTGACGTTCCACTTATACCTGAAGATCCTGATGTTCCCGAAGTTCCTGAAGAACCTGTTAAACCTGAAGAACCACTTGTACCAGATGTACCACTAGTACCTCTTGCACCTGAAGATCCTGAAGATCCTGAAGATCCTGAAGTACCTGACAAACCTGAAGAACCTGATGTACCTGAAGATCCTGTGGTTAAATCAGTTAAACTTGTTCCTGAAACATATAAATTATCTGCGTAGACCGCATTTAATGGAGTTGTGGATGAACCGAGATCAATTGTGGTACCTGGTGTGACGTTTTCCGTCTCAATCTGTGTCCAATTTATTCTTTGTAGTGCCATGTAAAAGTAAAGTCTTTTACATAAATACTTTTATTCCACTAATAGGCATAAAAAAAAGGGTTTCAAACCCTTTTTTTTTATAATGTGTATTTTTTTATGATTTCAATACCTTCATCTCGATTATTAAAATCTTTTCCAGGTATAAAAACTAACCCTTCATCTGTGTTTTCTTTAGTAATATAGATAGTTGGAATTACATTTTGTTTTGTTTGTTCAACAACTTGGTTCCACACTTTTTTATTTTGACTTATCTCTATTTCATTAAATGATATTTGTAACTCATTTAATTCTTTTTTAAGATCATGACAATGTCCACATCCGTTCATAGTAAACAATACTATATTGTTAGACATATATTATAATGTATCTAAAATTTTACTATATACACTGTCAACGTTAGCCCCAACTGATCTGTTTATTAATGTATCCCCCTCGTAAATCATAATGGTAGGTACAGTATTAATACCTAACTCCATTACAGCGTCTTGGTTTTCATCAACATTTACTTTAACAAATGTAATATCTGAATATTTGTTAGATAAGTTAGATAATCTTGGTGTTAGTGCTCTACATGGTGAACACCAATCGGCTGTGTACTGAACTAATAATTTTTTTCCTTCTAATTGTAATTGTGCAACTTGTGCGGATGTTACGTATTCCATTTTATAATTTTAAAATCCTATTTTATTTCCTTTTGGGGATGTTTTATAGACTTCTGTGTCTATGTTATAAATATCAGCTAAAACCATACCTTCCTCAACTACTTGATTTTTTTCTAAATGTTTTAATAATTTATTGGTTTCCTCCACCGATAACTTCTCAAACTTATGTTCGGCAATTAAACGACCCTTACGAAGTAGTGCTTGATCAATTTTCTCTCTCTTCATGTTGAAGGTTGCAATAACTTGAATATTTAAACAATCCCCCAAAATACCGTCAGTTAGATTAAGGATATTAGATACACCTGCCGGTGACCCGTTACCTTCACGATCACTAATAACTCGTTCAGCATCCTCAATTATTAAAACTGAGTTTTTGTGGTCCATCAAGAATGGTATAATAGTTGGTTCAGATAACATCTCCGCCATCGATGGTGGAATGAATAAAATATCTTTATCTTTAACCAAAGTAGTCAAATGTTTAATATAAGATGTCTTACCAGTACCAGGATCTCCGTGAAGTAAAATTATCCCCTTATCGTTATTTTTATTCAATCTTTCAACAATAACCTCATGAATCTTATTAAAATCACTTCCATAATTTAATTCTAAATCTGTAGGTGGAACATATAAATCGTATTCTTCAGTATCTAAATGACCCATATCACTTTTAACAAGTTGAATATTCGCTTTCTTTTTTGCAACCTCATACTTTTTGAATACACTAAAATCAATTTGTTCTTTAATACCTCCCTTTGTTCCATCGTAAGCAAATTCAATATGGACATGATTTTCTTTTGGTTCTTTATGTCCTCTACTTGACTTATATGTTCTTACAAAAATTCCCGCAACATCATTCACAAATAAAGATTGTGTTGATGATTCATAAGTTTTAGATTTGATATTAATTTTTATAACTTCGGTGAACCCGTTCTTTTTTATTTCTTCAATAATATCAGGTTCATACAACAAACTTATATCCGTAAACTTTGATGGTAATTTGTCATACTTAATAACATAGTATTGTTCTGTTGGTATTTCATTTCCATAAACGGTATCGTAAATGGAATAATTAATTGGTAAATTCTTATTCATATAATATTTTAATTAAGACAAATTGAACCGAAATTGGAGAATTCAATAAACACCCCATTATCGTAATCAAAGTCTTCTTTTTTAAATTGTATTCCGTTTTTAAATTTTGTTTTATTAATGACACTAATCGCCGCAATTGTTTTTCTTAATAATTCAAATTGTTCTCTGTCCAATGTTGCTGTTCCATTTTTTTCATAGTTCTTCTGTGCAATCTCAGTCATATGTTTGTAAAACAATTCTTCATCTGAATTACTTAAAAAAAATTCTTTTGCTTCTAAATTGGTTTCAAAGTAATTTTTAACCGATTGAAGATATATTAAAACTTCAGGCGATAATTTATCCATTAAGGTTTCTGTATTTGGTCCAAAGTTAACGAAACTGCAGTATTTCTTCCAAATATTTTTATTTCTACGTCAACACGATCACCTTTTACTTCTTTAATAATACCACTAAATTCTTTGAATGGTCCTTCACATACTATAATAGATTCTCCAGTATCAAATTTTAATTTTTTACTTTCAATATGTTCTTCTAACGTATCATCTTTCAATATACGTCTAACGTCAGTATCTTTTAATAACATTGGCATCCTATCACCCATCATACCCATAATATTAGGTATTAAAGATATTACCTTCAAATCATCATTTTCTAATTGTTTAAGAGATTCAAAATAAAGATATCCACTATATAATACTTTTTCTCTAATAACTTTTTTATTTTTAACTACAACGAATTCTTTCTCAGTAGGACAAACAAATCTTACAATTTTATTTATTCTACCTAAACCAATATCTTTATTGAATTGTTCAGTTAATGATCTTTCTTTACCGGGTAAAACTTTTACCACGTACCATGCTGTATTCATGTCCTTTATTTTATATCCTTTAATTTATTCTTTAGTTCCGTTTCTAATTTTTTTAATCTTTTTTCTTCTTCTTTTCTTTCTTTTTCTACTTGTCTTGCCTTTTTTAAAATATCTCTTATTTTTCTTTCTTCTATCAATCTGTGTTTTTTCTCTTCTTTACCTTCAACTTGTGGAGCCTTATAATTCATAATCAATAATTCCGTTCCTTCATTTTGTGTTCCGTCTTTCTTAGCTGCGGCCGCTTTCTTAAAATTCTCGGTTCTCCATTCAAATTGATCTTTTGGAAACCATTCAACTAATTGAGGGAAATTGTAATATGATAAACTAAATTTACCTTCAATACTTTTCATACACTCCGCTAATCTAATATGATCGTTAACATCAAAATCGTGATTAGAATAATAGTTCTCAGTTTTCCAATATGGTGGATCCATATAGAAATATGTTGTCGGTGAATCATATTGTTTTACAACATCACAAAAATCTTTGTTCTCAACAAAACTAATACGATCAATGTGTTCTCTATATTTTGGGTTCTTTAACTTATCCATAAAAATTAAAACCTTACAACGATAGGCACCTTTATAATCTGTATATGAAGATGTTTCAGGTTTTGACCCTGAGAATACTTGTGTCAACACATACACATACTTACAAGTTATTTCTAAACTATTCTCTTCTGTTATAACTAATTCAGGATTAAATACTTCTTTCTGATATTGATTAAACATTTGTTCATATTCAGGTGGTGTGTCTTCAACTCCAACCGTTTGACATGGGTACGTCGATAACGCCTGATGTAAAACATCATATTGTTTCGTCCACTTCATTAAGTTTGCATTAAGACGATTAAAGTCATTATAAACGACCGTTTTTAGATTTGGGAACTTGTCCAAATCCATATTAAAGAATACCCAAAACATACCACTAAAACCTTCTACGTATGTTTCAATATCTGTGGGTATATGTGGAACAATCCATTTACCTATTCGTGCCTTTCCTCCAATGTAACTAATCATTAATCATTTATTTATATCAAAAAATATAACCAAAATATTTGATAAAGAGAAATTTAAAGTATATATTTTATTATGGCTTGTAAAACATGTAAAGAAAAGGGTGACATCAAAGATGCTGGTAGTTTTGTACCTACAGGAGTTATCGTATTTGCGATAATTTGGACCTGTTTTGGTATCTATGGTGTTTATTCTTTAATTCATAAATTTCTATGAAAAAGGGAAAATATTTTATAGTTCTTTTTTGTAATAAAAAAAGAGTCAAAGTATTATACCGTTGTATGAAAAGAACCACCGTATATGAATATTGGAGGGAATTTAAAACACAGCGTGTACCTCCATTTCTAAAAGTACAGGGTAGTAAACGCAAACAGGAGTTAGTATATGAGATTGCTTTAATCTTCCCAAATAACCGTTGGGCAACTGCAACATACGTTAAAGATAGTTTGGGTAGGAATACAAAAGCTAAGATTGAAGACGATAAATTTCGTATCAAAGAAATCTTACCATATTGGCAAGAAGAGTTAATCTATGATCTTCAAACAAAGAAAAGAATCAGATATCATGAGATGGTGGATAAAATTCTACCGATAACTGAAATTACTCAAATATTCACTTTAAATAAAAATCTATTTGTTCAGATTGAGGATGACGTTAAAATGTATGGAAATAAAAACCTTAATGACTCTGACAGATTATTTGAATTACTAAAACAGGATCTACTTAAAAAGAAAAAGACGAACTTTATGTTCGTCAAAGACATTACAACCTATCAAAGAAAACAATTATATAAATTGTTAGAGTCTAAAGGATTCAATAGACGTGAATTATTTAGACATTACTCATATTAAAGATAATATCTACTTCACCTATACTAATTGTAAATGTTTCTTCTGGTTTTTCAATTCTTCTTCCGTATTTTTTTTGTATAACATTAAACGCAATTAAAAATTCTTCCTCTTTTAAGTTTAATACAATAGTTTTTGATTCTGTATTTGTGTTTAACTTTTCTAATAAGTCACTTATAATAGCCAATTGATTTAATAACTCACCTTTTTTTTCCATAACCTAATATCTTTAATAATTTATCTATTATAGATACTTTCTTTTTTGGTTTAAACAACTCTTCCTTATTAATTTTTTTTATTTCATCAATCATCCTCGTCTTCTGTATCTCCACTTCCTTCTGATCCTTCTTCATTTCCTTGTCCAGCCAATTCAATCCCTGTTGTAATTTCTTGTCCATAATTATCAGTTAGATTTATCTCTTTTAATTTATCTAAAGTTTCTGTTTTAAATAATTCTTGTAATTCTTTTACTTTTTGGTGGAATAACTTTTGTTTTTCTTCTTCCTCCTTATTATATTTAAATATTTCATCCGCACACGCAAATACAACGTCGTAACCTTCTTGAGTTGCTTGTGAGATAAACGATACTAAATTAAATTTATCGTTTTTATCCTGTACTTTTAAAGTAACAGTTCTATATGGTTTTACTATATCTTCATACTTCCAAGATAAAGGTACTTTAATGTCTAAACTAACATTATTTTGTATCTCTCTTAAAGAATGAAAGTGTGGTCTTAATGATTTTATTTCTTCAAACACGGTATTAAATTAAAATGTAGGTTATTATATATGAAGATGCCACTAATAGGATTATTTGTTCCACATTAGATAATTTCATAGGTTCAGGGTTTTCTTGAAATAATTTTACAATAAATTCAAGTAAAAATTTTGTAAGATATAATATACTTAATACAAAAAAGAAAAGTTTAATTTGTTGCATCATCATGTTGTTTCATTTCATCAAGGATCTCTTTTCTGTAGACTCCAATTAATTGTTTTATTTCTTGGGCGTATTTTCTTGCTCTAATAGAAGCACTTCTGTTACCCTTTCCATAAACCTTCTCCGTGTCAACTTTCATCTTCATGAAAAGTTCGTCAATTTTTTTTAAGGTTTCCATATTTTATTACGATTTTAATATCAATATATGGAAAAAAATTCACTTTTTCAAGTTTTGTTCTAACAATTTGTATAATTCCGTTAACATATCCAGTTCAGATCTGGTTTTTCGGTGAACAAAGTCAAAAAGTACATAAAAATATTCTGGTATTCTTATTGTATTTTCTAAATTCTTAGGGTAATAATAAGCCTCTAAATAGAAATTCCACATATATTCATATGCGTTACCCCTTTCTTTAAAATAAATTTTTTCTTTACTAAAACTATCCACCGCTTTATCCCAACACCATGTAAAATGGTTCATTTGATCATCGGTTGTTTTAACCGCATCGGGACCTAAATAAGTTTCTTCGATTAAATTATATAGTGAAATAAGAAAATCATAGAAAAGTTCAGTTTTTTCTCTACTAATATTGTATGCCCTATACCATACATCAATTTGTTGTTTGTAATTTTCCGAGCCAATAAACTCTAAATAATTCTCTTTATTTTCCATAACTTTATTATAATACAAATATAAAGATTAATGAAAAGATTTAAAAGGTATTATTGAGTTTTTTCGTTGTATTTAAACATTTTCTTCATCTTCTCAACTTCTTCGTTGATTGATTTAGATTTAACCGGAACGGCTTGTTTGGTATATAACTCTCTACTATCCTTATCCTTTTGTCTGTCTTTAACTTGTTTTTCAATTCCTTTAGCCGTTTCAGGTGTTGGTATTACATTACCATCTTTATCTTTAGGTTCTTCTCCAAGTTTAGATCCATTAGATGGTTTAACATCTGTCTTTTCTGTTGTTGGGGCATTACCAGTTGTTGAATGTCCCTCAATTGATTTCTTTAATCTATCTTTAAATTGTTGAGATGGTTCAATATCGTAATCTAAGTTTTCTAAACCTGCGAAGTTTTTCTTAATTTCATCTTCTTGTGCTGGTGTGTTCTTTCTTGCAACCTTTTCACCTTTACCAATTGCCTTAGGAAATTCAGGGTTATCGTTACCATCAAATTTCATTGTTGCCGCTATTTTCTTTTCAACTGCAGCAATATTAGCCTTGTTTTCTTTACCACTTTCAGTGTGTGATTTTTTAGCCGCATCTAAACCAGGTATTGATTCACTAACCATTTTAGCAATCATATTAGTTAATTCAGTTTCAGTTAAACGTATTGTCTTCTTTTTTGATTCATACATACCACCACCACATTCACACATTTCTTTACCACATTTTTCACAACTTTTCTTTTCTTCACCCATTTCATTAGGTGTTTCTTCACCTTTATCTACATAACTATGTTTTTTTCTTCTACCTCTTAACATTTCTTCAAAATCATCTCCACCTTCTTCCTCTTCTTCCATATAAGAACCACCACACTCTTCACAGTCTTCTTCCTCTTTTACGTCATATTCTTTATCACCAACTTTAAATTCTTTATCACCTTTTAATTTAGCGGCAGCTAATGCTCCACCAAACGCATTTCCTTCTTCCGGTTGCATTTCTGTATTTTCCATATTGTCTGTTTCTTCTAATTGATCATTCATTTCGTCTAATTTATCTAACATGTCGTGATGTGATTCATAAACACCTTTCTCAATGATAAGTTCTTTACCTGGATGCATTTCTTTAAATTTATCCATATCATTTTCAGCCTCTTCTTGACTATTATAAGTACCTAAAGGAATTCCCTCACATTTGATGTGATACACTTCTTTATTACCTTCAGACTCTTCAATTATAGTTTTTCTAACTTCGTCAGTAACTATACTTTCTATTAGTTGTTTTATTTCACTTACTTTCATATCTATATAAATATATCTTTAATCTCATTTAATACGATATTTTCCACTTGTTTACGTGGTAAACCGTATGTTTTTGAGATTTCGTTTATTATTTGTTGTATTTCTTTGTCTTCATTAACGTATTCAATTGCTCCCGTATTACCTTGATTACAATAAGGAAACTTCTTACATTTCTCTTTTACCTTAACAAAAACACTATCTGGTCCTCCCCATTTAGGGAAATTCTTATCCTTGACCGCTCTACCTTTATAGATACTGTCAGGTCCGTCAATCTTCAATGGGTCTTTACGACCACCAGAGGTTGATTTACCGAACGCAGGGACATCAAATGCACCTGAAGAACTTGAATCTGTTACTTCCCCTAATTCTTGTTCGTTTGGTTCAAAATTAGGTATTTTAGATATTTTTCTTTTAATCACATCTCCATCTCCACCAAACGCCGATCCTTCAAAAGAACCTGACGAATCTGCACCTGTTTCTTTTACTTCTTCTTTCTTTTTTGTCATATCCACGACCCACAATTTGGGGTTAATACCTTTACCAATTAAACCAGCAAGTCTTGTATTACCACCTAAAAGGTCATAATCGTTCTCACCAAATTTAACTACCATTGGTATTTCAACTTCACCCTCTTTAAAATGCTTTTCAAATCTTTTTTTCTTTTCATCCTCAAGTGTATCATAATCTAAATCCACATTATTCAATACTTCTTTAATTGAATTAAAATTAGAAATTTCAAAATCTTTAGATGCTTTCTCTAACCACTTGTCCTTACCCATCTTTTCAAATTCACGGTAACGAAGAGCCTCACTCCACTCATGTTCAAAGTTTGGTTTAGAATACTTCATTATTTAACAGATTTTAAAGCAGTTTCCCAAAATGATTTTCTCTGCCATAGGGTCTTGAATAATTCAACTACTACTTTGGTTGATAAATCAATTATTTTATCGTCTATCTTTTTTGTTCCTAACTCGTCTTGAATCATCTTCACAACAATCTTATGGGCCTGTGTTGTGTCCATAAAAGATTTAATCTCTTTCTTTGTGATATTCTCAATCTCTCTCTTGTCTTGATCTGTTAGTGCCATTTATTAGTTAGTTTTTCTCTCTTGTATTAATGGATTCATTGCAGTTTCAAATGTTTCTTGAAACTTAGCTAATTTTTCTAATTCATTTGCAACGTCTTGTTCCAATTTTAACATATCAGCATTGATATATGCTCCTGACTCTTTACCCGCAATAAAAACAAAACTAATGTCTTGATCAGTTAATGAACCATCTAATCTAACTTGATCGGGAGCAATTGTAATACCAGGAGTAAAGTCGGCAATTTGTGAAACTTGTTGTTTAAAATTATCAATTAACTGAGATATAGCTGTTTTTTCACTATCTTGTAATGTTAAGTCCGCCTCATCTGAAGAATTCATTTTAATTTCAACATCATTTACTACCATGACGTCATTCTTAAGATTTTCTTCGGATTTATCCACCTCAGGTGATTGGAATCCAACTGCCTCGTTTAATGTTCTATTTGATGCCTTTGATTCTGTTATAGTCCTAATGGTCTTTAACATACCTTTCATTACATCGTAATCATTTTTAGTTTTCATTTGCATTGTTAAAAAAAACCCCAAAGTTAAAGGAAGGGTTTATATCTGTATAAATACTTGAAAAATTGGATTTACATACTATCCCTGTGAAATTTGAAGCATTTTCCAAGTATCCGTGGGATGGTACCACTTGTTTAGTTATTTTATGTTTATCACACAACTCATTACAAAGTTCAGAAAGGGATTTTAATTGGGTTTCGGAGTATACGTCCCAAAAATAATAGTTCCTCCAATTACGGATATGTGGTTCACCTCTGTATGGGTCTCCAATCCAATTATAAAGGACACCAGTGATGGTATCTTTGTTCAACCATCCTAAGTTCTCGACGGCTATTTTGATCTGTTTTTTGTCTATCTGAGGGTCATTAAATGTATTGGAACTATGGTCGGTATCAAACAGTTGATAAACTACACCTAATTTAGATATAACATAATGAGGGACATCTTCATATTTCCCATTTAGACGATATTTCATTTTACTTAAAAAATCATCTAATCTTCTTTGGGTGTCGTATAGGAATATTTGCGTCTTCTTAGACTTTCTACGAGTAATATTTAAATTATCTAAAATTTCTACGTCTTGAACTAACATTTCTCGATATAACTTTTTCTCCTTGTGGTAGTGTGTTTATTTCTTCTTCGGACGTTGGTATGATTGTTTTATTATTTTCCAAATCATATATTACTTGATTTGGGTTAGTATCATCAGATTCCCAATATAAAGTCTCCTCTTTAGAATCTGTTAATTCTAACGTTTGGATTTGCTCTTGGGGGAGTGTATTTTCTATTGTTAACGAAACCAAGTCCACCTTCAATTCCTCCAATGTCGGAGTTAGGGACTCTTCTAATTTTTTTTTTCATCATCTTGTTCGGATGATGTGGTTTCTTTGTTTTCGTAATGTAATCCTTCGTTCCCGTTCTGACCTATAATATCCATTCGTTCATTGTCCTCATCTATTTTTAACTCCACGACTTCCTCAGGTGTTGCAAATGGTTCAGGAACAAAACCATCAAATTCTTGTTCGGAAACTTCCAAATCCTCTTGAACTAAAATATCAAATTCAAGTGTTTCGTTATCTTGGAAAATATTCTCCGTTTCGGGTTCTATAGTGGAAAAATTTCTTTGAACTTCTTCTTCAGTGGGTTCTTCTTGTAAAATATTCTCAATTTCTTCTTCCGTAAAGAAAGGTTCTTCGTCTTCTAAACCATCCATTAATGTTTCATCCCAATCAGATACTTCATCATCCAAATCTTCTTTAATCATTGGGTTATCAAGTGGTTCATCATATAAACCCATCTCTTCGTCGTTCTTCATTATCTCTGCCAATAATTCTCCTCTTCTTTTATATTCTTCCTCCGCTTTCTTTAATTCTTCATTTGGTGGAGGTGGATTTAATAATACCTCTTCCAATTTTTTTAAATCATCTTCACTTAAATTTAATCTTACAGACTCATCAATAAAGTTTTTTAAATCTTCGGGGTTAGATTCCGATTCTTTAATTGGTGGTGTTTCATTTTCTTTTAATCTATCTTCTTCCGTAAATTTAACTAACATATGAAGAAAGGATAATGAAATGATTGGTAACATACCTCCAGCAAAAAACGCTAAGAATCTTTTATTACCTACTAAGTCAGTTGAATCTACTCCCATTAATTCTGTTAATGGTAATACTAAATCAACCCAATCCCTAAACGACTGTCCATTGATATCGATATATGTATACGCAAAAAATACATTACCTATAAACTGTATTAACGTCACAACCGCAAATGGGAAATAAACTTTCTTACCCATGTTTGCCGAAATGGCCGCTAATGCCGATAATGCCGCAATCTCAATTCCAATTGATAAATAAACAGCCCAACTTACTGGATTGGATATACCATACCATTTTGTTACGTGTGAAATAGAAACAATTGCAACAGTAATGATTGGAATCAAAAATGCCGCAATAATTAATGTTTTAAAATTTTGGTTTAACCAATGTTTCATTTAGATTCTTGTTCTTTTTTTAAGTTTTCTTTAACAATAAAATGTAGTTCCATTAACTGTGGCCCTCTATCTTTTTGTGTGATCCAATTATCATAAAAACCGTGAATTGCTATTTTTTCATTTTTATGTGTTGTTTTAAGACTATCAATCGTAGATACGTTTTGTTTTTGAATTTTTTCTAATTTAGTCACTCTACTTGAATTGCTACAAGACTTAAAAAAGAAGATGACTGTTAAAAAAATCAGTACCTGTAATTTATATGTTTTTATTAATTCGATTAACTTTTTCATAATATTATATTTTTATAAATAGTTTAATAGACCAAAACTCTCGTTTCTAAGCTTTTTAATGGCCTTATCACGTAATTGTCTAATACGTTCTTTTGTACAACCGTATTCCTCCCCCAAGTCCTCTAAGTTTGATTCAACACCTGTTAGACCATAATATCTCTCAATAATAACTCTTTCTCTTTCATCTAAGACACTTAACATTGCTGAAACTTTTTTCTTTATTTCTTCAGGTGAGTTCATAATAGCATCAGGTCTTTCCGCTTCTTTGTTTGGAATAATATCAATTAGTTGATCTCCGTCTTCGTTTATTTCTCTATATAGACCAACACAGTATGGTAGACCACTTGACACCGGTTCTTCACTATTATTAATAAAGAAATTATCTTCTTGACTTAATTCTTCTTTTTTAGATTTCTGTGATTCTTGAACCAAATTTGACGGAAGACGTATAGTTCTTGCGTTTTCATTTAATGATGCCATTATTGATTGTCTAACCCACCACACAGCGTATGATATAAATTTTAATCCACTTGTTGGATCAAATCTTTCCGCCGCCTTCATTAAACCAATATTACCTTCGGATATGATGTCCATAATATCCATCCCTTGATTTTGAAACATTTTTGCAACTGATATAACAAATCTTAAATTACCTACAACCAACTCATCGTATAAAAATTTCTTTTCATGTTTAGTAATTGTCTTATCATTAAGTCTTTCAAAAATAACCTCTTGTCTTTCATGTGATATAACAGGTATTCTACGAATGTCCTTTATGTACTGTTGTATTTCCTCGGTGTTGTTTAAGATGGATTTTTTCATGTGGTTGGTGTTTAATTGTGTATATATAAAAATAAGTAAAAAATATTACTTTTCAAAATTGTCTAAGAACTTTTTTTCCTCTTCAGTTAGACTTTCAATCCCATATAGGTCAATTTTATCTAATACGTCGTCTAATTCTAATCTTTCTCGTTGTACCTCAGTATGTTTTTCGTATTCAACTTTAATCATTAATGGATCAGAGGTTGCTGGTTTAAAAATAAAATCATTAATTGTTTCAGGTAGATAAACACTAACTATAGAAGTTTTTTCAATTAGAAAATAAAATTTAACACTATCGTTTTTTGATAACAAATGTATTTCATCGGATAATACCCCGTGGTCTTCATTAGAATCAAACATAACAATTATGTTTTGATTATTTTCAATAACATATCTAACAGTCCAAACAAATGGTGATTTACCTAATATTTCTAAACAAAAAAATTCTATATCTTGGTGGTCATCAAAAACACCATATATGAATAACAAATATGATCTCATATTAGTTTATTTCTTACGATTTACGTTCCAATAAACACCTCCACCAATAAACGGAACTAATTGACCACTAGTTCCATCAGGCCCTACTTTATTTGATACTCCAATACCAATCTTATATAAATGTTTAGCATCTTTATCTTTTATAATAAAACCTAAACCAATAAGATTGATAACATTTGGTTTATCTAACTTAGCATCAATACCAAAATAATATAAATTTTTTCTTGCGTCCCCTAAGAATGTTGTATCTCTAACTACTTTTTGTTTGATATCGCTTTTAAATGAACGACCTAACACCCTACCATTTGATATGGTATCAAACACAGTTACGGTTCCAACGTTGTTTGGTAATTTAAGAATGTCTTTCTTAAACATTTTCATTCCGATTGAATTTAAAATTGCATTGGTATCAATTGGGTTAGTTACTGTAAAAGTATCATGAACCGCATATGGAATTTGTACTTCCACAGGTATTTCTACTTCAATGGGAACTTCAATACCAACTGTATCATGAACGGGAACTTCATATCCCACCGTATCATGTATAGTAATCGTTCTATGTGGCATAATACCTTTTGGGTTTACGAATTCCACAATAGCCACACCAATCAATAATACAATTATTATATTTCTAATGTCTAAGATGTGTTTCATATTTATTTAAGAAGATATAAAGATGTCATAATTATTCCAGCAAAAGATCCAACCTTATAAAGGAATGTTTTTCTTCTTTGTCCTTTTAATTCTTTTAATAGACTTTCAGATTTTTGTCTTTCTAATCCAAATTGTTCATCTTTCTTATTGATAATCACCTCTAAATTAGAAATTTTTTGGTCTTTTAATGTATCTTTTTGTTTAAATAAATTAATTTGTTGGTCTTTTAAACCAATGACATTATTTAATTCAACAATCTCTAATTTTGTACCATCATAACGAATTAAGTCTTGGTAAACTAATCTAGCGACTTTTGTTGATATGGTAACTTTAGTAGTGTCTAATACAATAACTTTAGTTGTATCTGTTTGTGAATAACTGCTCAAGCTCAAGATTACCAATAGTAGTAATAGCGTTAACTTTTTCATCTGTGTTGTTTTTAATAATAGTTATGTTTTTTGTAACGTTATCGATTTCTTTATCGACATTAACAATGTGATTATCAACCTTTTCAATTTGATTGTCAATTTCTTTATTTGCAGTGTAAACTGAATCGATCTCCTTTTGTAAGGATTCAATTTTAGCATTATACCCTGCAACGTCGGTTTTTATACCTTGATTTTGGAATATGGTATAAGCGGCTAAACAAGCAATCAAAACTAATAGGATATTTGTTTTATCAATCTTCATATTATATGTTTTATTATAAATATGAAGAAAGGGGGTTTTATCCCCCTTTGACTTTATTTCTTCTTTTTACCCACAATTTCATCGATGATACCGTAGGAAAGTGCTTGTTCCGCATCTAACCATAGGTCACGACTTGCATCGTTTTTAACTTGTTCTGCTGATTTTCCACAGTACCCACCCAATAATTCAAATAGGATGTTGTTCACTTTTCTCCACTCAATCATACTGATTTCAGCGTCTTGGATATTTCCAACCGCTCCACCTGAAGATTGGTGTAACATTGTTTGAGAGAACCTCAACGAACCTCTTTTACCTTTGGTACCTGCACCTAATAGGACTGAACCCATTGAAGCTGCCATACCTGTATTAATAGTTCTAATGTCTGATTTGATATAATCCATTACATCTACCATAGAAAGACCTGACTTAACAGATCCACCGGGACTGTCGATGTGCATTGTAATATCGTTACTGTCGATACTGTCTAAGAACATTAACTGAGCCTGAACAATGGTGGACATATGATCGTCCACACCACCTGCAACCCAAATGATACGTTCCATCATCAAACGTGAGAACACGTCCATAACGGTTACATTTAAGGTTCGTTCCTCTAAGATGTAAGGAGTTAAACTGTTTTCTACTTTTTGGTTATAATAGTCCAATTTCAACGAACTAATACCCTTGTCTTTTGCGTAAAGACCAAACTGTTGGTAATCTTTTGGTGTCATAAATTTAGTTTATAGGACAAATATAATTAAGATATTCGAAACTAAGAAATTTTTGTTGTAATAAAATCCACGGAAGAGACATTCTCCTCTTTTTTAATCATAATGATATTATCCGACCAGTTACGTATTAAAGAATTATGTGATATAACAAGAATATGGTCAAAATAATTTTTAATCTTTTTAAAGAACTCACCCACCATTTCAAGGTTCTCATCTGCAATCTTACCGAATACTTCATCCATTACAACTATATTGGGCTTAGGTAATGATGATATCTTGGTCAATACACTACGAAGTGCTAATGAGGATATGGTTCTTTCATAACCAGAACCCGCATTAAGGGGTTTAACGATTCGGGTCTCAGTATCTATCATAATAAATTCAACCTCATTCTTATCGTTTATATTCATCTCTAAAATGAAATGACAACTATCAACTAACAAACGATATAACTCCTGATTAATTAATGGAATCATATTTTTAAGAATAATTTTGGATATACCGTTTTTACCATATACAGTTAAGTATATTTTAAACACAGCGGATAATTCTTCCTCAGCTGTAATCTTTTTAATTAACTCCTCATTAATACCAATCTTCTCATTCATGTTTGTAATGTTGTTGGTATGTTTTTCTATATTCGTATTTGTTTGTCTAATGTCTCCGTTAGCGGTTTCTATTTTAGTTTTAAGTGCAATTACTTCCGCATCAATTTTTTGATTCTCCTCAAGTTTATTTTTATTACTTTCGTAATTGTCTAATCTTTTTTGTTTACTATCAATTTCCAATTGTTTTTGTTCAACCTCTAACTCATATCTTTCTTTACGAAGTTTATTTCTTTCGTAATTTTCAAATTCAGTTTTTAATTTATCAAACCCTTCAGATTGTTCCTTTAATAAATCAAATTGATTTTGATTTAATTCCATCTCTTTAATGATGTCTTCAATTTCCTTTTTAATCTTTTCAATTTCATCAGTATGATCTACTTCATCTAATGCTCTATTACAAGTAGGACAAACTGTTCCTTCTTCAAATTGTTTAATTAGTTTTTCTCTTTGAGTCTTTTCATGTTTGGATACAACATCAATTCCTTGGAGATTTGCCATTTCACCTTTTAACTCTTTGTGTTGGTCTTCGTTATAAAATTGTGACGGTTCAACAACACTAACTCCGTCGGCGTTTATTTGACTTACATTTTTTTGAGTTAATAAAAAAATAACTTCTCTTTGTAATAAAACTAGATTGGTATTAATAAGTTCCCTATCTACGTCGTTGTTTCTTTTTAAAAATACTTCGTCTCTTTTCTTTTCTAACTTTGTTAATTCTTTTTCAAACTTACCTAATTCTTTTGTCAATCTAACAATCTCACTTTCAGAATTAGTAATACTTTCTTTGTGTGTTTCATTATCAGATTCTAAACTAACTTTGTTATATGTGTTAGATACTAATTTCTTAGACCAATCATTATACATCTCTTTAGCAATTTCTTCTTTTGCTTTAAGACTTTCTAATCCCATGAACTTTGTTAATATCTGTCCACGAGCTGTGGGTTTAGATTCAATAAGTTCTTCTAAGTTATAACCTGTTGTTAATATAGTTGATAAGAAATCTTCTTGTGTTCCAATTGCAGACGATATAAATGCTTCCGTCTCTCTTCTTTGTTCACCGGATAAATTTACAATGGATCCATCTTCAGCTTTCTTAAAAAATTCTAAGTCATTCTTAACCGTGTATTCACCTGACTTACTCATCTTACGAGATGTCTTTCTCTCAATTACATAATCATCTCCATCAATTGTAATCTCACCACGAACACTCACATCATTCTTATCGGTAAATCTATTAAAGATTTCTCCGTTAGTTTTAGTTTTAGTTGTTGTGTTGAAGAATAAGAACATTAAAAGATCTACTGATGATGTAGACTTACCACCAAAGTTCTTTGGTGTGGATTCAATTACCGTAATACCGTCCAACCCAGTAAAATCAATAACGTTATTATCTCCGAATGATAGAAAATTAGAAAACTCCACTTTCCTAATATACCATTTATTATATCTAACTTTGTTTTCATTTAATTTATCTATTTGGGAATTTACTTTATTATCTAATCTTTCCATTAACTCCTCCTTAATGATTATTTCATTATCGGAAAGAAAATCTTTCATCAATTTCTTTTGATATTGATGATCTAAAATATTGTCCGACGCTTCTAAAGACTCTAAACGTGTTTGATTAACATTAGTTAAAGTTTTTGTTATTACCTGAACGGTCTTTGCATTATACTTTTTCTCAAAATAAGATTTTACCCTTCTGATTTTCTCAGGGGTGAAATTCTCAGGTACATCTTCCCAAGTTACTTTTATAAAAGGATTACTCATTAGTTTTTATTTCATCAATGAAACCATTATTAATTAATACACCTTGTATTAAATCTGATCTTAAATTAAACGCTCCGTTTGTTGATTTAAAAGATACTTTAGACCAATCGGTATTAGTAAGTAAATTAAAAATATTTTCTTTATTTTTTAATATGACAATACCATATCCAGTTTTTTTAGGTAATGATAAAAAATTATCATGTATCCTCATATTATCCTGACCAAAACAAGTCAATGGAAGATATATATCACATTTATCTAACATATTTTTATTTCTGGTTGTTGCAATTGTTCCTCCATTAGACAACGAATATAATTTTATATAATCATTACATGTTCTACTATCTTTTTCAATTTTAAAACTCTTAGACCATATTTGAAATATGACATTAACCTTAACTTCTTTTCCATCGGGAAAATAAAAATGAGGATTAATGTTTGAACTATATATTAAATTCAACCCTTCTACTCTTGATTTAGTTGATCCCTTACCGTCGCTATCAAATAGTTGTGGCAATATAAAACCAACAAAATCTGCGTAATTTGAATGATTTAAAAATCTTAAAGCCAAATTTGATCTTAATCCGAATGGTGGGTTACCTAAAACCAAATATTTCTTATCCGTATCGGGTGACCATTTCAAATAATCTTTAATAACAATATTTTCTAAATTACTTTCAATGTCAATACCAACTCTTCTATCTTCAGGAAATAAATTATAAAAACTACCGTCCCCAACGGATGGTTCTACATATGTGTATTCTAATTCATCTACATCATGTTCTTTTAAAACCGTTTGGAAAAGATCAAAACATAATTTGGCAGTTTCTTTTGATGTAAAGAATTGATCTTTTTCTTTTGGAGTTAATGTTGATAGATCAACAGGTATACCCAACATTTCCGATAAATCAAATTTATAATAATTGGGTACATTATCAAGATCAATCCATCTTTTTATTGTACCGTTATTAACATTGATATATTTTGATATATGTTTTATACCCTCAATCCCTAAACTAATTTTTTCTTTTTTTGTTTGTTCTTTAGTAAAAGTAATGTTAGAGTATTTTTCAATACATTTAAATAAAATATCTAAATTATCCATTAATAATTAAATGTTTTTCTAAAAATCTTTTTATTTGTTCATCTGTAGAATTATATATTTCTATTGTGTTTCCAAATCGAACTCCTTTATATAATGAACTAAGACTTAATGTTAATTTACCAACATCAGTTCTTTTTCTTATACATAATTTAACATTAAAAACTTCGTGTGTTTCAATTGGATATAATTCTGAAGGATTAATAGATGTCATAAATATTTCATTTGGGGTGATAGACATTAATATATACTTATCACATACGTTTTCTTTAAACGTCTCATATTGAAATGTATTATTGTTTGTTCCAACTGTTGCAGTTTTAATTTCAGTCCTAACCGTTGTATTAGATTGTAATGGGTATATTTTCATATCGTAAATACCATCACCTTTATTTGTGTTTCTATCTCCATCGTATTCAACAGTAAACGTTTTGGGGTAATTTTTAACGATTGATTCAACCATTAATTCCCCTACTTTTCCTACTGCATCTGAATTACCTAAACTTTTTATTTTTTCGTTTTTAGACCCTACCCATTTATTGCTGGTTTTAATTTTTTCAATTGATTCTAATAAAACATTACTACAACTATTATTTTTCGATGGTGTGTCTTGTTCAATTATTTTTATTTGTTTTTCAATTTTTTGATTGTAAATCATTATATCCTCATCAGTTATTGTAATATTTGCCATTTTATTTTTATTTTATTCTATTTTCTTCAAAAAACTCAATTATTGAATTTAGGCACCACACCGCTCCCGATGTAAAAACAGCATCAGCAAAAAGATTCCAAAATAAATTTGTTTGGAAATAGTGATTACATAAACCACCTAACGCAAGTGACATTACCCAACCTAAGTGAAAACCCAAACATAGGGGACATGTCATAAGTTTATAAAAGAAAGAAGATTTAGTTTTTACCCATTCTCTCAAGTCTTCAAAGATTGTCGACCAAGAAATTATACACATACATCCGTAAGCGGCAAGGACCCAAAATAACATTATCATAATCATTAAATTTTTTATTATTATAAATTAAAATAACCCCCATATTAATTAAAATACAGGGGTTATTCTATATTAAAAGTTTGTATCTAAAATGTACACACCATCAATTAGGTTGTACACTTCAACATCTTCTCTTTTAAATGATCTCCATTCTTCAGGTTCACCTGTGGTAATCCATTTGGTTTGGAAATTTGCAACATGACATTTAGCGGGATTTGCAAATGTTTCAGGTCTAATTAAAATAACCTGAGAAAAATCCACATTAGTTCTAATGTAAATATTTTTATCCCATCCTTGGTTTTTTTCGGGATTCCAATATTTGGATTTCCTCCACCAAGGGATGTTTACGGTTTTAAAACCTAAACCGCTTTTGTTATTGAGGCCCTTGTTTTCATCTGAGAAGAAATCACCAGTCCAATTTTTGGAATGTTCGATTTCTATTCCCCAAATAGGGTCTTCTTTGTACAATAAATCAATACCGTACTTATTTGGATTTGCAATCATTTCAAGTTCTAATGTTTCCATTGAGAATTTAATTATTGCATTTCTTGATGAGGAATCATCGAAACCTCCCGTGTTGTAGACTCTTGGTCTACCTGTAGCCATTGTTGACATAAGATTCATTTTTTTATATCATTTATTTATCATTTCTGATTATAATAAAGTATAAAGAAATTATCTCGTAAAAAAAAGTAAGTTGCCGGAAATATTTTATTCATCATACAGTGATCCTAAGTCACTATTTTTAAGGTATCTACCTTTACCTAATCCACTTAAAGATTTAGTTATTTTTTCCAAATCAGATTTTAATTTATCGTTTTCTTTCATCAACTTTTCTATCTCTTCGTTGTTGGTTATCTCTTTAATAACTTCCACAATTTTTTCAACAGGAACCTCTTTAATAACTTCTTTAGTTACGGTCTTGGTCTTACCCTTCTTTTCGACTACAACCTCTCTAATGACCTCTATTGGTACTTCTATTCTTACTTCCTTGATTACCTCTTTAATAACTTCAATAGGTACCTCTACAATTTTTTCAACTTCAACAATCACTTCCTTTATTACCTCTTTTGTGACTTCGACTATTTCTTTAGTTCTATTACCATTTGGTGTCTCACCATACTTTAACAAAGAAAACCCTCTATTGAAGGTTTCTTGTGCTAACTTATCTACATTATCTATTTTATTTAATTCACAATATTGAATAAACTCATTATCCAAGATTAACGTGCTCTTCGGTTTCATTTTCTATGTCTTTGATATCGTTTATTCTAAAGTGTAGGAACGGTTGTGTATTTTCTAAATCGTGAAATTCATATTCATTAGATTCTACATCATATACTCCATACCCATGATGTTTAACTGTCTCTCCAAAATTTTGTTGTATAAGACTACCAACCATTATTGCATGACCTCCATTTGGTAATGTGAACTGTTGTCTCTTGTGAATATCACCACATAACAATAAATCTAAATCAACAAAGTTTAATTGATCATACGCATCTTCAAACTCATAACCTAAGTCTGTCGATAACCCCATAATCGGTCCATGGAACAGTCCAACCGTTAATAAACCTTCTTGTTTTGTAAATTCAGGTCTTACGTTGTGTTGATATAATGAATAAACAACCCATTGAACGCTACCATCGGTATCAACATAATCACCACTATCTTTTAGGTATGTGATGTGTTGATTGTCTAATAATTGAACGACTGGTGTTATACTATCCATACGTTGTGTATTATTCTCCAAGAAGTCGTGATTACCTGGTATTATTACAACCTTACCAAAACGAGTTAACTCTTTTAAAAACCAACTCGTTAATAATAATTGTTCATTTGAAATATTAATTTTTTGATGTGCGATATCACCCGCAACAACAATTCTAATTTCGTTATGTGATATATTTTCATCTGCCCATTCTAAAAATTTTACACTTAATTCATTTAATAATATTTCGAATTGTTCTCTATACAAATCATGCATTTGAATTGTACGAATATGTAAATCAGCAATATGAATTATCTTTTTGACCATCTTGAAATATATTTTGATAAATCCATTTGTAGGATTGCGTTGTTAATTTGATGTGGAACTTTATATTCAACAAATGTTGCGTCGTCTTTTAATAATACAACTACATTACCTAATAATTTAGTATCGTTATATTTTGTTCCTTCCAACATCTTACGCAACAATCGACCATATAATGGTAATTGTAAATAATAATGACCTAAAGCATTATCATGATAATTGTTAAATGGTGGATATAATCTACCCGTGTAATGATGAACTTCAAAGTTCTTTGGTTGGTTTGTTTTCCAATCTGTAATAACAAATCCAAATCCATCCTTCTCTTTGTTTTGCATTAACCATACTTTATCTGGTTGTCCTGTGTATTGTTCAATTGGGTCTCCTAATACAATTTCTGTATCCAACAAGACTCCACCACGTTCTAACATTAAATCAAGAAATTGTTTTCCTGCAATAATCATGTTATCACTCTTACGTTGTTGTTCTTCATTAATTTCAAATATTGGTTGTCTAACTTCTTTGTAGTTATCGAAACGACCAATTAATTCAGATTCTAATTCAAAGTGAACACGGCTACCCATATTAGTTGATAAATCACCAGCTTGTTTCCATTCGGCAAGTAATTGTGCTTGACCTTCAGGATCTCCTTTAGACATCTTAAGTGCCATACCGTCAGCATCAAATGGTTTATGAAATTTCTTTACAATTTTTGATACTGACGGGAAGTTCTTTTTAATTTCACCATCAACATCTTTCATATAGTAGATGTGTTCTTCTTCTATAAATGTTAATTCTAATTCTTGTCTTCTTTTTTCTAATAAGTCATTTATCTCTAATGAGATGTCTTTTAAATTCATTCTAATCTATTTGTTTCATTTTATATTCACTTAAGTTTCCCTGTAAATCGGCAATATCTTTATCCCCTTCTAATCTTATACTCCACACTTTCCCCATTAGTTTTCCACAATTCAATCTATGGTATAATCTTTCTTGATCATTCCACGCATCAGGATCTAGTACTATAACTATTTTTTTTGCATTATTGTAGAGTTTCATAAATAAATGTTCACTCATAAACTTTCCCAACATTGGAATTGCATTGGGAATAAAGATGCTATCAAACGCACCTTCCACAATGTATATTGGTTCATCCCAATTAATTAAATGCTCATTGAAAATAATAATCTCCTTTTGTGCTTCGGGGTTCATGTATTTTCTCTTTGTCTTTTGTAAATAAGAACGAGCAATGAAATACGTTAATCTTTTATTCTCATCATAGGATGGAATTATAATTCTACTCTCATATGGTCCACTATAACAAAATCCAATATTATAAATTTGTAACATCAAATCAGTGATGTTTCTTTTTTTAATGTAATTGTATGCCTGCTTGTATTGTGGGGTCATCTTTAAACCCATACTAGCATCTTTAAATGGAATAAACTCTTTAGGTAATTTTACAGGTTTGTATGTTCTTGCAGCAATCTCCTCATCATCTTCAGGTTTTAATAAAAGATATTTCTTTAATTGTTTTGGATTACCAAACTTCTTAATTAACTTATAGATTGATCCGTGGGTATTATGTGTCTCAGCACATACCCAACATTTATAAACACCATATTTGTAATTGATTTCAAGGTTTCCCTTACCGTCTCCTTTATCTAATCCTTTAATTTCATGTGAACACACAGGACAATCAAAGGACACTTGGTACCTATAATCATTATGATTTTTATAGTCACCAAATATATCTTCTAAAATATCAAATACGGCAGAATAGTCTACTTCTTGGGTGTTCATGATTATAATATAATAAAAAAGTATGATAAAAAAAAATGGGAGCCGGACACCACGCCGACTCCCTCCAACCAAACTTGTATTTCTACAAGTCCCGTCCTAATATAAATATATCTTTTACAGCTCGTAAAGTAAAACTTTAGTTGCCGAATATTTTAAGATGTTTGTTTGTTCATGTTAACATAACCAATAACGCAACATGCCGCATCGGCCATGTCATAATTTTCTTTTTTAAGATTACCCGTTTTACCGTATAACCAATTGATATCAGGACATACATTATTAACGTGTTCCCAAATGACGTGTTTCTTATCAATATCTCTTGGGTATCCACCAAATAAAACGTTACGTCCTTTATCATTTGGACCAACCAAATCAGGGAAAGCAAATTTTCTTGAGTTATACGTGGAAATAAATGTTGGTAATACTCCTAGCACATCATAACAGTTCTTAAGTATCAATGTATTATAACGTAATAATGTTCCTATAGTATAAATGTTATTTGACTGCAACAATGGTTCTTCAATAATAACACGAAGAATTCCCATGTCTTTATAACTTTCCAAATGTTTTTTAAATGCGTCGGCCTTTTTAATTAATTCCTCAATCTTATCTTCTGGTTGTGGTTTAATTTTTGGTGAAAAATGTGTTAGTTCTAATAATTTAGAACCCGTCATATCAAATAAAGCAAAGCCGATCGTCTTCGTGGAAATATCAAGACCGAGAATCTTTGGTTTGTTTTTGAAATTAATATCTATACTCATAGAGTAAAAATTAAATCAAATTAACTGAATAGTAAAGCTTTAGAAATCTAATTTAATTGCGAAAACTTGAGTTCCTGTTCTTTTAATTGGTGTAGATGTTTTAGCAATCACTAACGGTTCTTTTAATGAATCTAATAATGCGACTTCGGTAATATATGTGGGAGTTGTTCCGGTTGTTGGATATGTTGGGTTTTGTGATGTTAAGAATTGAGTAGATGGTAAGTTTATTAACATATTCATTTCTTCAATATCGGTTGCTCTTACTAATCTAATACTGCCAGGGAACGGTTGTTCGTCACCAAATTGTGGTTGTGTTGTTGATCCCGTTGTATTCCACAAATAATCAGTTGTTACATCTGACATATGGTCTTCTAAATCAAAAGACGTTCCACCAGTGTAATCACTTTTTGTAATTGTAAACGTATAGTTAACCAAATTTGTTGGATCAATATATCCACTAGTATATCCTGATATCTTTGATGTTATATCAATTTTTATCCATTTGGAAGTAGTTGGTGTTGTTCCTGTTTGTACTAAGGCGTAAAATTTATTAGCAATAAATCCGTCTTTAATACCGCTTGGGGTAGTGTACATATTTGGAAATGCTCCTGTATTAAATTTAAATGTTAATTGTGAAGGGGTTCCGTTCCCTGTTATTTTATTAAAATAATTGCATGGTAATGCATTTAATGTAGATCCACTAGTACTTGTATCTCCAAACATATATGTAAACCAAACAGTATCTCCTGTGGTTGGTAGTAAGGAATTAATTGCCGTTCCGTCACTTGGTACCGATCCCAATTTAGGTGATGGTAATGTATATCGTCTATTAGATCTATAATCTAACATCGCCACCAACTCTTGATCGTCGAATACAACTATTTTGTTATTAATAAAAACTTTACCTACTTTATTAGTTTGTTCGTCTAACAAATATCTAAATTTTAATTCAAATCTAGACCCTGTTGTTCCTGAAAATGGTTTAATGTAATAATCAACAGTGTCCATTGTAAATAACGCACCTAATGTTATTCCTGTATTTCTATGATAATTAATAAATGGTATGTAAATTTCAAAATAGTCACTATCAGTTTTATTATAGTCTCTATCATCTGTATCTAAATCACCAAATAATGTAATACTTTCACCTGTAGTTCCCGTTAATGAACTTATATAATCATCATATTTAAAAAATCTTTCAGGATCATTTGTAACATCTCCAAGTTCAGAATAATGTATAATTGCAATACACCTTTGTTCTGACGGTAAAACTTCAACTAATTCATCGAATGAATTTTTAAATGTAGTTCCTGTTATAGTTGTTCCTACAAAATTTGTAAATGTTTGTCCTGATTTTGTATATCCTAATAATTGTTTTGTTGAAACATATTGATTACTATTATAACCACTTAAACTTTCATCTAAATCATTTGTTGGGTAATCTGCCCCGATTGGTTTGTCCGACCATACTGTATTTAATCTCCATGAATTAAGTTGTTGTGTATAATCAATTGGGTTAAATATGTCAGTTGTTGGTGATTCGTCGAAATATTCATTTAATACTACTTGTACATTACCTGTTAGTCCTGTTAAATTAGGGAGTTTACGATCTAGTGTTAATGTATTATCTGTTTTTGATACTACCTTATAGATCATACTATTTGTTTGTCCCGTAATTGTTGTACTTGAAAAACCATCTAAAACTACTGTTATAAAATCATTTGGTTTAAAATTCGTACCATCCACCACAACCAGACTTGTTGTTCCACTTAGTTTACTATATGTTAATGGTTGTGGTGTTGTTTTTACTGTTGGTGCGGTTGAATACATAGATACAAATCCAGCACTACCCATTTCATTTCTTAAAGTTGTAGTTGAACTATTACTAATTGGTGTTCCGTATGTTGTTGAAGTTAGGGTATCACTACCTAAAGAATACGGATATTTAACACCTGATTCATTATCAAATGGAGCAAAAACTTTTTGTTGTCCTGTTGTTCCTGTTAAACCACTAAAAATTGTATCGTAATCAAATTCAGAATCTCCTATTTGAAAGAATTCAATATTGAAAGTACCTTTGGCAATAGCCTTTCTACCCTCGTTTGTTATTCGGGCCGTTAAATATTCCGCGTGATTACTGTTTAAAAAACTCATATGTTATAAATATCTTTATTTTATTTTAATCACAAGGACAAGTTACGTTTGTAAATGATGAGAAGTATATTGCTGATGGATAGTTTGTTGCCATATAAGCACTATCTTTATTCGTGTCTATTCTTGAACAACATTCACTATTTATCGTCACAAAACTTAAATTACCCGCACTATAATCTACATAATATATTGCTGTTAAATCACATCTCTCATACACATCATATGTTTGCGGTGTAGGAGTTGGTGGTAAAGGGGTTGAAGTTGGTGGTGCTCCTGAACAAGCTGTACAAGCTGTTTGTGCTGTTCCTGTTTGTGCCGAACCATCTCTCATAAATTCTCTTTCATCCGTACCATCAGAAACCCAAAACGTGTCATTAACTATCATATCACCATATACGTTACCATACATTGTGGAAGATAAACCTTTTACTTTTGTTAAATTACATAAAGACGTACCTACAACCGTAATATTAACATTACTATATTCACCACCAGTACATGCTGTTGGTCCGTTAACTAAACTAACATAACCACTAAACGTAGTTTCAAATGGAGTTGGTTGTGGTGTTGCAGTTGCCGGTAAAGGAGTTGGTGTTGTAGGACAACTACAAGATGTTGCACTATAATTTATAAATGAAATAGTTGCACCAACTTGGGATAATGAACCATATTGCAAACAATCGTTTATTACTTGTGGTCCAATACCAAATGTTAAATAAATTGTCTCACCGCAACAATCAATATATCTAATATCACCAGCACTATCAACTTCAAATCCTACAGATATTACACACTCAGGTGTTGGGGTTGGGGTTACAGTTGCCGGTAATGGGGTTACAGTTGCCGGTAATGGGGTTACAGTTGCTGGTAATGGGGTTACAGTTGCTGGTAATGGGGTTACAGTTGCTGGTAATGGGGTTACTGTTGCCGGTAATGGTGTTACTGTTGGTGTATTTGTGGGAGTTGCCGTTGGTACAACTGTTGGTGTGGGAGTTGGTGTGGGAGTTGGTGTAGTCGGCATTCTTATTGTTAAATTATTATAATCAACACATTCAACACATATAACAGGGTCACCATCTTTTCCATTAAATTCTGATGGTACCACTCTAATTGTTTTTATTCCCTCCGGAACAACTACATATGTACCATTTAAACTTGATCTTGGAATATTGGAATATCCAACTAAAGGAAAATATTTTGACGAGTCAGATCCTGAAAGGGATCCTGTACATAAAGATCCTGAATTATTAGTACAATCATCTAAACTACCTGTACAAGCATATAAATCAACATTTAATATTGATACACCTAAAGTAAATCCTGTTAATCGTATTGTATATGACATATTTCTATAAATAGTATTATATACAATTTAAACAAAAAACCCCTTAAAATAAAGGGGTTTTAATATTGTTTTGTTTTTAAATTTTATGTTGAGCAAACATTAATGTTCGTTACAAATCCACTTGCTGAAATTTGTCCTGTATATGTTGCAAATCCACCGGTTCTATAATAAGCGTGATATTCATCCTCTCCACCATAACCACTTGTTAAACCAGCATCAGTAAAGAATTGTTCTACATTGGCTGCATTATTTGTTGCTGCAAATACTTCAGTTAAGGGACTTTGAGGTTCTCCACCACTACCAGTAATAGCAGCACAAGCCTGTCCAATATTCGATTGTGTAACTGATGTTCCTAATTGATATGAATATGATGTTACTACAGGTGTTGGACTCGGAGTAGGTGTTGGGGTTGCGGTTTCCGGCGGCCACGGGATTGTATTAGTACAAGTACCTGTACTTGCAATTGTTCCCCCTGTTATAGCATCATTAATACCGGTAATTGTATGACCTGTTGTTAATTGGGCTTTTGTAATACCAGAGGCTAATTCTGATACAACGTTAGCATTTGTTGTTCCTGAAATATTAAACGGACCCGCCGAAGTTCCTGACGATCCCGATGTTAATGTAAATGTTACTGTCATATTATTTGTTTCTTTTTATAAATATCTGTTTATTTTGTTTTATTTTATTAAGGTGCTTCTGCACAGAATGATTTATTGGATACTATTCCGGTATACGAAATGTTTCCTGAATATGGTGTGGCTCCTACACTATTTAAAGAAAACGCATGTGTTTCGTTCTCACCAGTATAAGTAGTTACTAAATTAGGATCTAAAAAGAATTGTTCTACATTAAATGGTTGATCTGCTGTTGCATATACTGTAGTGTAGAAATCCATACCGAAATTATCACAAGCCATACTCGATGATGTATAAGATGGTCCTAATTGATAAGCATATGATGTTGCAGGTGGTGGTGTATTAGTTGGTGTTGGTGTTGCCTCCTCCGGTACAGGTGTTGCTGTTGCTGGTAATGGTGTTGCGGGTATTGGTGTTGCTGTTGCTGGTAATGGTGTCGCCGTTGCCGGTACAGGTGTTGCCGTTGCAGGTAATGGCGTTGGTGTTGGACAACTTACACAACCCTCTTGTGGATAAGCTCTATTTGTTGATCCCGATTTTTGATAATATCTTGATTGTCCGAATCCTTCACTTAACCAAAAATACCCGTTTGGATCGATTTCTGCTTGAATAATACCACCTTCTATATAACTATTTGCGTCACACATTGTTCCATAAAATCCATTAAATTGGTATGCAAAATATGGTGTAAAACTTCCACCATTACATGCATCATAACCACTATCTAAACTAATATAAGCGGTAAACGATGTTGCAGGTATTGGTGTTGCTGTTGCTGGTAATGGTGTCACAGTTGCTGGTAATGGTGTCACAGTTGCTGGTAATGGTGTCACAGTTGCTGGTAATGGTGTTGGTGTATTAGTTGCAGGTTGAGCACATAATGAACTACAACTTGTAACACCTAATGCAAACATAGTTGTTAATAAAGCAATCTGTGGAGTTGTTGAATTAACGACCTGAAATATATAACCTGTTTCAGGGTCTAATCTAAACCTTGCGTTTAACACTAATTCTATATCATTAGCAATAACAATAGTTTCAACATATTCACAACTACCATTTTGTAAACATTGATATCTATCCGCCTCATAATAGAAATTAGGGTCAGGTGTTGGTGTTACTGTTGGTACATTAGTTGGTATATTGGTTGGTATATTGGTTGGTATATTGGTTGGTACGTTAGTTGGTATATTGGTTGGTTCTGGTGTATTAGTTGGAACCGCCGTTGGTATTGCCGTTGGTACGTTAGTTGGTACATTAGTTGGTATATTGGTTGGTATATTGGTTGGTACTGCTGTTGGTACGTTAGTTGGTAATGGTGTTGGTGTGCTGTAGATAACATCAACATCAACATTAAAGTTACAATCTGGCGTTGGAGTTGGAGTTGGTGTTGTAGTGTTAGTAGGTGTTGGGGTTGGTGTATTTGTTGCTGGTAATGGTGTAGGGGTTGGTGTATTTGTTGCGGATTCCGGTAATGGTGTTGGAGTATTTGTATTTGTTGGTGTAGGAGTTGGTGTACTATAGATAACATCAACATCAACATTAAAATTACAATCTGGTGTTGGAGTTGCGGTATTTGTTGGTGTTGGAGTTGCGGTATTTGTTGGTGTTGGAGTTGGGGTACTATAGATAACATCAACATCAACATTAAAATTACAATCTGGTGTTGGTGTAGGTGTTGCAGTGTTAGTAGGTGTAGGAGTTGGTGTACTATATACGACTAAGACATCAACATTAAAGTTACAATCTGGTGTTGGGGTTGGTGTTGCAGTGGATGTTGGGGTTGGTGTTGGGGTACTATAAAATATTTCTACGTCAACAGCAAACTCACAATTTGGTGTGGCTGTTGGGGTTGGTGTTGGAGTTGGAGTGCTAGTAACAACTAAAACATCGACTAAGAAATTACAATTTGGTGTTGGGGTTGGAGTAGGTGTTGGGGTGCTAGTAACAACTAAAACATCGACTAAGAAATTACAATTTGGTGTTGGGGTTGGAGTAGGTGTATTTGTTGCAGGTGATGCAGTTACTGTTGGTGTTGGGGTGGAAGGTAATGGTGTTGCAGTTGCAGGTAATGGTGTTGGTGTTGGTGAAGGAGTTGTGGTAGGTGTTGCGGTTGGTGTTGGTGTGTTTGTTGGAGTTGGTGTTGGTCCTGGCTCATATATCGCTAATCCTCCACTAAATCTACAATCTTTTACATCATTTTGACCAATTGACACATATCCATAATCTAAATAATTTTTTACTGTACAATCATTTGGGCCATATTTGTAAGACGTAAATTTAATTTTTTCACGTCCTTCATTATCTATGAAAATTTCATATGATAGTATTTTTTGTTTTGTTGTTCCCGTAATTGATGAATTACCAATTTCAGTTCCATATTGTGTATTTTTACCTTCTCCATCTATAGTTGATCCAGAATAGGTGTTAATATATGTAATTGTATTTTGTATCGCCCTTTTCCACAATATTTTTAATTGTGTGTCGTATGATAAATCATTATAATCTACAAGATCATTAGTGGTACCTCCACTATATAAATTAATACTAACACCATCCGTTGTTATAGTATTGTCATTATTAATTATTGTTGTTCCAGTTAATGAGGTGGCACCACTTATTAAAACATATGTACATCCCGTTACATTTGTATTCCAAGTATCTGTCTTCCAAGTACCTGTAGTTTCATAAAGACGAGTATATATTGTACCTGATGTTGGATTACTTGTATTATTGTTTGAACTTTTTAATACTCTAAAATTAATACTTTCTGAATCGTAAATAGTATGGGTTGAACCAGATGATATAATTTCATCAAACGAATCTTTATTTAATGCAGATATATTACCTGGATCTGTCATACCAGAATAAACTTTACCGTCAATTTCAAATACCGGATAAAGTTTAACATAACCGTCAAATTTCGTTTCTCCAGATTCATCATTTTCAATACTAAATCCAAGCTCATTGTCCGCCTGTTTTATTAAATAACCAAAATAACTTGTATATCCTGTTGGTATTTCTAAATCAAAATTAATATGGTCTTCCGTTTCTGTAGGTTGGCATCCATATCTATATTGATATTTTGATCTACCAAAAATATTATTTGAAATTAAATTACCTCCAGTCCATAAAGTTGTTGCAGGAATAATTTGATCAATAACACTTGTCCAATAAGGACTCATTTTTTCAATAAACAAATTAACATCGGGAAAACTATATGGTGTGAAATCTGTATGTGATATGTAATCTTGATAGATGTCCTCTAATGTAATATAATTCTTCTTATATTTTATTAAATTAGAATTTTTAATTTGTTGATGTATCATTAAATCAACATACTCAGCAAATGTTACTCCTGTTTGTGGTGTTAAACTATTTGTACCGAATGTTGTACCTGTTGTACCAAAGTCTCTTGATTTACGATATATGTCATAATCAACCGCTTGTGCTGACGATAAATAAACTTCAATATTTTTTCTATTTAATAATAAACCAGAATTATCATTAAGATTTTCTGTTTGATTGTTATCGATAATATTTTTTAATTTATATCCTGAGTCTAATCCTGGCAATTTTCTATAAACGTCAAAATAATCTTCACCATATGTGTATGCACTATTTTTAGTAACAATATTTTTAGTTCTTCCTGTTACCGTTGAATTATCGATATCAATCACTAATGGTGATTTATGATCTGTAGTATTATCATACCAACCAGATCCTTTTTGGAAAAAATATTCTGTTGATCCCGTAATTCCTTTAGGTAATAACGTATCTCCATTAACGGGATAATTTTCAGAATTAAATGTTGTTGTACCTGTAGTTATACCAGTATAATATCTATATGGAAGATATGTTACACCATTAATAGTTCCACCTGTTGGTAAGAATATTCCTGTTTTGTAAATTTTAGTTCCCGATATAACATCATAAATGTCACCTTTTAAATCAAATGATTTAGGTAAAGATATTACCTTGTAAACGTATTGATTAATTTTAATCATTGGTTCGGGTGCACCTAAAAATCTTAAAAAGAATTCTAAAGATTGTCTTGTACCTTTTGATTTATAAATGTAAGCCAAGTTAACTAACAACCTTCTATAAAATTCATATTCGGCATCTATTAAAGACGTTCCCGATACTAATCCAGAATATTGTTGTGATGTCTTAGTGTATAATAATTCATCTAAACCTTTCTCATCAATTAAGTTAATTGTATCTAATCCTAAAGTATTCGCTAAATTCTTTAACAATACATCGGGTACGTTATTAATACCGTCATAACTTACATTTCTCATGTAAGCAATATTATCAATATATTTTTTTACACTATCAAAACTTTGTCCATATAATTGAAATAATGATTCGGCCTTTTTATCGGGACTATCAAATTCAAACAATTGAGGTGATGTTAAAAACCTAACAAATAAGTTAGATTTATAATCATCAATTTCATCTGCTATGTTACTTAAATTTGTTAAATAACTATCATATTCTAAACCTGTAATTTTAATGTTCCAATCTTCCTTATCGGATAACGGCCAACTATAATTTACTGAAATTAATTCGGTTTTTGTTTCATCAAAACTATCTCTTGGAACTTTGAAACTTGAGGTGTACTTTGGAAAACTATCTCTATTTAATAAACTTTCCTCTAAATCATCTAAACCTTTAAAGAACTCTTCAATAACACCATCATTTGGTTTAATTAATATATTTTCAGAAAACCCCGTTAAGTTACCAAATGGTTTACCACTTACCTTTAATGAAATTATATTATCACTATTAGGTTCAATATATGAAATTACATCATAGGTTTTTCCACTTATTGAAATTAAATAATTTTTAAAAGAAGTGTAAAAATCTCTGTTTTTATTAATTGAAGGTAATATGGTATTACTTTTCGGTGTGACCATAACAATCGAAAATGGATTGTATAGTTTACTATATTCAACTTGAAACTGAGTGGTATTACTTATATTATCGTATGTAATATTATTAGCGGTAAAATTCGTTACTTTAATTAAACTATTAGAATCAATCAAAATAGCCGCCGGAAAATTATTAATTATATTAGTTGTCGCAACACCTAGTCTACTTTTTAATGATCCAAATAAAGATTTAGCGGCATCATTTTTAGAACCTTTAAATTTTATTTCTTTATTTTTACTTGCGGTACCACTCGTAGTTGTACTTGAAGTTTGTCCTTTTAAATCATCTAATGTTAAAAAATTAGAAAACGGATTTGTTTTAAAATTCTTTGTATCTCTTTGTATTACCTCACTATCTAACGCAAAGTTCGTATTAGTCAACTGACCGGTACCCGTGGTAATTTGATTACCAACTAGGTTGTCACTGAATGTATCGGCACCACTTGCAGCTTGACTTGGAATTTTACGTAATTTTGCCATTAGATATTAGTGATTGTATCAAAGTTTAAAGTTTCATCAATATCATTACGGTTTTCTCTAACCTCATATAGAGTTTCGTTAAAGTCGTCTTTAATTTCAAATAAGTTATATTGTTTATAGATGTTATTATCTTTATCGTAAATTGTGTAAATACCTGGAGTAACCGCCTTAGTTTGATTACCGTAAAGGGCATTTGCAAGTGTTGACGCATCATGTTCAACCATATCAATTTCGATAGTTGTTGGGTTCATATATGTATTTGATAAAATAACCATTTGACCTGGACTACCGATAAATGGAACCGTGTTTGGTTTATTCGATGGTGCTGACGATGGTGTAATTGTTAAAAACATAAAGTTTGTTGCACCTTCACTATATTGATATCTTACCGACTTTTGTGTTGAACTATTTAGATTCGCAGTAACAGGTGTACAATAAAAAGAAGATGTAACAATTTTATAGAAATTTGGTGTTTTTTGTTTGTTATTAGAATTTATATATTCAATCCTATATCCCACTAAACCTTGTGGTGTAAATTTATTTCTATCTTCAGACTTAACATTTGATAAATCCAAGATTAGTCCTCTTACTGATGGTAATGATGCTAAAACACCACAATCCATAATTGTTGTTCTAATTTGTTTTGGTCTGATATGAAGTGTGTATATTCCTAAATCGGGAAAATCTACCGCATTTAATTTAAGGTTATATAAACCTCCTAAAATTTCCACACCGCTTTCTCCACCGGTATTTCCGTTGTGTAAAATTGGTGTTAAAACCTGATTTGGTGTTAACTTTTTTAAGGTTGTTATTGACGTCGAGATTCTATTTGGTGCATAATGATATAGAATTTCTACATCATCAGGTGATATATCCGCCGGTCTAACTATTCCATATGATCCTACTGCCATATTCTTTTATTATAAATATAAATCTTATTGTTTTTTAACTTTAAAAAATCCATTTCCATAAACATCTAACTCACTCATGTTGTCAATTTCACCCAATCTTAGGTTAACCTCCATGACACCTTGACGTCCTCTTTCCACAAAAATGTCAGAATATACTGTTGGGTCATCTATAAAACCTAAAAAATGTTCGTTTCTTGTTAACATATGATTTATTACGTATTCTGTGTCATATTGAGTTGTGTTTCCGATTGTTGTAAGGTATGGAACGGTGTTTATTGTATTTCCCGTTATTTCATATGTGTAACCACTAGTTGGTCCAAATCTATAGTTTGGAACACTACCCGTGATCATTGTATATCCATCTGCTAAGTCCATATAATATAAACTTCCGCTGTCATTAGGTAAAGTGTAACCAGAGTATAGTGAACCTGAAAATAAACCTGTTGTGTAAGATGATGTACTCACGGTACTTTCACCATATTTTCGTAATTCACCTATTCTACTAATACCTATTGCCATAAATTTAAATGGCTTGGTGGGTGTTGCAGTATATCCTGTGTTAGAATAATCATAATCATTTAAATAATTTTGATAGTTACTTCCTGTGTAATAAATGTTACCAGGTAGGGTAAAACCGGTGGAGGTTCCTAATACATTATCTATTGTAACACCTGTTGATATTGTTATATTTTTTATTATTTTTTCTTTATTCCAAGGAGAATCTAATGATAATGTTAATGTATAACTACCCGTTGTATTTCCCGTTACCGTTGGATATGTGTGTCCCGAATTTGGGAAATTAGAATATAATACTCCACTATTAACAGTTAACCCTGATGTATATCCATCTCCCCAATCAATTGTAAATTCTTGATCAACAATTTTTCTTAATTTATTTGGGTTTACCGTATTATAAACCGTAACAACTGAACCTGATTGTTTATAAGTAAAATTTATTAATTGTTCGACCTGTTCAATATTACCATCAAAGGATGACATTACACCCATTTCATCCGCACTTGCTTCAAGTGCAATTGGTACTACATATTCATAACCCGTAAATCCCGTATATAAATTCCAATTATCTCCATCCCATTTATAATATTTCCCCTTTGTATTATTAATTGCAGTTTGTTCAACTTCTTTCCAATATACACTACCAGATGGTATGTTATTTAAATTACTACCTGTTAATGATTGATACGTTTTACCACTATAAAATAAAACAACGCTTCCTGTGTATGTAATATCGGGATACCATTTTATGTCACGTACCAAATGTAAACTACCTGTCTCATTTGAAGATGGTACCATACCATCTATTGGGACTGATGCGCTATACCAAGATTTCCAATCATTTATTTCTGTATCAAACCAAAAAGTACCAGTTTCTGAATGTAAATTAACATCAGGTATTTGTCTTTTTAATATGGTATATTCGTTCTTTTTCATTTTATTATATTACATCAAATGTTATACTTGCATATTTTCCATTATCATATGAACTTGTTATTGTGAAATTATAAACTCCTTCACCCAATGTTACATATTGTGTACTGTCAGGTGCTGTTAAAGCTGGCGATGTGGCATTTAAAAATATATCACCAGCAACAAAACCACTATTCGAACCACCACTTGTTGTTCCACCAAAAACATTTAAAGTAACTTTTACACTATAACTAGCATATACTGTTAACGTTCCTACCGCATAACCATTATTAGAATATCCTGCATTTGTTGATCCTGTCACACTATATGGTAAAGGAGTTGGTGTATTTGTTGGTGGTAAAGGAGTTGGTGTTGCGGTTATTGGTCCTGCTGTTGGGGTTTCTGTTGGTGGTAAAGGAGTTGGTGTATTTGTTGGTGGTAAAGGAGTTGGGGTTGGGGTTGGTGCACATGATATTTCACCATAAAACACGGATGAAATTGATGCAATTACTCCTGATAATGAATTATTTTGAATACAATCATTAATTACTTGTGGTCCAATACCAAATGTCTCGATAACTTCGGTACCCTCACAATTAAAATATCTAACAGTTCCACCAAAATCAACATCAAAACTTACTGACGTTACACAAGGACTTTCTGTAGGTGTTGGGGTTATTGTAGGAATTACTGTGGCCACAGGTGTAGGTGTTGAAGTTGGGAAAGGTGTTGACGTTGGTCTAGGTGTCGCCGTAACTCCACCGATAGGTGTTGGAGTTGGGGTTGATACTGGTAATAATACTCCACCTCCTTTTTCGTAGAATGTTATACTATCAGTCGTTGTATAACCTGTGCCTATTCTACCTAACTTTGTTGTTCCCGTATATCTATATATTTGATACGTTCTTTCATAATGATCAAAATCAATTTGATAATACATATCTTTTTCTTCTGTTATATTATAACTTGTTGTTTGACCTGAATTTATAAAATCTAATATCTCACCTCTATCCGCATTGAAAAATTTTGCCGTCATGAAAAATGTATTCATTCCATGATAAAAATTTCTATTATAGGTTATTTGATTTGGTATTGTAAATGTTTGACCTGTCCAACCAATTAACGTTGTTCCTGTTGTTGGTATATTAACTTGTGTTATTTCATTATTTTCATTTGTAAATAATATAGTTTGTATTGTAGTTCCAGTTCCAAAAACATATTGATCTAATGTTGTTGTTCCGCTTAAATTTGTGTCGGTTAAAACACTCTCATTATCAAACCAAAACAAATACATGTTTTCTTTGTTTCGATAATTTGAACCCGTAAAAACAGGTACATATATGTTATACCCATAGTTACTACCTGTATGAAAATATTTTTCACCTAAGGGTAATGCTAAATTTTTAGAATTTATTAATCTTCTATTTTGTCTTGTCGGTGGCTCACATGTTAAAACATAATTTGTTATACTACCAGGTGTTTTATAAAACTCTAACCTAAAAAAACTTTCAATTGACTGTTTTGTCATCAACTGATTTTCTTGTGTTGATATACCTACAGGATTATAATCTAAAACATAATTTGG